CTGGTTTTACGACAGAAGAATTAGCTTTTGATTATTTAATGTGGAACGCTCTGGTCTCGGAGCGCCGAGCTACTCTCAACCCCGATATAGTGATCTGGTTGTCAGTTTGGGATTGTCACGATTTAGCTATGAATGTGCGTGACGACGATGAGAGGAGATTTGAGCGACGGGGTCATTATCACGGTTGGTTTGATGCTAAAAAAGGGGCAGGTCAGTGAGTATTAAGTGCTTAGTGGACATAATTCTCACTGCCCAGCCGAATCAATGTTCGAGTATGGTGCATGGGTACAAATTTACAGAGGCCGTGCTCAAGCAGCGCTCTGATGTGTTTTTCTATTGGATGGTGCCTGATTACCTGGACGAGGCTGGCATGGCCCAGTTGCCTCAGCACCCAAATATCCGATACATCAAGGTAAAAGCTCACAAAGACCGCACCAAAGAATATCTGACCTTCAACGCCGATCACGACAACTGCGTGGCCTTCAACGGCGATACCTGGGATTGGGATATCCTGGTGACGACGCGCACTGGCATGACCCCGCTGATGAAGCTGGTGATGTCATCGCCCCGGCTCAGTAAGTTCACCTGGATCAAGGAAGTCTGGCTGCTTGAAGAAATGCCCCTGATGGATTTCAAATCCTCAGTGGTTACGATTGACGCTGACGTGCAGGATCGCTTTACCATTGCTGGGCACCTTGCAGCTGATAAGGTATGGATCGTCTCATATCACGAGAAAGGCCATATCCTGCGCCGGGCTAAGGATTTCTACTCGCCGGCCATGGTCCAGAGCCTCGACAAGAAAATCAAGTCGATCTGCCCTAATTCCTTTTCGGCGTTCGATCTAAAAAAGCCAGAGCATTTCTTCGTGAAAGGCGGTGAGAAGCCTTTCTGCATTGCCTACACGGGACGCATGACCAAGACCTCGGCACGCTTGCACGAGACCAGCGACGTAATGCTACGCCAGTGGATCATGCGATCCGACGTGCGGCCGATGGTATGTACGGTCAGCACTGGCCTCAAGGTGTTCAACAAGGACTCGACCGAGGTTCATTTCGCCAATCGGGAAGAGTTTTGGAAACTGGCCCAGGAAGATATGCACGTCATCCTGATCCTCTATACCGAAGGAGGCTTCGCCCTCTCGCTATTCGAGCCCATCATGCTAGGCACCCCAGCGATCGTCGCTAAGGAGGACTGGTCGGTCGCCATGCTGCCTGATTATCCTTTCCTGGCCAAATCCACGACAGAGGCTTACGGCTACTGCAAGCGCTTCTACGACGATTACGCAGGCATGTATGAGACCTTCCGGCAATGGCACCAGGAAGTGTTCATCCCGGTGTTCAAGAAGCGGTTCGAGACGGATCTGCTGCACGACTTGATGCTGCAGGGATTGACAGACTTCGAGACGCGAGTGCCCACCCTATTCAAAGATCGGGCAGCGCCCCGGTCCACTGGAGGTATCATTAAGACGCTTATCGATGCCCTGAAAGATCGTAATGAGTTTGTGCTATTCGATCTTATTAGAGAGCTCGGGGCGTCTGGTGAGTTTAAGATGTTGGCCCAGAAGACCGTAGACCATGATCGAGATCGCAGGGGCCTGGTCTGGAGCTCCCCCTGGCCGGATATAAGAATGATTCTCAAGGTGTTCTACGGCTGGGAAGACGCCTCGACTGTCACCGGCCACATGAAACGAAAAGCTGCCTAGATAACCACAAGACCATGGAGGGTCTAAATGCTGGTAGGGATCATCGGTCCGAAAGAGTCTGGTAAGTCCACGTTGGCCCTGCAGCTGTGTGAGCACCAGGGCTTTAAGCGTATGCGCTTTGCTGACACTCTCAAGGAAATGCTGGTTTGTTTCTTTCGGGGCCAGGGCTGCCCCGAGACCAGAGCCTGGGATATGGTCGACGGCGAGCTCAAGGAAGTCGAAACTCCTTACCTAGAAGGCCGCACGCCTCGCTGGGCAATGCAAAGCCTTGGCACCGAATGGGGCCGGCGTCTTATTGCCGATCAGCTGTGGGTAAATGTCTGGCGCCGGTCGGTCGAGAAAGCTTTAGCGGCTAACGACAAAATAGTTGTCGACGATGTGCGCTTTGCGAACGAAGCCAAAGTCATCAAAGAGCTTGGTGGAACACTTGTCCGACTGGAAAGGGACGGCTGTGTTCCGGGCACGCATGCCTCGGAGCGCGAGTACCTCACAATCGGCCCCGACTTTACGATCATGAACCCGCGCTCTGCCAATAAGACAGAAAGACTTGATCCTCACATGTCTCGACTGGAACTGCTACGACGTTTCACTGCTGGGTGCATCAAGCATCTTGGGCGGTAACCGTGAGCGCAATCGATAAGACCAAAGCGCTCAAGCGGCTTGTTGTCCCCGTCGATCAACTGGAGCCGAACCCTAATAACCCAAACAAGATGAAGCCCAGCGAGTTTAATTTGCTCGTTGATAATCTCCAACGCACTGGTCTGACCGACGCCATCCTAGTGCGCCGGCTGGGCAAAGACCGCTACCGCATTGTTGGCGGCCATCATCGCTGGGAAGCGGCCCGGTATCTCGAATTCTCCGAGGTGCCGATCTGTGTGATCGACGACCCCGACTTCGATGACGATGCCGAGACCTTCCAAGTGGTCAGGATGAACGTCATCCACGGCCGCATGGACCCGACTGCCTTTACCGCCCTCTACGAGCAGATGAGCGGTAAATACACTGAGGAGATGCTGCAGGATTTGTTCGGCTTCGCGGAAGAGGCCGAGCTTAGAAAGCTGATCAAGTCGACTGCCAAGGGCCTTCCCCCGGAGATGAAGCAGGCGTTCCAGGAAGCATCCGGGGAAATCAAGACTATCGACGACCTGGCCAAACTGCTGAACAGGCTATTTACCACGCACGGCGACAGCCTTCCCTACAACTATCTTTTTCTTGACCACGGTGGAAAAGAGAGCATCTGGCTGCGTATCAATAAGTCGACGCTAGATGCTTGTTTTCTGATTGGAAATATTTGTCGAGACCGCAAACGCACCATGGACGACCTGGTAGGCTTTGTTCTGCAATCGATTGCAAAGGGCGAGCAGAACGACCTCCTCGACATGGCCCAGAAAGTTACCAAGGAAGTTGTAATCCCAGCAGGTATGCCTGTGTTGCCCACTAAGGACAACATCAAGGCAGTGATGTCGATCTGATGTCGACCGAGGCTTACGCACCGCTCAAAGCCTTGGGCGAACAACGGATGTCCGATCTCACCGATCTAATGGTGACGGGGCAGTCGATCTCGTCGCTCGTGCGCGTGCTGCATGAGGAATGGTGTGTCTGCCTCGACATGAAAGCCGCAGCTCTGCACAAGATGCTGCAGCGCTACCGCAAGAATGTCGTCGAGCCAACTGAGCGGGAAAGAATTTCCCAGGCCCTGGTAGCCAAGAGACTGCCAGAAGTAAGGCTCACGTTAAACGCCCTGCACGAGCTCGAAGCCACCATCATGGTGCAGCAGGAGCGTATCCAAAAAGCCTTGAACACTGAAAATAAGATGCAGGGCCTCTTACTCAAAGATACCCGTGAGGAGATACGCCTATTAAAAGATTTGTTGCATGAACTAGCGATGGTGCAGCTTGAGACCGGCGTGATGAAGCGTGCCACCAAGACTTTCCAGGGCACTTTCCTCAACCCCGATGGCACCCTCTCGGCCGTGCAATGGACCGAGAAAACCGAAGAGGCGCTCCAGTTCCTGGAGCAGGATTTGCTTGAACTCGCCGCACCAGCAGATTGACGTGCTCCGGCAGAAGCTGGAAGCCTGTCGTATCGTCTTAGAGCAGTACACCCTGTCTGGGCCGATAGTGCTGCAATACGGCCTTACCATGAAGGACGTGCGCGAGCGCGTGTCCTACTACGTCCGCATGATTAAGCACTTCCAGGGTATTGAAAGCCCAGAGAAGTATCTATGCCTCCCCGTAGACGCCGACACCTTTCTCATGGCTCCGGAGCTGGGCAACCATAGCGAGTCTGTATATCCCGAAGTGCGCAGGTGTTTCGCCGAGTTGAATTCTGGGCAGTATGTAGAGGGTGTGTTCACCGGAGGCATCGGGTCAGGTAAAACTCAGATCTCACTATGGACACAAGAGTTTCAGCTTTACTTGCTGTCTTGCTTGAAGAACCCACACAGGGAATTCAACCTAGACCCGTCCAGTGAGATTATGTTCGTGTTCCAGAACCTCTCTGGGAAGCTGGCTAAGGTTGTCGACTTTGACAGGTTCAAAGCCTCCGTAGAGCAGATTGCCTATTTCAAACTGCATTTCCCGTTCGACCCTAATTTAACTTCAGAGTTAAGATTTCCAAGACGAATTATAATAAAACCTCTTACTGGTGATGTAGGTGCAGCTATTGGTCAAAACATTTTTGGCGGGATTATCGATGAGGTGGATTTTATGGCCATCGTCGAGAAGTCCAAACAATCAACAGACGGTGGTGAATTTGACCAAGCTAAGGAAATGTATGATTCTATTGTTAGAAGGCGCAAATCTCGCTTCTTAATTAATGGCAAGATGCTTGGTATGCTTTGCCTTGTTTCTTCTAAAAGGTATCCGGGGGCTTTCACAGATAGAAAGGAGCTGGAGGCCAAGACTGATAATACGATCTATGTTTACAACAAGCGTGTCTGGGAGATTAAACCGCCTGGCACTTATTCCGGCGAATGGTTCTATGTTTACATTGGCACTGATAGTCAGAAGCCCCGCATACTCCAAGATGGAGAAGACGTAAGTGGCCTCAACCCAGATTTAATTAGGCCGATACCTGTAGAGCTTCGCACTGAGTTCAACCGCGATCTCCTGTCGGCTCTGCGGGACATCGCGGGCGTAGCCACCCTGGCGCTGCACCCGTTCATTCTCGATCGTGATGCTTTAGGCCGGGCTTTTGGCCGCTGCATCTCGATCTTGTCTTCTGAGACGTGTGATTTCACGACCTCGCAACTGAAGATTTTCCCGCGTCGGTTTATCCGGCAGCAAGAGCCCCGGTGGATACACCTAGACATCGGTATCACTAAGGACAGCCTGGGCATGTCTTGTGCCTGGGTGCCGGGGTTTGTGAACATTCCCCGCACCGAAGATGAGTCAGAGCAGCTGCCACAGATCCAGTTTGATTTTGTATTGGAAGTACCGCCCCCACCTCACGGGGAAATCTCGCTAGAGCGGGTACGGTCGGTTATCTACAAATTAAGAGAGCAGGGCCTTAACATTCGATGGGTGTCTATGGACTCGTCGAACTGCCGTGACATGATGCAGATCTTGCGTAGTCGAGGTCTTACGTCTGGCTACATCTCGGTAGATGCCACATCACTGCCTTATGACCTCTGCAAGACAGCTATGTACGACGGCCGGTTGTCGGCCCCGATGCACGATAAGGCTTTGTCTGAATTCGGAAGGCTTGAGGTGGATGTCAAATCAGGGAAGATCGATCACCCGGCAGATGGTAGCAAAGATTCGAGCGACAGCATGGCAGGTTGTGTGTATGGCCTCACCATGCGCCGAGAGATTTGGCACCGCTACGGCATCCCGCCCAATGCAATTCCCCGGAGCCTGATAGCTAAGATCCAGTCAGGGCCAAGCCAAGGAGTGGCGATATGAATTTCATCTTCTGGTCCGATACCAATGAGCGTCTGTGGCAGGACGCCGTAGACGCCGCAGGCTTCGATGTACGCTATCAGGTGATCCAGTCAGGCTCACGAAACTGCGGGGTGTTTACCGGCAATCTGCCAGACAGCCTGATAGACCTCGCTAAAGAGCTGGGCGCTGACATTATAGATTAGACCAAGGAGGGTCATGTGCGTAACTACGAAGTGATCGAACGCTGCGTTCTCGCCACCATGCTAGGGTCTGTTGTAGAGAGCCTGCAGAGGCAGGGAATGACTCTGCGAGCAGATGTGCTCAAATACCTGAACACGGCTGCAGCGGCCCCGCTGGGCGCACTACGGCCCGCTGAAGTGGGTGTGCATGCCCGACACGCTGTCGATATGTCAGACGCCCTGCTGAAATCCATTAATGAAGACGATCTCCGTACCGTGCTGTTGATCGTGTGTCTCTTTATCGAGAAGCTGGTTGACGAAGGCTTGTTCGTGGATGTGCAGAATCAAGCTGTGCTGATAGCCATGCTGATTGTTACCGAAGCCAAGGAAGATGAAGGAGCGGGCTGGCCCGCCTTGCAAGACCGTCTGATGATGAGAGCCAGCAACCTGGTTTGTCGAGCCCAGTTGCTGGGGTACTTTACTCAGCTAACCATGAAGCCAATCCTGCATTAGTCGCTATTTAATTGACCTCTGCACGGGGCCAGGTACTTTAACCCGTACCAAATTCCTACACCAATGAGGGTGTCGTGCAGAAGTCAGCTCTCGAAGTTCACGGCCTGTTAAAAGCCAAGGGCGGCAAAGTCCAGGCTTGGGTGCAACTCGCGCCTGGTCATGGGTTGTTCGTGTATGTGGAAAAAGGACATCTGGCCGATGGGCTCAAGATGTTCAGTTCCGCCCTCAAGATCGAAGTGGCCGAAATGGAAGACGGCACCCCGATGCTGGGAGGGCCGGCAGCATGATCAAACTCTCCGATATCGTGCGCTTTTCCAAAGATTTGAACGCATACGACTACATTACAGAAAAAGGCGAAGAGGCTGCTATAGCCAGGCTAGGAGGTAAGGGCCAGGGCTTGGTCGCCATGACCCTGTTAGGCATCCGCGTTCCCCCAGGCTTTATCATCGGGACGGACTGGTGCAATCAATTTCAGCAAGATCCAGAGGGGGTGATGGAGGCGGCGAAAGCCGATCTGCCGGCCCATCGTAGTTGGATGCAGCTGAGCAGCGTAGCTGGCAAGGATCATCTGGTTTCGGTTCGGTCAGGCGCCCCGGTGTCAATGCCAGGAATGATGGACACCATCCTTAATGTCGGTCTCACCAAAGAGACTATGGGTATCTGGGAGAAGAAGCTGGGCCGGCGCACGATGCTCGACTGCTACCGGCGACTGATCTCGATGCTGGGCACTACGGCTTACGATATTCCGGCCGATCGCTTTGCTATGATCCTGGACAAGATGAAAAACCAGGAGGCTGTAAATAGTGACAAGGATTTAAATGCTAATGCGCTGGAAGCTATAATAGCCGAGAGCCTGGTGTTGTTCAAAGCCAGCACCGGCAAGGATTTCCCCGATACGGTCGAAGAGCAACTGCTTGTTTCAATCGAGACGGTGTTCAAATCCTGGAACAGTGAAAGAGCCAAGATTTATCGTAAGCTCGAAGGCATACCAGACGACCTGGGCACTGCTGTTACCGTTCAGATGATGGCCTTCGGCAATCTTAATGAGCAGTCTGGGACAGGCGTGATGTTCTCACGGAATCCCAATACGGGAGAGAACACGCCACTGATCGAGTATCTGGACAACGCCCAGGGCGAGGATGTGGTTGCCGGTATCAGGACGCCTTATACCCCTACCGACAAGAAGATGCTGATGGAGTTGAAGAGCATCCTCTACACTCTGGAACAGATGTACCAGGACATGGTGGATGTCGAGTTCACCGTGCAGGATGGCGTGATCTACGTGCTGCAATCCCGCAAGGGAAAGCGCACGGCACGGGCGGCTGTCAAAGTGTGGCTCGACATGGATGGTAGCCTGGCTGGCTTTAAGAAGCGGGTAACGCGCAAGCAGCTGCATCAGTTGTTCAAGCCCCAGCTAGACCCGAGTTTTAAGGCGCCTCCGATGTTCGAGGCTCTCGGGGCGAGTGCTGGTTTCGCCCAGGGCGAGGCAGTGTTCTCGGCCCAGGCTGCAATCGATTGCAATGCCGCAGGCAGGCCCTGCATCCTCGTCCGCTCCGAGACTTCTCCTGACGATATCGGAGGCATGGAAGCAGCCAAGGGAGTGCTCACAGCGACAGGTGGCAGCACATCTCACGCGGCCGTCGTGGCGAGAGGCAGAGACAAGCCATGCGTGGTCGGCTGCACGGCCCTGACATTCCATGAAGACGGCACTGTAGACCTGGGCGACGTGCTCCGCGAGGGTGACAAGATCGCGATCGACGGCGATACTGGCAGGGTATGGCGTGACGTAGACCTGCCGGTTATATCGGCCGAAGGCAGCGAGCTTGTCGCCAAAGCTTGCGAGTCGCTGATGTACGATTTAGCCAAGCGAGGGATTGAGATAGCTAAACAAATTATCGATCCTTATGCCTCGACCTTTCTATCTTTTTCAGAAGTAGCCGCCGATGCGCTAGTGTTGTATGATCTAACATTGCCAAGTCACAAATTAGAAGACTCAGACTTAGAGTTTCTGGACAGCTGTGGAAAGACGGTTGATCTAAGCCAAGACCTGGCGACTATGGCTATAACTGCAGCTGCTTTACAGCAGGCTCCAGACAATTGTTACGCTCTGTATCCTTACCGCAAGAAGTCACCTGATTTGCCTGCCAAAAGGCGTTATGGCCCAGCCCCGGTATCGGTTGGCGAGGCTCTATTCAAAACCACGCCTTGTCAGGTAGCCATGGAGAGCATCATCGAAGTCGGTCGTTTGCAGGGTTTCCATAAGCTCCGGGCAGCCTTGAAAAAGTCGGGCACCGTAGCACCCTTGTTTCAGGTTGTGCCTTTAGAGTATGCTTTGTTTTCAGTTCTAGCCGACTAGGAGTGTCTGGTGCCTCTCATTCTCACGCTAAAGCAAGGCGAAGGTTTCACGGTCGGAGACAAGACCGTCATCGTCGACAAGATCCTGTCGGAGACGCAGTTTATCCTGCGGGTAGCTGGCGGCGAGGTTGTCGCGGTAGACGATATGAAAATGACGAAAATCGCCCCGGGAGTGAGAGTGATGTCGGGCACTCGTGGACAAAACACGCTGGCACGGGTATGTATCGAGGCTCCCTTGGATATGAAGATCCATCGGCGCCAAGGATACAGCAATGCCCATTCCGAGAGGCGACATCAATACGGACGGGCTGGGCCGCTATAGCCTGGCAGAAGGGATTGTAGAGGCTGCTAAGGCTCAGGGGCTATTCGGTAATGTTGCGGGCTTCATACTCCGCGCTGCCAGCGAGTCAGGTCCCTACAAGCACCCAGAGGGCAACAGGAGATACTTTAACTACCTGCTCGATATCCAGGGCGGCGTAGTTGTCGGGATTAAGCGTATGGACAGCGACACGCCAATGTCGCGGGCCGGTGCCAAGAAAGCAGACTTGTCTAAGGAAATCGTGGCCCAGGTGATAAAGAAGCATCTGGGCGGGTAACACCATGCAACTCCATGGAGGGAGCAAATGGGCAAGCGTAAAGAAGCCGAGCAGCGTCATGCAATTAGTTGCAACGGCAGCTTTCATCTTTGGTTTATGGGCTACAAGGTAAAGGTTGTCGGGGCACCGTTCCGCAACTTTGTCAAGGCCAAGCCGACTGTGTGCCTGCTCGAAGAAATTCCGCAATGGATGACAGCCGGCGTTCATCTGCCGATCCAGGACTTTAAGACCCCAGAGATTGGCGAGTTGGAAACCGCCCTGATCAAGTCAGCTGCCTTGATGGGAGAACATCGTGAGCTCTATGTAGGCTGTGCTGGCGGCTACGGTCGTACAGGGACGTTTCTAGCAGCCCTGGTCAAGATCGCCGACAAGCCCCCGGCTCACGCAGTGTTCTATGTGAGAGCGGTCTACCACCACAAGGCTGTTGAAACAACCGACCAGTTCAGACTGGTTGAACAATGGAAGCCCAGCTTCTGGTTCATGCTCAAGTTCAAATGGAGCTTTGTGAAAGGTGTATTCCGGTATCTCTTTACCTAAGACCGTCACTCCCATACGATCGGTTTTATAGGTAAAGGAGAGGCGTAATGTTGCCTTTTGACACTCTCGGGCATCATCGAGAGAGGCCGGTTAAAAAGAAACTCGATCTGTCATCGGTTCCGGTCGGGGCGGTTTCGAAGAAGGCCAAGGCATACACCGATAAGCCAATGGTCGAGCCCGTCCATGAAGCGGCCTGGTTCTACGTGTATAGTCAGGCCGACCAGGCGATAGCGAAGCAGTATCATCCACTGGAGCCACTGCCCCAAGACGTGCTCGATATCGTGATCGACCGCATGGACCACATGAATCGTCTGGCAACCCGGATGTTCTACTACCTGCTGGTGGTATGCACCCGCGAGGCTCGGCACGAGCATGGCACTCTTGACTATGAGTTCATGTCTCAGGAGTTCGGCCCCGAAGCCTCTACCTTTCATCAGTCGATTAAGTCGAGTGGAGAACAGGGGGCTGTTGGCAAGCTCTATAATCACCCGCCCCTGATGGGCCTGGGCGCTTATACTCGCTCTTTGCAGCACATCTTCTACAAGGGCGGTTTTAACGGAGGTTATGGAGGCCCGAAGTGGGGCAGCATAGCTGACTGCCTAGCCTCCTATGCGACCGGCCAGACCACTGGCGAGGAAATGATCGATACCGCCTTTACGCTGGAGCACAATGGCGGGGCGATGTTTAACAAGAATGTGTTCTTTAGCTTTGCTCACAGTCAAATTCATAAGATTTTGGATGTTCAGAGGTCGGGGCAAGTTCCGGCTCTGATGATGGCCCCGGTCGGTCAATATCCAAAAAAGTACATACCAGAAGGTATCCTTGAACAGATACTGAAGATGAGAAATGTCCTCGGAGAGGATTTCATCGACCGCGCTTATGTGGATTGGTACAAGGTAATGGCCTTGGGCTCTATCCATGACTATTGGGGGTACACGACTGCCCAGAAGGAAGTCCACGGCGATAGCCAGTGGGAAGCCCAGGCAGAGAAAATGAAGAACAAACCCGCGAAACAGAATGTGCCTGATTTTAATAAGATGCTCGCTACGAAAGAGCCGGCTTGGACGAAAGAAACCCATTTCATCCTGCCAGGGCAGCTCGGCGCCTTGAAGAAACTGGCGAGGGCCGCATGACCGCTACAGTCAGTCGTTTCGACGAATACCTGTTCGATAAGGACGACGATATGTCCAAGAAGAAGGGTCACAGTCACGGGTATGGTCTTAATGACTTTGGCCTGGGCAAGTGTGCCCTGTCGCATCCTGCCCTGGTGATAGGCGACCACAAGATCTGGGGCGGCTCGTGCGTGGCCCCGGCCATTACCGATTGTGATGTCTACATAGGCTTCGACCGAGGCATGGGACTGACCGCCAAGCGGTTTCCCTGGACTAGCGGCCACGAGTTCCTGTTTCCGATCCCCGACATGGGTGTGCCCGCCACTGTCCCGACTTTCAGGGCGTTGGTAAAATGGACTGCCCAGCAGCTGGAAGAAGGTTTGAAGGTGCATTGCGGCTGTATAGGAGGCCACGGCCGCACCGGCACGTTCCTAGCCGCCCTGGTCAAGGAAATGACCGGCAACGAAGACGCCATCGAATATGTGCGCGAGCACTACTGCAAGAAGGCTGTTGAGTCGAACGAGCAGATAGCCTTTCTGGTCAAGAATTTCGGCATCAAGTCGACCAAGGCCAACAAGGTATGGAGTCACAGCCCAGCCAAGTCAGCTATCAAGTGGCCAGCCCAGACAGGCAGTAGCAAGGCAGCAGCTGTAAATGCCAACAGCAACACTTTCTTCCCGATGAAGACCGGCTACACGCTATTTACTGCCGGTAAAACTTGATCCCATCGGGGATATGACTACGATACCCTCATAACAAATTTCCCATGGATGGGGCCGGTAATGATATCGTTTACTAACCTTGCAAACCTCAATCTGGAGTGCCTCACGGCCGACGCCATGCTGGCGCCTTTGGCGAAAGACCTGCAGACGCAAGGTGTGAAGCTGTCTCCGAGTGCCAAGGGTCTCGATCTGCTGAAAGACGGAAAATACGTGTACCGGGGCGTGTCGCTGCGCCCACAGACGGTTCTGGATTTCCTCGATAAGAAGCTGGGCGATCGGCAGATGTCGGTGCGGACGCTGCTGCTGCACTGGCTTAATGGTGCCAGCATGGCTGCTGAGAAGACCCCAAATGAAGCGTCTACGCTAAAGGAAGCTTGGCAAAAAGCTGCGGCTTCAGGAGGTGACATTATCCTGAAACCGCCCAGTGAAAAGATCAAGATAGAAACGATCAATGTAACCGGGGCCGGTAGTTATCCGGTTTCTAGTGACCCTTTGGAAGCCTCTATCGTTAAGCTGGCCCAGGCCACGGCGCTATATCAACGAGTACACGGTACTGGGGCTGGCACGATCTATTTTATGATCGCGGCCACTGCAGACGGCAGCTTAAAGCTGGCTGCCAGGTATCTGGCCAGCGGCAACAAGCTTACTCTCCGGGCCGAAGGTAGCATGATTAAGCATGGGGCTCGTCTGCAAGCGGCCGGGATCGACGTGAAGAAAGACTATGCTTCGGTGCATCTGCATGCCGAGAACAATCAGATGCTGGCCAGGGCTTTGGGGGCGTTCCTCTATGCCCTGGATGTAGAGTGGGCGACTCCACTGCCCCGGCTTAGCACGATTATATCGCTATGCGCTCACGGGGCTAAGTGATGTCCAAGTATAAGGTGCCAGCTGAGCTCGTGACGGTGATCCAGAGCCTCGGTGTTGGCGATATGGTAGACGGTAGACCCCTGTTCCCCGGCATCTGCGACGAGCCGGTGAAAGCAGAGCTCAGGTTTCGCGACGAAGACCAGCACCAGATGCGACTCAGCTATTTCGGGATAAAGCTCTGTACTCGTACTTACGTCGCCAAGGAATAGGCATGTCGCACACGTACCCGACCATTTCTCTCTACACTCTGGCTGATACGCTGGAATGTAAGATCGAGGTTAACAAGCAGGGCCTGGTCGAGGTAGCGCGACCCGTCCGGTTTTCGGCCCCGAAAGGTATGGCCTTTGAAGAGAAGATGATGGCGATTGGCTCATGCTTTATTCCCGATGAGAAAGTCACCTGCCTACTGCTAAAGCTTGATGTCGAGGGTGATCTAAGAGTAATCCTGGGCACGTCGTCATCGGCCACTCCGGAGACCTTCGTTTGGTTTGTTGATGCGTCGAAGTCTAAGGATTTAAGCAAGTTCGACGATCTTGAGTCTCTGCCTGATCTGTTTGGTATGGTCGGGGCCGGGTTGGTAAAGTGCTTTATGCAGAAGGGCAAGAACACGCCTTGGCACGAACGCGACCTTAATGAGTTTCTTGTGCTTTAGGAGTTAGGCTTATGGCCGCACTAAAATTAGGAACGACTTCTGAATTTATAGAGTTTGTTAGGCAAGGTACTCAGATTCATGTCTTCATTCGTGAGAAGGCGTGCCCAGAAACCAAAAACAAACCGTCTCATTGTGAATTCACGCTGGGTATGGCCGAGGCTGAGAAACTAGCAGCGTGGTTACAGAGACGAGTTTCACCACGGACGGTGATTGATGCTAACGATCTGGACTGACCAGTACGATAAGAAGGTTCTCGACCAGACAATCGGGGCTGGGTTGAAAGACCTGCCTGATGTGCCTGAGCATCGTATGCTCGCCTTGAAAGACGAGCTGTACTTACCGCAGGTAGGAGAGGTTGTTCTAGCCTGCGGTAAGAAGGCTTTGCAGCTGCTGCAGGCCCACAAGCTCGTACCGAAGAACCGGGGCTTAGAATCTCAGCGCGGTAATGCTATCCAAGCCTCGGCCGAGGGCGGTAAGTATCTAATCACGGTCGACCCCTACCTAATCAACAGCGATGCTAACATTGGTTTTGAGATAGGCTGGGACATACGCCTGGCCTGGCGTTTGCTCAAGCACGGTCATACCAGGGCGATCCTGGGCAACTATCGCTGGGTGCCAGACTTCTCCGATGCAATCAATTGCATCAAAGCCAAATTCGCCCAGACCGGAAAGCCAGTCTCTATATCCATGGATACCGAATCCATGGGCCTTTACCCATGGTATCCAGATAAGCACCTGCTCACTGTCCAGGTTACGCATACGGTTGGCATGGCCGATGTCTACAAGGTGCCAGCGGGTGGCCAGTTCCATCCTGAAGTCGCCCAGCAAATCTCCTGGCTGCTCAACAGCCCTATGGTTAAGACCAGGGGAGCTAACTTCAAACACGACCTGTTGTGGTTCTGGGTGAAGCTCAGTTTGGAATGTTCGAACTTCAGCCTCGACACGACCTTGGCAGGCAGTTTGTTAAATGAAAATCGCTCGAACAGTTTGAATACTCACGTCAAGTGGTACGACCCAGAATTGGGTGGCTACGACGATGACCTGAACAACAAGCATGATAAAGGGCACATGGAGCTCGTGCCTGACGACGAGTTATTGCCCTACGCAGGAGGCGACACGGACGGCGATCTACGAGTCTCCAATCACATGATTAAAGAACTGGGCCAAGACCAGCAGTTGTTCAAGTTTTACATCACGATCCGCCATCCTTCGGCGCGAGCCTTCGAGAAGATTGAACGTCGAGGCGTGGTGTTCGATGTTGAGAAGGCGACCAAGCTAGGCGAGGAGCTGCAAGCGACTTCGAAGGAGCTGAACAGGGAAGCACTAGATCTGCTTCCGGCTCGGCTTAAAATGAAGTACATGGACAACCTGTCGCTCACGCGACCGGCGATCCTGCGTGATTATTTCTTTACGCCTCTGGGCCTCAATCTAAAGCCTAGGGTTTACACAGCTTCTGTAGAGAACCCGCAGCCGTCTACGGCCAAGTCGCATTTGCAGATGTTTGCTGACGATCCTGCAGCTAAACGCATGTGCGAAGTCATGACCGAGATGCGGTCGTGCGATAAGATGAACAGCACGTATGTTGTCGGTTTCTTGTCTCACCTACGCCCTGATGGTTTGTTACACCCGACATATTTCCTGTTCAAGGGCGAAGCCTACGAGAACGATGACGGGGATGATGATGCGGGGGTTGTTACCAGCAGACTCTCCTGTCGCGATCCGGCTTTCCAGACAATTCCCAAGCGCTCGAAGTGGGCTAAAAAGATTAGAGCCTGTTACCCGGCCCCGCCAGGATACGTCATGTGGGCCGTAGATTATTCCCAAGGTGAGCTCAAAATTGCCGCTTGCTTGGCAAATGAAAAAACAATGATACAGGTCTACCTCGACGGATTTGATCTCCACAGCAAGACTGCTTCAGGTATTGCCGGAATGAGTGTTGAAGACTTTCTTGCATTGGAGCAAAGCAACAACTTGTTGTTTACACAGTATCGCACAGCAGGTAAGGCTGGTAACTTTGGTCTTATTTACGGAATGGGAGCAGAAGGCTATCAGGTGTATTGTTGGGCTCAGTTCGGGGTTAAGAAAACGATTGAAGAGTGCGAGAACGAGCGCAACGCCTTCTTCGCCACTTACCCGGAGCTATTGCCCTGGCACGCTAATTACAAACACATGGCCCATCAAAACGGGCATGTACGATCGCCTTTGGGTGTTGCCAGGCACCTACCTCTGATCCATAGCCGCAACGGCTATGAGCGCAGTAAGGCTGAAAGAATGGCCGTGAATTCCCCGGTGCAAGCGACTCTGTCAAATGCCCTGGAATGGTCTATTGTCCGGGTAGACCAGGAAATACCAGAGGACGACGCCTTCGTTGTCGGCATGGTTCACGACCAGATGATCGGCTACGCCAAGGCAGATAAGGTCGACAGTATCGTTCCTCAGATCATGGAGCTCTGCGAGACACTGCCGTTTGAGAAAGAGTTTGGCTGGAAGCCTCAGTTGAAATTCACGGTCGATGCCGAAATCGGCCCCGACATGGCCTCGCTCAAAAAGGTGCCCAGGCCGGAGTTCCTACTCGCAGCATAGCATAGCCAATCCGTTTCCCCTCCGTAGCCAAGGCACGGAGGCCGAACGGTGGCTGGTAGGAAAAAATTAGACCCGGTAGAGGTAGGCCGGGTTTCTGAAATCGGCCCGATGCCTGTCGAGGCAATGATACAGCGCTCGTTGCAGCCTGTTGTCTGGAGCTCTGACGAAAACAAATACGTTAAGCGCGACAAGGCCGATGTAGCTACCAGCGGCACCACGCACTCGAACGCCCTGAGCTACGAAGACGAGTTTACGGCCTTTTATACCGACCCGACTCTGCTGGGCTCTGGCGTCTCGATTATGATGCCCCCTTTCAATATGCAGCAGTTGGAAGAGCTGGCCCAGAACAACAATGCCCTGATGCCTTGCATCGACTCGATGATCGCTAACATCGACGGCACGGGCCACATCATCAAGCCGATCGACAACACCGATCCTAACAAGCGCCAGGAAACCAGCATAGGGTCGCTGAACGATTTCTTCAATGAAGTCTATCCGGGCATGTCGTTTATCGGCTTACGCAAGCTGATCCGCCGCGATCTGGAAACTGTCGGTAATGCCTTTATCGAAGTGCTTCGGACCATGGACGGCAAGATTGCTTTCATGCGTCACATCGAAGCCAAGACCATGCGTATCGTGCGGCTCGATAATGCCGTGCTCGTTGCCAAAGAGGTTATGCGTAATGGCAAGCTGGTAAAGATCAACATCAATGTGCGCGAGCGCCGGTTCGTGCAACGGGTCAATCTCAAGCTGCAGTATTTTAAGGAGTACCAGGCCAGCCGAGAGGTTAGTAAGACTACCGGGGCCTGGGAAACTGCCCAGTCCCCTGTTGCAGTAACTGACCGGGGCACTGAAGTTGTTCATTTCATCAAGATGAAAGACCCAGGCACTCCTTATGGCGTACCGTTGTGGGTTCCGCAAATTCCTAGCGTGCTCGGTAGCCGTAAGGCCGAGGAGTACAATCTCAATTTCTTTGACTCAGGGGGTATCCCGCCGGTGCTGTTCATCGTCTCTGGCGGTGTAATGGCGGAAAAGGCCAAGGAGTATCTCAACCGCTTAATGTCCTCGTCGGGGTCTCTTAGGTCTCGGGGCGCTGTTCTTGAAGCCTATGCGACAGATGGCTCTCTGGAGCAGGCGAACAACGTCAAGGTGACGGTCGAGCGCTTCGGTCACGAGCGCCAATCCGATAGCCTGTTCGAAAACTATGATAAGCGATCGGCGAACCGGGTTCGCATGGCCTGGCGCTTGCCCAGCCTGCTGATCGGGGATGTGACCCAGTACACCTACGCGGCGGCTTATGCGAGCTACTCGGTTGCCGAGGCCCAGATATTTTCACTTGAGAGAAAAGACTTCGACGAATTTGTGAACACCAGGCTGTTGCCTGAGCTCGATCCCAAGCGCGAATTCGTCTTCAAGTCCAATCCGCTCATGGTCAAGGACTCTCCGTTGCAGATGGAGGCTATGACATTGGCAGCCGCTGCTGCGGTGATCGACGGCGATGAGTTGGTTACCAACCTCAATCGCATTGCCGGCACTGAGATGCATTACAGCGATAATTCCACTCTGCCCGTAGGACCAATTACTAGTAGAGTGATACCGGGGCAATCTGCTGATGGCAGTAGCACTGTCGATCAGGGCCATAGCGGGCGTGGGTCTACCCCGCACGTGGCCCCGCGCGGCTCGAAAAAAAGCGTCGAGCTTGAAGAAGAGCCCACGTAAGTAACCGGCTCTAGCCTACAACCGAGTTACTGCAATCGATTGCACTGACCGCGTTATGCGGTCGATGGCCAATCAACATGCCCAGATCAAAAAGAGTGACGAAGAACTCCAGATAGTTTGGTCTGAAGTTTACGCACCCATGATTCCAGATAGTACCGGCGATTACATGACCGCCGATGAAATCCGCAAGATCGCCTACGATTTCCTTATCAAGCGCCGCACCGCCCAGATCGACGTAAACCACGACAACGTGTTGTATGGCTGCTTTGTTGTCGAGAGCTTTATCGCGCGTGAGGACGACCAGATATTCATCCCAGGTTCTTGGGTACTGGGAGTGCATATCCCGCCTCCAGAAATCTGGGCCATGGTCAAGTCTGGCGAGCTCAACGGCTTCTCTATGGAGATCTATGCTGTTCGCACTCCAACCTCGCTTTTAATGGAAATCCCAGAGGTCATTGCTGGTTTAACAGAGATCACCGAAGGTCATGATCACCGCTTTGAAGTCTCTTACGACGATGACGGCAGCTTCGTTGGTGGAAAGACTAACACGGTAGCTGGCCATTACCATGAGATCGTGCGCGGCACAGTAACGGAACCGGCCCACAACCATACACACCGTTTCTCGTATGTCGAGGTTCTGGCAGATGCCCAAGGTTGATGTCCAAGCAAATGAATTGACGGACGGTGAGGTTCGGTACGTGTCGCTGGTAAGTCGCGGCGCCAATCGCATCCCGTTCAGGATCACGAAAAGTAGTGAGGGTGAGATGGATTTGGATATCTCGAAGCTGTTCCGCCGCAAAGGTGAGCTCGCCGGTCTTCAGGGGGGCATTGCCCCGGTTGTGACCAAAGTGGTGTTGCCGAAGACCGACGCGGAAGGTGAGCTCGATATCCAGAAGACCCTGATTACGACTTTGGGTTTTAAGGCCGACGACGTGACCGAGGGTGACACTTATCGGTCCTTTAAGCAGGCCGATGGTGAGCTTGACGAAGTGGCGCTGAAGCTTGACGAGGGTATTCACCTGGTCGTGGCACACGCCAAGAAGTCCTTTATGGACCTGGGCGGGGCCAATGAGGGCAACAGCTTTGCCACTCAGGGCTTTTTCCCCAGCTTCTACAACGCGATGGACATGCTGTCGGCTTCGGTCTGGGATCTGATGGCCGATGCCAACTCCTCGCCGGAAGCGGCCCAGAAGCTTGAACTGGTTGCTACTGATTTCGGCAACTACATGAAGACCTTGATTTCGGCGATCCCGGAGACTGCCTGGAAGGCTGACAAGGAAGTTCAGGCTATTCGGGTGAAGCGCGAGAACGCTCCGGCAGGTACTGAGGAGAGTGGCATCAAGAAGTCGGACGAAGCCCCGACCCTTGAACAGATTCTCAAGTCGATCGTCGATGGCAAGCTGACCAAGAGCGTGCTCGAAGGGCTGGCCAAGGCTGATAGCGGAGAGGTCGCCGGCTACATTGCCGAGATCACCGGCATGAAGGTCGCTGATATCACGACTGTTCTGGGCAATCCGCAAGCTGGCGGCAAGCTAGTCGCTGACGTGTCGCTTAACGAAAGCGCTGATTACGCAGCCGGGCTTGGCAAGCCGAGCACCGACAATGCGCTGTCGCCAGCTACGGACGCCGTAGACAGCGAGGCTTTCCTGAAGTCCGACGCAGGCAAGGGTCTGCTCGCGGCTTTCGGTGAGATTGTGAAACAGACTGTCGCTCCCATTCAGGAGACGATCGAGAAGATGGACGGGCGTTTGGGGACGGTTGAAGCGACCGCGACCGAGGCCAAAGAGCTTGCCACCAAAGCCGATGGCACTCTTTCGACCACTCTGGCCGGTGGGAGTGACACTGGTGACCTAGAAGTACGACGTGAGACGGTGCGTAAGGGTTCGGGCGGTCCGCCGCCACTGCTCGATACGGCCTTCATGCGCCCGTAAGCGTCAATTGAGTTAAGCCCACGGAGGGGATAATGGCTGGTAATTCGGAACTTCTGAAAAAGGCTGATCTGGCACTTTCTGATCTGTCTTCGGGAGGCTCGCTCAATCCTGAACAGTCGGCGATGTTTATTCGCAAGCTGATCAAGGAGCCGACGCTGCTGAAGCAGGCTCGTATCATCGAGATGCTGGCGCCGCAGCGGAAGATCAACAAGATCGGTTTCGCCCAGCGCATCCTGCGTGCCGCGACCTCCGCGACTGCACTGCCGCAGAACGGCGCCGGTGCCCTCGGTGGCCGGGCAAAGCCGACGACTTCGCAGATTTCCTTAAATACCAAGGAAGTCATCGCCGAGGTGCGGTTGCCCTACGATGTGTTGGAAGACAACATCGAACGCGCTCAGACTGCGGACAACGGCCTGCCGAATACCGGCCCCGGTGGTCTGCGTGAGACGCTGGTTTCCATGATTGCCGAGCGTGCTGCGCTCGATGTCGAGGAGCTGGCGCTGCTGGGTGATACGGCTTACACCAACGGTGGAGACTCGGACGATCAGGCGTATCTCACCCTGGTCACCGGCTACATCAAGAACGCCAATGCCAACGGCCATGTGGTCGACAACGCCTCGGCGACCATCAGCAAGACCATGTTCAAGAATGGTCTCAAGGCGATGCCTCCGCAGTTCCTGCGCAATCGCCTGGCGATGCGGCACTTCGTCTCCGTCAACCAGGAGACCGAATACCGGGATACTCTCTCGGATCGTGTCGGCCAGCTGGGTGACAGCCACGTTACCGGCTACAACGCCTGCTTTGCTTACGGCGTCCCGGTTCAGCCTGTCGCGCTCATGCCCGAAGCCAAGGGCCTGTTCACGAATCCGCTGAACTTCATCGTTGGGGTCGAGCGTAATCTGTCGATGGAGTACGACAAGGACATCACATCTCGTGTCTACATCATCGTCCTGACCATGCGCCTCGATGTGCAGGTCGAGGAAACGGACGCGCTTATCGAGTATATCAACATAGCGTAGGACGTTTAAGCGATAGGGAGCTAGGGCTGCCTGCCTCGTGTGGGCGGCCCTTTTTCTTGCTGCAATCGATTGCAATAACCACGGATGGTAACAATGGCCCAGGTTACTCTTGTGAGCCCGAATAGCTATTCGACGCCCACACGCACCTTCTATAAAGGTGACACCATTTCGATGCCAAATGACGAGGCCAAATATTTCTCTGATAACCCGCACTTTGAAGTGCGTATGGACGCGGTGCTCGTAGCCCCACCCGCTGAGCCTTTGGCTCAAGAAATTAAGACCCCTGAAGAGCTTGCAGCGGAGGCCGCAGCAGCCACTGCGACTGCTCCGGCTGCCCCTGTTCGTATGACTGTCAAGGTCGGGGCTAAGGTTGCAGAGCTTGCTTCGGAACTGGCGAAAGCCGAGGCCGAAGACGAAGCGGCCGACGATACCAAGGGGGGAGCGGTTTCCGCCTAGTCCATGTATCTTATCGGCACCACAGATGCACTAGCTGACCTGGGCGTTGATAACACGGTTGATCTAAAGGAGGGCACTGTCCTCGCTCTGGAAGCCGCAACGGCCCAGCTTACTGGTGATTTGCGGAACGGGTCATTCGACAGGGTGACCCGCACCGATATCTTCTGGGTGGATGTTAGACTTCTGTTGACTCCAGTGCTCCGGGGCGAGCTCAAGCTCACCTCCGGGTTCGTGGACAAGAATCAGACCTTTACGATTGTTGCCGGGTCCGACTGGAACGACCTCACCAACACCCCGCCTGTAGATCCGTACCTGAATTTCACGGCCCAGCTAGGGGCCACGCTCGATATCACTCAGTACGTCACGATCGACTACGAAGCCGGCAAGGTCTCCTTGACCGGCATGTGGCTCGACATGTTTCCGTGGATTAAAGTTACTTATACGGCTGGTTTTGCTCCTTTTGGTGGAAGCCCCGCTGAGACTGATTTGTACGACCCCGCCCAGGTTCCTACATGGCTGCAAAAGCTATGCTTGATGGGGGCTCGTTGCTTGTTGGCCGACACAATACCGTCTAAGGAAAGCGGACAGAAGACTGACCCGTCACGGCTGGTGCGGGCCTATAATACGGCGGTTGGCGCGAAGTCCCGGTACATGCCTGGGGCGACGTTGCCAATGTCCAGCCAGCTCGCATGATCACCCTAGAGATCGACGGGCGCCCGTACAGCGATGCTGCGGGGGGTCTACGGCAGCTTGCTCGGCAGTTTGAGACTGCTCCTAATAGAGCCGCGCCCCGGATTGCTAAAGACCTGGACGAGTATCTACACATGATCGGGGCAAAGCTGGCCCAGAGGCACAGTGCTTCGTACCCGAATGCTTCAAGTGATCGTCTCGCTCGGCGCACCGGGGAATTGGTTGCGGCCCTGACAGACGGTATTCGTGTAACTAGCGCTGAGTCGATCGGTAATATCTCCGGGGAATTTCAGCTTCCAGACTATGCCGGCATCCAAGAGACTGGCGGTGTGATCGCTGGTAGGGCTGGTAATTACCTGGCCATCCCCTTGCCGGCCGCCTTACGGGCTGATGGCACGCCGATCATGGCCCGGCCCAGAGACTGGGATAACACCTTCACGGCAATGTCTCGTAGAGGAAACTTGATCCTCTTTCGTCGTACAGGCCGGGGCAGGGTGGTGCCCCTCTATGTTCTAAAGCGACAAGTGGCTGTACCGCCCCGGTTGGGCCTGGTCGACACCATCGAGACCGACATGGGGTACTTCGTTGATAAGGCGATGACCTCGATCCTCAACGCCATATTGGAACTGGCATGACCGATACCGTTCGCCAGACCGTAATGGCGTATTTGACCAATCAGTTTAAGACGATTGTCGCCGGCTCTCCGGGTGGTGACCCTTATACCGTCCAGTGGACTCGTGTCGAGAATGCCCCGTTCGAGTACACGGCTGGCAAGAAAGCCTTTGCTCTGGTTATTCAAGATGTGACCGAGAAGAAGGTTCAAGAGATTGGCATCTACGATTGCACGATGAAAGTCGTGTTTGAATTCTATGCTTATACGGCGACAGACTCTGACCGCTCTGCCATGGGTAGGATTATTCTTGGTGAAATAGAGAGACGTATTGGCGAAGACCCGTCTCTGGGCGGTCACGCCATCACCATGTACGAAACCGCTAATGACGTGAAGGTAGACTCCCCTGACGTTCATGAAATATGTGGGGTGGTTTACTACGATCTGCGCTATCGCCATTCAATACGCGATCCCCGAAAGGTCGCGTAGAGCCTGCAATCAATTGCAATTGGGCCACGGAGGGCACCATGGACGACCTAAAGAACCTAGAGCCAGAAGCAGACTCCGTTATGGAGGTGTCAGCTGCGGCCCCGGAGGCACCGGCCCCGACTGGGAAACCGATTACCCAGGAGGACCATGTTCCACCCGGCGTAGGCGGCGAATTTGTGCTCCTGCCCAATGGCATTCGTGTCACGGCAGCTCGTTACGAGGAGTCACTTAAATGACCACGCCTGTTGTCAAGCTTGAAACTTTTTCTGCCCTCAGCAAGCTTTATAGCAAGGGGCCTTTTGGTCTGGCCGCTATCGTGCGGAGCATTCTGCAGGTGCAGGCCAAGAACGCTGCGTCCCTGATCACGGTTCTTACCGATAGCTCGACTGGCACCAGCGGTGGCAACACGGTTGGTGCGGTTCCGTCTTCGCTTGCTGTTACCGTAGGCGGCGGGTCTGTCCTGGCCCCGAAGGCTGGGTGGGATACCGACTGGGCCGAAATCCGCAATGGTGTTGCTACGCTGGCGGCTCAGTATAACGCCATTCAAGCTGTCATCCCGGTCGGGGCGATCACCGATAGCACCGGAGGCACCTCTGGTGGCGCGACTGTTGGGGCAATCAGCCATGCCATGGCGGCTGTGGATGGGACCGCGAGCAATGCTCTGGCCCAGGCTCAGGTTACGGCTGACGCTGCCGTGCTTCAGGCCAACATCTCAGAGCTGACCTTCTGGGTGAACAAGCTCTGCACTGCGACAGGCACGACTCCGCTGGTGGACAGCACTGGCGCTGCCAGTGTGCTTCGCTCCGGCACCTTGGTTGCTATGCACGCCAGTTCGGCTGCCGGCGTTGATGGGACTGGCAATTCGGTGCTCAACACCGTAGCCAACACTTTCCTCACCGATGCGGCAAACGCTATTGCCACGTTGGCGGCGAAGCTGAACGCGATCGTGGCTCATTCCGGGGGTTACCTGGTTCTTGGTGCGGTGGCTGGTTAATCTGGCCACTCCCACGGAGGGATTTAGACGATGCTCGTCGTACAACGCACCCTGCTTACTGCCAAGGTCGAAAGCACCTACGGTGTCGACGCTTCGCCGTCGACTGCTAACGACTGCTTCTTGGTCAGCAATCCTGACTTTACGTTCGTAGGCAATGTGCTGGAGCGCAATTTCATTCGCCGTAACTTCTCGCAGCTGCCCCACGTCATGGGCCTGCACATGGCGAAGATTAAGTTCGAGCATGAAATCCGTGGTAACGGCCTGGAGCAGTCTGGGATTATCACCGATGCCCCGCGTCTAGGCCGCCTGCTGCAGGGTTGCGGGTTTTCGGCGACTGCCATGGCCGCTGACGGTGTGATTTGGGGTCCGTATCCCATTCGTCCGTCCGGGGCCGCGTCGATTGTTACGGCGGTAGGTAGCTCGTCCGCGCCGACCAATACCGAGTCGGTTGGTTACAGCATCATCGTGACAACCCCTGGTGTGTCTGCTACGGCGGCTGTTACCATCACACCAGACGACTTGGCCCTAGATACCGTTCAGACGGGCGTCGTGGTTACCAGCGGCACGCCCTTTGCGGTTGGGGCTCTGGGCGCTCACGCGACCCTGACCTGGGCTGGCAGCCTGGTTAACGGCTGGGGCTGGCAGATGTCCTTGATGAAAAAGGGCACCCGCTACGATCCGGTGTCGACCGCCCAGCAGTCGCTGACGATCAAATTCTATTTGGACGGCATCCTGCACAGCCTCACCGGCTGCTTCGGCACGTTCTCGATGCAGGCTGACGCCGGCAAGTACGCCAATGGCACGTTCGAGTTTACCGGGTTTTATAATCCGGTGGTCGATACCGCGTTCCCGACCGACAGCGTGTACGAGACACAGCTACCGGCAATGGTCGAGCTCGGCAAGCTCACGATCGACAAGGGCTTCCAGGGCGTCGTGTCGATGTTCAGCTTCGATCTGCAGAACACGATCAGCCAGCGCGACGACATCAACTCGGCGAACGGCCTGAAGGCTATCCGTATCACCGACCGCAAGCCCAAGGGCGGGATCGACCCAGAAGGCGAGCTGGTGGCTACCGAGGATTTCTGGGGTCAGCTGGTTGGGGCTACGCAGATGCCGCTCCAGATCCGCATCGGAACGGTGCTGGGTAATACGGTGCGTCTCTTGGCTCCGAACACCCAGTACGCTGGCATCACCTACAAGACTCTGAATGATATCCGGCACAACGACATCGCGCTGGAGTTCCGTTCAGGGCCTCTCGGTAATGACGAGGTAATGTTCGCCTTTATGTAGTTTCGAGAGTTGTGGAAGAGTCGTCTGAATACTCGACGACATACGATGCTGCTCCAGAGCTGCGTCATCTCATCTGGAATCCACATCTGAGCACGAGCCCTGATGTGGCTTGTATGCTCCTCCTCGCTCTCATCTCTGCTCTCGTTATCATTGCTTTTTGGGATCTGCTTATGATCCTCGATAAGCGACCGAAACGTTAGAGGTTGAGATAGCCATGGAGGGCGCAAGTGGGTGTTCGTGCAATCACGGTCGGTCAGACCAAGAATTACGTGTCGGAGAGTGACCCTGATAAGGGCACTGACAAAGAAACTGTTTTCGAGATCGGGGCACTTGACGTATTCGTAAATGCCCAGCTTACCGATCAATCGACCGTGTTTCATGACGGCGGCGCGTCTATCCACACCCAGACGCTTGCCCTGTCCCGTGTGCGCTTTGGTTTGAAGAGCCTGCGCAACTTCCGCACTGCCGATAACAAGGTTGTCGCCTTTAAGACCGAAGACGTTCAGCTCGGGGCGAGGACTTACAAGGTTGTCTCCGACGAGATCATCATGAAGATGGACCCGGAGCTGATTAATGAGCTTGCCAGGGCCATTACCGACTACAACACGGTGCCCCCGGACGAAGCAAAAAACTCCGCAAAGGCGTAATCGCGCTTTCTCTCTTCAGGGATCGCAATTGCGCCACATGCGAGTCGGCCCAGAAGGTCTTATGGGGCTGTACTGCTAAGAAACAGCCAGACGGAACCTGGCTAAACCCGGCTCGCATGCCGCAAATTATCGACGGTGAAGAAGACTGGGCCTGTCCACGGCAGGGTATTCGCGAGAACCCAGCCTACTGGCAGCAGCTACTGTTCTTCTACAATAACTACAAGTCCGGCTTCCTTCCTGATCCGGGGGCGCTATCGGAACAGTGTGCCCGCCTTATGACTATCGTTTCGATACTGTCGGCTACGTTTGATGAAGCCGATGAGGAGCTTTCCGATCAGCGGCGCCGGCAGATGGTAAGCGCCGCCTCTGCGGCTAACCAAGCCCAGGCCGGCCAGAGAAGGTAGATGCCGGACTCAAAGCAAATCACTCTGATCATGCAAATGCGCGACGAGCTGTCGTCTGCATTGCAGAAACAGGGCCAGTCGATCGATGCTTTGTCCGCCAAGGTCAATGCTCTTGACTCGTCTTTGAACCGGGTGGCAGCTCGTCAGGTTACGCTGGCCCAGCAAACCAAGAGCCTGGGCACGGCCCTGCAGGGCAACACCTCGGCTCTTACCCAGCTGACCAACGCCCAGACCACGCATAGCAATGTACTGCAATCGGTTGCAACGAATACCAAGGGTGTAACCAGTGCAGCTGTAGCCGGGGCGGCAGCGGCTCGTACCGGCAGCACGGCGGCCAATCAGCAAACTACAGCTGTAAAAGCTTTAGGAGCCGCTCACGGTTCGGCCGCCATCAGGTTCCGTGAAACCCTGGTGCTGTTGCGAGAGTTCGGCCGGGGCAACACCAGCCAGATGCTGGGCTCGGCCTCGATCCTGTTTAACCAGGGCTTTAAGGTTCCTCCGCAGTTGTTCCTGCTCGGGGCGGTTATCCTCGGGGCCGGGGCCGCTTTCGTTTATTTCGAAGACAAAGGCTCTAAGGCGTTCAAAAATGTCGCTGAGGCTGCCAAACAGATGGGCAGTGCGATCGGGCTGTCGACCTCGCAGCTCTCTCAGCAAGCCGATAAAATTGCTACTTCCGGCCAGTTTAGCATCGCAGACACCCGCAATCTTCAAGCCCAGGCGCTTCGCGCTGGAGTTATTAGTCCGCAGGCTCTAGAAGGCATTCTTGCCAACTCGCACAACTTCGCGGCCCTAACTGGACAGACTCAAGCAGCAGGAAACAAGCAGCTTACGGAAATGATTGGAGACCCGTCTAAGGGTCTCAAAGAACTTAGCACTGTTATACCGATCTTGACCGCAAAGGAGCAGGATCTAGTCCACAAGCTTATTCAGCACAATGAAATAACCCAGGCCCAAACCGTTCTTATGGACGCTTTGACCCAAAAATCTAAAGGAGCGGCTGATGAAGGTCTTGGGTATCTTGGCCGGGCCATCGATAGTCTGAAGAAGAAAGCGTCTGAAGTCGGCAATGCCATCATGAATGCTGGCGTGCCGAGCTCTAGCGGGGACGCTGATCGGTTGCTTCAGACACTACGAAACCAGACTGCTACAGCTGCTCGGGCCGGGGACGCCTCCGGCCTACCAGTGGCTTTTGGGAGTCCAGGGGGGCTACCTTCGTCCTCTGACATATTGGCTCGTCGCCGGGCTTTGCTTGGAACAGAAGGCCCAGAAGCTGGTGGACCGGCCATTAGTCCTGAATTGCAAAGGCTGACTCACGAGCTGGTTGCTGCGGTTTATCAGAACGAGTCGGGTAGTGGCCAAAACAACAGCATCCATACGATTAATGGCCAGCGCATCGGCGGCCCAATGCAAATTGCAGAGGGGACTGGCGCACCATATTTGAAGCCTGGAGAAGACCTCTTTAATTTCAATACCAATATGCGTGTGAGTACGCAGATTCTCCAAGACTACATCGTCAAATACAAGGACGTAGACAAGGCGCTAATTGCCTATAACGCTGGGCCTAAATATGTCAATACGCCTCATGATCAGTTGTCCCAGGAAATTCAGAAATATCTAGATCAGGCTCATCAATACATATCCGCAGCTGGTAATGTTACCGGGACTAGCGAAGGTGGCGAACAAGCAGCGATGATCTCTGCTGTGCGAGCTTATGTTCATGGAGTGGATAGAGCCCAAGGAGATTCCACTACTGCCAAGGCAGTTGACGCCTATAGGCAGTCAAAAGAGAAATTCGACGCATCAGATCCAAAAGAGCGCGCCTTTAACGAAGGTACCTCTATTTATAGTCGTGCGAGAGACGCGCTGAATGCACCTGGTCTTAGCGATGAAGATAAAAAGAACTTACAACTTCTGCAGAGCCGTGGAGATTTTCAGCGCCACACAGCCATCTCCGATACCGAGCGTCAGAGGCTAGTGACCCAGGCCGAGACCAAAGCCGGAGGCATGCCTCCACAGCAGGCCCAGGAATATCTTGCCGGCCGCCTGAAGGAGATTGAGCTCCTCGGAACCCTGCACAGCCAGGAAGAGGTAGAGGCCGCGTCTAAGGCCGCTATGGCGCGGGTAGCGCGAGAGCACGCATCAGCCCTTAAACTGACAAACCTAGAGCTGGCAGCCTCTACAGACGGCCTGAAGAAGGAAGCAGCGGCATACGCTGTGAGTCAGGCCGAAGGCATCCGTGCGGCGGCCCAGCGTGAAGCCAATATGAAGGGTTTGCAGAACGACGGTATTAGTCCGGACGTTCGAACTAATCAGTTGTTGGCCGAGGGGTCGGCCAAGGCTTTGTCTACGCTAAATCAGCAAGTGGTTAAGAGCAACGAAGCGGCCGAGGCCGCTCTAAAGCTCGCCGGGGCCACTAACATCAGTGTGGTGGAACAGAAAAAACAGGAAGTTCAGAACCGTGCCACGGCTGCCTCGGCTGATGCTATGGCACACGCGCTCTCCTTGGCCACTGACGCGGAGAGAGCTGCTGCAGTTGCCCAGGTTACAGTTGCTCGGGATAAACTAGCTACAAACTTCAAGACCGAGGAAAATTCTAAGGAAACCGTCGACTTCAATAAGTCGATGGCTCACGCCAAGGAGCAGTTAGCAATTAATGAGGCCGAATATAAAGCTGTCCAGGACGGTTCCAAAGGAGCCAAGGAACAAGTAGACATCCTGAAGGCAAAGTTTGCCTTGCAGCAGCAATTTCCGAATATGACCGATGAAGAGGCAAAAGCCTGGGTAGAAGTTAATAAGCAAATAGGGGCGGTACACGATAAGACGCTGAAAGCAGAGGAGGCTCTTAAGCCGTATCAGGAGCTGACTAAGCAGATTGAGAGCTCGATGAATTCGGTGTTTGACAGCTTGCTTACGAACGGCACGCGCAGCATGCAGAACATCCGGCGCCTGGTCGGCGACTCCATGAGAAAAATTGCTTCAGATATCGCCAATACCTTCGTCTTTAAACCACTTGAAAACGGTATTGCCTCACAACTATTCGGTAGTGGTGTAGTCCCAGGCGGATCTGCTGCCGGGGCTACTGGGGGTCTTTTTAGCGGAGCTACAGGGGCAGCCGGTGGTGGTTTATTGGGCGGTGCTTTTAGTTGGTTGCATGGCCTTGTAAGTGGTGGGGCCGGAAGTAGCCTCTCTGCTGCGGCGCTTAGCGACGAGGGCTTTGCCCACGGCGGGGCTTTCACGAACGGCATTCGCTGGATGGCCCAGGGCGATATCGTTAATTCGCCGACGCTTATTGGTCGGGTAGGTAGCAAGGCAGGGGTAGCCGGTGAGGCTGGGCCAGAGGCCGTGCTACCGTTGTCGCGCGATAAGTCGGGCAACCTTGGTGTCGCTTCGTCTGGGCACGGCGCTGCCTTTTCCCCGACCGTAATCATCAACAACAATGCCCCTGGCGGGGACAAGCGACAAAACGCCGACGCAGCGGCCCAGTCGGCGGCTGCGGTGCAGCACGCTCTAAATGCCATGTTCACCAGCGGTGTGCGTAACGAGCAGCGCCCCGGTGGCATGCTTAACCAGATGAGTCAGCTGTCATGACGATTCCTCTGTTTCTATCGTCTCTGACGGTATTTCCCACGACTGTAGCCCAGCCCAGCTACAACTCGTCGGAGGATCATACCCCGCGCGTGCTCACGGCGTCGTTCGGAGACGGCTATTCCCAAAGAAGCCTCGATGGAATCAATAATGATCCTGGGCTTTTCAATCTGGTGTGGACCAATCTGCTCGACGCAGAGAGTGACAACATCGTCAATTTCCTGTCGGCCCGCGCTGGAGTCGTAGCCTTTACTTGGACGCCTCCACGCGGGAGCGTGGCGATAGCCGTTACCTGTAAGAAGTGGAATAAGACGTGGACTGATGCTGGAGCCCAGCAGCTTACCGCTGAATTTAGACAGGTATTCGATATCACATGACCAGTAACATCACGCTCGCCGTACAAACCCCGGCTCCTGGAGAGTACGTCGAGCTGTTCACTCTTAATGCCATCGCCATCGGCTCTGGGGTGTTTCATTTCACGCTTAGCGAGTTCTCGAATACGGCCCCGCTGCTTTTCAATGGCGTGTCGTACCCACCGCTTGATGTCGAGTTTACGGGTATGGAGACGACCTCGGTCGGGTCTATCCCGCAGCCGACGCTAAGGGTGAGAAACCATAATTACATCCTGTCGACGCTGATCGCTGATTTTGCTGATGGGGTCGGGGCCACACTCAGTCGGATACGTACCTTCGGGTGCTTTCTCGACGGCCAGCCGGAGGCCGACCCTAACGCTTACATCAGCCAAGACACCTTTATCATCGAGCAGAAAACCTCTGCCGATAATGTCGCCATCGAATGGAAGCTCTCTTCGGTGCTAGACCAGCAGGGCATGATGCTGCCGGCACGTAATGTGCTGCGGGACACCTGTACGCTGGTCTATCGAATCTACGATAATAACCTGGGCGTGTTCGATTACAGCCGGGCAACTTGCCCGTATGTCGACGGCAATTATTTTACGATCCTAGATCAGTCGACCAATCTGCCTTTCAAGGACGAATGCAGCCACCTCCTGAGCGGTTGTAAGTTGCGGTTCGGCGGCAACCCGATACCTGCTTCTTTCTTCCCTGGAGCTGGGCGGTTCTCGTCTGGGTTCGGCGGCTAATGTTCGATCCAGCGATCATTTCTGAAATCCGTAAGCACGCCCTGGACTGCTACCCGCACGAATGCTGCGGGGCGGTGACCTCTGATGGCTATCTGCGCCAAGAGAACATCTCCGATACCCCAGAGAGCAATTTCAAGATAGACTCGGCCAAGGTGCGCGACCTCGATGTGAAAGCCTACGTGCATTCACACTGTGGCACCAGCCAGTCTCCTTCGACGCTCGACATGCAGCAACAGGTCGCTACAGCGGTGCCCTGGGGTATTGTTGCTACGGACGGACATCAGGTTAGCGATGTGGTTTGGTGGGGCAGGGGAGCCCCGGTAGCACCACTGTTCGGCCGCAAGTTCATTCACGGCATCTGGGACTGCTACAGTCTGATCAGGGACTTCTACTCCGAGTACCTGAAGATAGAGATACCAGACTTTCCTCGTGAGGAAGGCTGGTGGATGAATGGGTTGGATTTATACCAAGAAGGCTTTACCAAGGCTGGGTTTATCAAGTTCGACGGCCCAATCACCGAGCTGCAAAGGGGCGATGTGTTTCTCATGCAAATCCGCAGCCAGGTGCGCAATCACGGCGGCGTGCTGTATGATGTCCACCAGGTAGCTCATCACCTGGCGGGGCGGTTGTCGACTCGTGAAGTTATGCCGGCGTACTGCAGACGCCCTTCTACCGTGTGGTTGCGACACACAAGCAAAATCTAATTGCAATCAATTGCACTGAGTTTTACGCTCGCCCAGAGGTTTCTTGTGGGAGGGCGTAGTTATGCGTAAGGTCGCTATTTTAATCTGCTGTTTTGCTATTTTCAGCTCAGCGAAAGCTGCCGATAAGATCATGAGAGATCACGATGCTGATAAATTCATCACATCTGACTTCACAGTGCTGTGTGAATCGGCATTTTCACTGACTGAAGCCACTAAAGCTGCATCTAAAAGAGATAGTAATTGGCTCAAGCAGCTAAATTGTGTTAAGGCCGACGCGGGTCTAGAAGTTACATTGGTAGAACCAGTTACCTGGTTCTTAAGCGATTTAACAATTCCATGGAAAGTCCGGGCTCCCACAAAAGACGGTAAAGGAGTTACGGTTTACGTCGATCATTCTGAACTTAGATGGCCTGACGGTAATTACATACACCCAAGCGCAAGCGAAGCTACTAAGCCTCAATGAAATTGAATTAAATAAGTCGATTAGAGATCACGTATTTATGGGCTATCTCGAACGAAGCCTCGTCTCCAATAATGATAAGGTTGTGTATTAGACGGGTTTCTAAATAGACATTTTTGCGAGCCTTGAAATTAAGTACGAGCATTTTCGGGGTACTGCGAACGATAGTTGCCTTAACGGCAATGCGCGGCTCAATCTTCTTTTGACGTGCCTGGGGCCGCCACGGCGTATTTTCAGAACTGGCTCTCATAAGGCGCAGGCCCCGTCTATCTTCTCGGCCATCGTTATCTGTCAACCATCGCCATAGATGTACGCTGTATCCGACGATAAAAACCATGGCTACTACGGCCAGGGCGTACCACGTGAAGAAGTCGTCCACAGCCTTGCCTCCCCCTGCTGTGGCCAAGCCTATAGGTTGTGGTGGTAGGTTGCAAAGTGCCTTCGACGACTTTAGTAATCACATGACATGCACACAGAACACTAATGCTATAACCTAACTATACTGCTCACGTACTCCAGATACGATCGGTTTGGTCAAAACAAACCAACTGGAGTAAGTAAGATGTCTGTAGGAGAATTGATCGACAGCCTCTCCATGATCGGAGATCAGTCTTTACCAGTTTTCTTAGACAGTGGGTGTGACTGCTCTGTAGTCTTAACCGACCGGGGCGTGTTGCTGGAGGATGACAGCCCTGAATGGATGGGAGCTTGCTCCAAGTCCATGTTCTTTGCTCTTCACGCTTAGGAGGGCGATGTGAAAAAGCAAAAATGGATTGATCGCCTAGGCGAGCTGGTGAAGCTACAGCATCAGGTATACCTGGACATGGGCGAAGCTCTCAAAGAGGTGAGGGCGAGAACCTCGTCTTATGAGTACGCTGAAATCCTGACTCGGTTGGGGCTCAGCTATCGGCGAGCCAGATATTTTATCATCCTGTATGAGACGGCTGAGCGGCTTGAGATCACCCGAGAGGACAGCCTGCAACTAGGCTGGACCAAGTTCTCTATCATCGCCCCGATCCTGACGGCTAGTAACAAGGATGCTTGGGTCGAGACTGCCAGGGCCACAACCGTATTAGAACTTCGAGCCTTGGTACGTAAAGCTCTCGGGGAAATCGACGGTGGTGAGATAGGCGTCTCCTTCGTGCTCACGAAAAATCAGGAAGCTCGCTTGTTTAATGCCTTGGTACAGGCCGGAGCGGTGCAGCACGGCTGCGGTCTGCTGTTCAAAGGGGAGGCTTTGGACGTTATTATCTCTGACTGGCTAGGGACGTAGGCGTTGCACTTGATTGCAATGAACACGACCACGGAGGGTTGTGTTGCGGGACGTAGTGCTCCACGGATTCCTTAAGGATAAGTACGGTGGACCGTTTCGCTTAAATGCGAATACGCCACGACAAGTTGTGTCTTTGCTGTCGGCCAATTTCCCAGAGTTCGACCAAGACATCAGGCAGGGCCACTATCGAGTGGTTCGAGGCGATTTCGACACCGGCATGGAACTGACTGTCGACTTGCTTGGTATGAGCCTGGGCAACGCTACGTTGCACCTCGAACCCATTATCGAAGGCGCGGCCTCGGGGTCAGGCAAGGGCATCGCCAAGGCTGTGATCGGCGTAGCGCTTATTGCTGCAGCGGTCTTTCAGCCAGAATTTCTCGGGTTCGGAGCAAGTGGCCTAAGTGTCTTTGGAACAGGGCTATCGATCCCAGCTGCCAGCATCGGCATGTTTGGCCTTGCCTTGGCGGTTAGCGGCGTGGCCCAGGCCATCTCACCGACCCCGACAGGTAAGGTAGACCCCCACGCCTCATTCCTGTTTGGTTCGATCCAAAACATAACCCAGCAGGGCAGCTCAATCCCCCTGACCTACGGTCGTATCCGAGTGGGCTCTATCATGATTTCGGCTGACATCCAGACCACTGACGACATTCAAGACACCCCTGGGTTCACCACGAAATGACCTCGAAAATCATCGACTTTACCGAGGTCGACGGCGTATTTGTCGAAGGCAGCAAGGGCAGCAGCAAGAGCGGCGGCGGTAATTCCCCAGGTGTGTCTTCGAGTGGCGGTATCGAAGCCCCGAATACGCTGCAGAACAATACTTTTGCTGTTTGCGTAGACCTTATCGGGGAAGGCCCTATCCTGGGCTTGTACGACTCTGTGATTACGGCCCTGGGGGGTGGTAACGGAAGCGGGGCCAAGTCGGTTTACTTTAACAATGTGCCGTTTGTATCGCCCATCGGGGATCAGAATTTCTTCGGGGCAATCTTTGGCTTTCGTAATGGCGTGCCCGGCCAGGACGTAATGCCTGGAGTGGTGACCGCCTCTAATGAGGTTTCGGTCAATACCAACGTCACTCAGACGGTCGGCCCGATTGTCAGGACGGTCACGGATAGCACCGTCACGGCGGTACGGGTTACGATTGAAATTCCGGCGCTTTATCATTTGGTTACAGGCACTGGCGATGTCACAGGCACAGACCTAGAAATCACCGTCGAAATCCAGACCGGAGGCGGTGCCTACGCCAACGTCATTACCGACTCGATAGTTAATCAGAAATGTACCAGTCCTTATGAGCGCAGCTATACGATCGCTCTGGGAGACGGGTCGGTAGGCAGTGGCCCTTGGAACATCAGGGTTACTCGCATCACCCCAGACAGCACCGACAGCAACCTGGTCAATGCTTTTGCCTGGGCCGGCTACACCGAAATAACTTCTGGAAATTTCCCGTACCCTAATTGCGCTGTCATAGCCACCAGCTTTAATGCTCAGTTGTTCGGTACGCAGGTGCCTACCCGTAGTTTTGACGTGCTAGGTTTGATCGTCGATATACCGTCCAATTATGATCCGGTTGCTCATGTCTATACGGGTGTTTGGGATGGTACATTTATTCAAGGTTGGACGAACAACCCTGTCTGGGTGCTGCTAGACCTCTTGCTGAATCCTCGCTACGGCCTGGGCCAGCGGGTGTCGCTAGACAACATCGACATCGGTAGCTTCTACTTGGCGGCGCAATACTGCGATGTGCAAATTCCAGACGGTAAAGGTGGCCTGGAGTTTCGCTACACCTTCAATGGTCAGATCACCCAGCAGAACGACGCTTACAAAGTGCTGCAATCGGTTGCATCGAGTTTCCGGGGCATTTTGTTTTGGACCAACGGCACGGTTTACCTCAAGGCGGATATGCCGACCCTGCCAGTTGCCCTGGTCGCCCCGGCCAATGTTATAGACGGCAAATTCACTTATAGTGGTTCGGCCCTGAAGTCGCGCCATACCGCCGCCCTGGTGACTTTCAAAGACCCGCTCAACAACTACGATGACACGGTAGAGTTTGTCGTCGATAACCCAGGCATTCAAGAACTAGGCTATCGCCAGATTAACATCGTTGCTTTCGGTTGTACCTCGCGGGGCCAAGCTCATCGCTTCGGGGCCTGGATACTCGATACTGAAAGAACCCAGACTGAGACTGTCGTTTATCAGGCGTCTTTCGATCAGTGCTTCTTAAAGCCTGGTGATGTTGTTTACATTGCTGACCCAGCTTATTCCGGGGCGCGCTACGGCGGCCGTATCGTCAACTACGTGAATAGCGGTGGCACCGACCTAGTAACCATCGACCAGACCCTGAACCTCGACGGAAATCAGACCTATCAGCTGCAATTCGTTAAGCAGGATCAAACTATGATCCCGCTAACCACCATTCTCAATCCTGGTGGTACGTGGAACGTAATGACGATTGCTGCCCAGGGCCTGTCGCCTCTAAAGAACGCGATGTGGATGATCACATCGTCCAATCTACAGCCCCGGCAGTTCCAGGTACAAAGCCTGCGTGAAGTTTCGCGTGGCATCATCGAAATCACGGCCCTGTTCTATGACCCTAACAAGTTTGCTCGTGTCGAAGAAGGCGTCACTGTTACTACGCCGGTTTATACGAATTTCCCGGTTACGCCTCCGGTGCCGCCTTCAAACCTCTCTGTCATAGAGTCAGACTACATCGCCAATGGCGTAGCGGTAAGCCGACTCACTTTTGGCTGGTCGCCTTCGACAGACGTGCTGGCCTTCAAATACGGCGTGTACTACGAAGACCCGAGCCATCAGGTTGTAAACCTACCTCTGACTTCACAATTTGCTATTTCGGTCGATCCGGCTCAGCTCGGTCCGTACACATTCAATGTGTTCTGCTTGACCACGGACGGCAGGCAGTCGATCGTCTCTGCAATCACAGTTACCTGCACGGGAAAGTCGACGGCCCCGGCCCCGCCAAGCGGTATTACGCTATTCGGAGGATCACACCAGATCACCATCAAGTGGGTGATCCCGCCTAACCTGGATTATGCCTATACCGAAGTCTGGGCTTCCCAGACTAATGACATCGCAACTGTTACATTGATAGGACTGGCGGCTGCCGGATCGTTCATTTTCACTGGCCTGGCCAATAGTGCGACTTGGTATTTCTGGTTGAAGTCGGTTGACCAGTCCGGCAATCATAGTGCGTTTACCTCGCCGTCAGTTCATGCGACCACGGTTTACCTGATCGCCGACGATATTGCTGACGCCTTGCTAACTACGGCGGCCTTCGCCCAAAGCATTAAAGCCCCGGCAGTTGTAAACGGTCTGCCAAATCCGCTAACCTGGGGCGGTAATACCTTCGTCTACAACACCTTGGACGGTAAGCTCTATAACCTGATATCGGGGGCTTGGGTTAAGATCTACTCGGACAATAACTCGACCACTATGACCAACCTCAATGCTGCGTTCTTCAGCTTGGGAATCAACATTCCGGCAGTGGTAACCAGCCTTCCTGTGACCGGCACTGAAGGCCAGACAGTTACTCTGACCACAGATGGCAAGCTTTATCGCTGGCATAGCGGAGCTTGGACGGTTACCACTGACGGCGTTGATATAGCTGCCAGGTCGATCGCAGCAAACAAGCTTATTGTTGGCACAATCACTGCTAATGAGATTGCTGCGAACACGATTACAGCTGGCCTCATCGCAGCCAATACCATTACCGCAGGTCAGATCGCTGCCGGTGCAATCGGGGCGGCCCAGATTGCCGCCGGGTCGATTAGAGGCACAAACATAGCCTCGAATACCATCACTGGCGATTTGATAGAAGCCAATACGATTGATTGTATCTCGCTAAAGAGTTCAACCATATCGTCGGTAGATATATTTGTAGGTAACCCTAATGGATCTGCGTATATCAAGCTACATGCCCTGGACGACGGCAACGGCTGGGGTCCATATATGGAAGTTGTCGATGCCAATAGCATTGTAAGAGTAGCAATCGGGCGTATCGCGGGAGACTACGGTATCTTTATTGCTGACCATTTTGGTAGCCCAGTCCTCTTGGAGACTGGCGTTTTAGGAAACGACATCGTTGGTTTCGGTCAAATCATCAACGGTAACGTCAATACCAATCATCTAGCTATCTCTACTGTTACCAATGTAGCTTCTGATGTCAGTGCTAGTGGTGTCACTACGTCGTCTTGGGTGTCTTTCTCCAGTGTAACACTGAGTTTTTCTGGGCAAAACGCCCTCGTTATGTTTTCCGCTATAAGTGATTACAACAATAATGGATCGGCAATATATCTTCTTAATGGGCGTATTGTGTTGGACGGAAGCACTGTAGTTTGGTCAGGGGTTGTTACATCCGGATCTCCTATTGTCGGGTCAGTTAGTGTGCCTGGTATTTCTGGCAGTCATACTTTCGATTTTGAACTGCAGAACGGCTCTACAGGTATAGCTATCGTCGTACATACCGTCAGCATGATTGTTATGGATGCAAAACGATGAGTAATGAAATGCCACCTGTTGTTAAGCAGGTTAATTATGTGTTGGTTGACGGCTCTGGAGCAATCACTCGGGCCGGGCACTGTCTGGAAAGTAATTTAGAGCTAAAGCCTATACCAGCGGGGCTGTCTCTGATCCAGACAGACCAGATGCTGCACCCGCCGTCTTGGTCACAGTACCAGGCCGTAGACGGAGTTATCACCAAGATCGCCTAAATCGCCGCCGTTTTAAGGATGTGAGCACGGGATAGCCCCGTTGCAACTGATTGCAGCTCGGAGGCCCTCATCATGGCGGATAACAATCCGAAGGAAGTCCCCCCGCGTTATTGGGTAGACCCCGGAGCTCCGGTAGAACACGAGCGCCCAGATCATAGAAATGAAATGAAGCGAGATTGGGTTGGTTATGTCATCCAGTCTGTAGCTATCTGTTTTACCGTCGTCGCAGCTATTTTTGTTTACTCCTGGCACATCGATGCACGGTTCGATGACCTGTCTCATAAATGGGACAACAGATTTGGCGAACACACTGGTTTGATTTCTTCTCTGCAGACGCAACAGGCCACGCTGCAGGCCCAGCAACTCGGGTTACAGCATCAGTTCGAAACTGCCGAAACCAGGCACAATAGCTTTGAAGGCGAAGTATCGCGCAAGCTTGATTCAGGCATGAACCAACTGGGTACGATTGCCACGGATCTGGCGCTTCTCCGCAAGGAGATTAAACATTGAAAATTTTCCTAGCGCCGGTCCTTGTCGGGCTCTTGCTAGGAGCCTGCGCCGCCGACCGGCCCCGGCCTATCGAAATTAAAGGCCCTCTCGTAGATGGCCCAGTTGCCGACGCTTCACCTGCGCGCCGAACTGCCCCGTCAAATACCACCGAAACTGATTATCGAATTGATAAGCTTGAGAATTCCGTTCAGCAATTGAAAGACACGTTGTCGGCGCCCCCAGCGCCACAAGGCCACTGACCAATGAGGGTCTACCTTGCGAGATTTCAAAACTGTAGCTGAAGCCGAGGCGTTTCTTCAGGTCGCCTCCGAATTCCCCTCCAAGGCTGAATTCGCCAGGCACTTAGGCAAGTCAGTCACTACCGTAAAAGACACGCTGACTAGAGCAAAGCGCCTAGTACAAAAAGGTGACGAGCCAATCAGGCCGATGCCTGAAGTGCCAGAGGAAGCCGAAGAGCCCAAAATAGACCCTGCTGAACATGAGCGCTTGCGCCGGGCCAATGTTCGCCTCGAAACCCAGCAGCGCCATCTCACCACTAGGCTGCGCGAGCTCGACCAAGACAATCTGTCGGCCGAGCATGTGCGTGAGGCCATTTTCCATCTCAAAGCCGAAAGCTCGCTGCCCCCCGATTGGCTGATCGACGACCGTCCCGGTAAGGGTGTGTCTGGAGTTCCTTGCACCATCTGGAGTGACTGGCATCTCGGGGAAGTAGTCTCTCGGGCCGAGACCAACGGCATCAACGAATTCAACCTGTCGATCGCCGACACACGAATTCGCCGCCTAGTTAGCAGGACGATCGACCTTTGTTTTAACCACATGACCGGCACTGACTATCCGGGGCTGGTTGTAAACTTGATTGGCGACATCGTTTCCGGCTCGATCCACGACGAGCTGACCCGTACCAATGAGATTACTTCTCTGCAGGTGGTTGTCTGGGCCAGGGACCGGATCTGCTGGGCACTGTCACAAATGGCCGACAAGTTCGGCAAAGTGTTCGTGATCGGCGTCCCCGGAAACCATGGTCGTACCACCAAGCGCATCGAGTCCAAGACCTTCGTCTACCAGAACTACGACTGGCTGATCTACACGCTGTGTGAAGCCTACTTCAAAGAGGCCGGAGACGAGCGCGTGCGCTTCTATGTGCCGGTGTCAGGTGACGCTTATTACAATGTCTACTCGCATCGCTACCTGGCGATCCACGGCCATGATCTGGGCGTTAAAGGCGGGGACGGCATTATCGGTGCGCTAGGCCCCATCCAACGCGGGGCCATTAAGACGCAGCATAGCTCGTCTCAAGTGCAGCGTGATTTCGATACCTTGCTGCTGGGCCATTGGCATCAAGAACTATGGCTTCCCAAGGTTTTCGTGAACAATACTCTCAAGGGATTCGACGAATTTGCCCTGAAATTCCTGCGCGCCCCGGCATCTGCACCGAGCCAATCCCTGTGGTTCACTCACCCTAAGCATGGAATCACCGCCAGGTGGTCCGTTTTCCTTGAGGATCGTCAGCGCGTAGATAACCCAGAATGGGTGTCCTGGGCGTCCTGATCTGCTGAACAGGAACGCACCCCATGGCGTTAGATGTTGCCGGCACACAAGCCCAGAAATGGATGGCCGGTGACGGGACCGGGGCCAGTGTTGGCGACCCGCTTATCCAGTCGATCGAAATTAATGGCGTAACCGACCAGGACGGCCTGGCGATTAAAGCCAGCTCGATCAACATCATCGATTTCAGTTTCACTTGCAACGGCAGCTGGCAGCACATCCTGACGGCCCAGGCCACCCGCAAGTATATGAAGATCCAGAACATCGGCACGGCCCTGATTGGCTGGGCCATTAACGATCTTACCAGTGCCAAGACGCCGCCTTGCCTCAGTGCAGTGACGCTTTATCCGGGTGGCTCCGAGAACAGCGACGGCTCGTCTTTCCATCACGGCGATGTGTGGATTAAAGGGCCGAGCGGCACCCCGGTCACCGTATTTTCGGATGTCGCCTAATGGGGACATTCAATCCGTATGTGCCGTTACCTGAAACCACGGTAACCGCAACCAAAGCACTTGCTGCCGGCACGATTGGCTCGGTGTTTGTTAATAACACCTCTGGGTCTGGCATTACGATTACCTTGCCGCCGAACCCATACGACAATCTTGTCATTGATGCTTTCGATGTTGCCGGTACGGCAGGTGCTCATACGATTACCTGGGTCGGAGCTGCCGGGGCCACTATCGGCGGTTCTTCCAGCTACCTTATGTCGGTTAATTTCGCCGCCATCAAGTTTTACTATTCGACGGCGGCAGGCGGTTGGTTTGTTGATCTAACAGCTTCTACCTATGCGTCTAATGCCGCAACGTCGGCGACGGCTGCAGCATCTTCAGCTACTGCAGCGGCAGGGTCTGCAACCACGGCGACTACACAGGCAGGCAATGCCGCGACTTCGGCTACCGCTGCTGCCTCTAGCGCGACTGCTGCAGCATCGAGCGCAACAGGAGCTGCAACTTCTGCTACCACAGCTACGACGCAAGCTACCACAGCTACGACGCAAGCCACCACAGCTACGACGCAAGCGGGTATAGCGACTACCCAGGCAGGCAATGCCGCGACTTCAGCCACAGCCGCAGCAAGTTCTGCCACGGCCGCTGCTGCAAGTGCTACCGCTGCAGCGGGGTCGGCTACGGCTGCAGCGGGGTCAGCTGCCACTGCCCTGACAACTATAGCCGGCGCTATTAATGGCGTGTCGGTAGCCAAAACAGCAGCCTACACAGTAGCAAATTCCGATAAACGGCTTACGCTTAGTTTCGGAGGCAGCACTGGCTACACTGTTACTGTTCCTTCAGCAGCGGGCTTTGACTCCGACTTCCAGGTACGGCTCTTTAATGCAGATGCAGGTCGTGCCAAAACGATAGCTATAACCGGGTATTCTAATTTCTTTCTGTGGCCATTGCAGTCGGTAATTGTTCATAACATCGGTGGCACTTGGGAAATGTACCCACGTACCCAACGCTGGATACTACCTGGCGGCGGCATTCCTATGTATGTAGATCCAAGTGGCGGCCCGACTAATGACGGTCTGACGCTAGGATCAGCCAAGGCTACGATATTAGATGCTTGGAATACTATTAGGGATCAAACCGATGGTCCTCTATTTATTCAGCTTACGCCAGGGGTTACTTACTCAGTTATTGCTGGGGGAGGGGCTGTTTCAGGAGAGCTAGACGGGGACACAACTTCATCGTTTGGTAGACTAATACAGATTGTCGGAGATCCTACTCTAGTAAACCCGCCTATTTTGATTTGTGGTAGTGGCCAGTCGTGCATTGTTCTTAGAGACGGTGCTTGGAGCATCATCCATGGCATTTCTTTCAAGACAGTTGGCAATAGTAGCACCGGAGTTAATATTCAACAAAAAGCTCTTGGGGATATACAAGATTGTACTTGGGATATTTTTCCGCTTGGCTATCATATAATTGTTGATGATGATGGCGATGCTAATATGGCTGGCGCTATGAAATTTGTTGGCAGCACTTCTATGCTTGCTCACATTTATGTTGGTCATAAAGGTAAGGTACTTTCTGGAGCAAGCTTCGATGGTACGGGTCAAACCGTAGCCTTTACAGTTGGTTTTATACAGTTGGATTTACATGCGGAAGCAACCTTCAACGGCTCGTCATTCGCTAATTTTGGCTCCTTTACCGGCCCCAAATACTTTATCACACACAGCAGTTTTTTAACTCAAGGGGGCCTTACTTTTCCAGGAAATGCCTCCGGCTCGGCTGATGGCACGAGCTTGGCATTCTAGGTGTAACCATGGATACCACCTTGACTACCATCACATTGTCTGCCCCGCCTGGAGTTACGCGAGTTCCTTACGGTAATTTCTTTATTATCGTCGAGCCGGACGGGACGATCCAAATACCTCCTGTCGCAGTGCCCACAATGCTTGCCGAAGGCTGTTCTCTGGTTAATGGAGTAGGGGGAGTACCTTCCACGTCTGACCTGGCCGCAGCAGCTATAGTCCCTGCCAGCCATGTGGCCACTGCTTCTCAGGACGAACTTTCTTACTACCTGGGCATTCACGGAGTCGCCAGTAGTGTTCTACAGCTTATGGCGCTACCCCAGATGAGGACTCAAGCGGTCACGATTGCTGAAGCGCAGGCATTGAAAGCCCTGGTGATTAGTAAAGCCGCGTTTATCAATCTGTTTACGGACGCAGAATTTCTCGCCATTGCCACAGCGGCCCCGACGAATCCAAGGATCAATGTCTGGCTGATTAAAGCCCAGGCCAGGGATCAAATCGATCTTACCGACCCTCTGGCCAAGCAGGGTCTGGATGCCTTGGTAGCTGCTTCTCTCCTGTCTGGGCCGCGCGAGACCGCGATCCTCGCAAATCAGAAACCAAGCTAAAAACCGTTTAGGGGATGAATGAGGCTGCAATCGATTGCAGCGCCCTGGACGAGAGCACCATGAACAACAACCCAAAGATCGTTTTTGTAGCGTCCCTGTTCACGTCCAAGATTTTCTGGGCGCAGGTCGTAGCCATTGTTGCAACCTTGGCGACCATGAGTGGCTTTCATCCGGGCTGGGCGACTGAAGCTAACCAGGCCGAGCTCGTCGGTATGATCGACATGTTTGCGACCACGGCGCTTCGTATCTGGGGATTTAGTGGCCCGGTCTCCCTGACCGCCCCGATCTCGGCCCTGGCTCCGCAAGAGCTTACTGCTGGCGTGCATACGGTAACTGTCACGCCGCCAGTGCCTGTACCGGCTCCGGTGCCCGTCCTCACCATCTCTTCGGCGCCGCTTCCGGGGCTGGCCCCGGTCGCCTAATCAAGTTCAACCACGGAGGGTTTATCTATGAGTAAAAGTATCATTGCTGCACTGGGTCTCACTGTCGCTCTCGGGGCTTGTGCCCCGGTTGCACCGAACGGTGTTAACCCGGTTGCCAGTCTGGAAACCACGCTGTCTTCGCCGGCAGGGCAGGCGTTCGTAACCAACCTGGTGGGTACGGCTTTCCCGCAGCTGAACACGATCGTTGCCAAGGGCTCGGCGGCTTCGGCTGCTGACCTTCAAAAGGTTGCCTATTGGCTGCCTTGGGTTCAGGGCGCTGTCGTGCTGTTCGGCCCGACCATCATGACGCCTGACGAGGTTACCAAGGTCAGTCAGGGCATTTCGCAGGTGTCGGCGCTGGTCGCCAATCCGCCTGCTGATGTGAGCTCGGTGATGGTTACGGTTGGCCAGCTGGTCACCACGGTGCAGGCCGACCTCAAGCCGGCCCTGAAGTAATGCCTATCCGTACCTGGCTTCTAGTGAGCCTAGCTTGCCTCGGGGCTTGTCAACCGCTCACTGGGAGTCAGGTTCAGGATACGGAGATTATACGACAAAGAATTGTCGGGGCTTGTCTGCTAACGCCGCTGTTTAAGCCGGTTGACACCGCCCTGACCGCTGCTATCCCAGCCGCCACTATCCCTGTCGACTTGAAGAACCTTGGTGTGGACATCGTGTGCAAGAACCCGGCGTTCTTCGCTGCGCAAAACGCCACGACGGCTGATTGGGTAATGGCCCAGCTAAAGCCCTATTTCAGAGACTGATCATGCTCGATCTTGTAATCATCAATACCTCGGTGAAATTCAGCAGTTCGCTTATTGCTGCGATGATCCCGGCTTTGCAGCGCCAGGTTAGCGGGGACTTTGCCCCGCTGTGGGGTATCGACGCGACCCTGCATTTCGATACCCAAGATCCTGGCAATGTGCCGTATCGGGTGATCCTCAAAGACCAGACCGATGATCCCAAGGATCTGGGCTTCCATCTGCTCGACAACGGATGCCCCGAAGCCCGTGTTTTCTGTGACACGCTGCCAGAAAACCAGGCGGCAAGCGTTCTCGGGCACGAAATCATGGAGATGTTAGCCGACCCGCTAACCAATCGTATGGCCAAGGACGGTCGGCACATCATCGAAGTCTGCGACCCGTGTGAAGAGAATGGCTACATGATCGATGGCGAGTTTGTCAGCGATTTTGTGACGCCCAGCTATTTCGGTTTCGATTCCGGTACTCGATACGATTTCAACAGGCAGCTTGCTGGGCCGTGCCCGCTCTTGATGCCCGGTGGATACATTATGGAGCTTGTCAACAATCAGTGGACGAGCCACTTCGGACGTCGAGCTGACGGTACTATAAACCCACGCGCGCTTGAGTCCGGTCGCAGCCAATGGCGGGCAGCTCAGGGCATTTCGACCAAATAATTCTCTACCTCACCACGGATGGTGACCATGCTTACCGATCTCGACCTAGTAAAGCTGCAGCTTGCTGCTTACGAATATGACGGCATGCCATTTGCCTGGGATTGGTCGGCCCAGATAAAGAGCGATAACATCGTCCTGGGCGGTATCAAGAATGTCGGTGACGATCAGGTTTTGATCTTCCCTGGCACGCGCACGCTCGACGAGTGGCGCATGAACTTTCAGGCTTTGCCAGAGAGCACGGACCACCCGGTGTTCGGGCCAGTGCATCGGGGCTTTTTCACTGGGCTTGAGCCTTTCGTTACCATGGCCCAGACTCATCTGAATCCCAATAAGACGATCTATGTAGTCGGCCATTCTCGGGGCGCTGCAGAAGCACCACTGGCAGCTGCATTGCTGCGTATGGCCGGGCTCCTGGTCACTCGCATCGTGATGTTCGCGCCCCCCAAGACCGGCGAAGCCAAGTTCGTCGCTTTCATGGCCCCGGTCGACAAGGTACTGTATCGAAACTCAGGCCCAGACGGGCATGACTATGTTACCGATGTCCCTGCTTACATTCCTGGACTTGCCCCGTATGTGCATCTGGCAGGTCTAACCGATGTAAGAGGGGAGCCCGATCCCCTAGATGCCTGGGGGCTTTTCCGGTTCCACCACATTCAGTATTATTTACAAGGACTTAGCAGTCTTTACGCTCTCAAAGGTGTCCAGTAATGGACATCTACGACCTTATGTGGCTTGTCGGCTATTTAGAAGGAGAAGGCACTTTTATCTGCTCTATTATGAAAGGAGGCAGATACGCCAGTATCCAAATATCAGGATCATCAACTGATGAGGACATAGCAGCAAGAGCCAGCGCCCTTCTTGGCAAGCCCTCAATAGGCCCTTATACAAACAAAGGATCGCTTGGTAAAAAACCTTATTGGATATTTGCCATATCAGGAGAGCGGGCAGCCAGATTAATGGTAAAATTACCACCATTTATGGGCATTCACCGTCAAGCCCAGATAGATAAATCTTTAGCTCTCTGGGAAGCACGGCCTACGAGACATCGTGAAACTGGGCTCCCTCCTGATTGCCACCCCGATAAAGTCCACTATGCTCGGGGCCTGTGCCGGCCTTGCCATTACAAGTTCTTTCGGTACGATATCCATAAATTAAGCGAGGAAGCGATAACTGATCGCTTAGCTCAGCGGCCAATGTCACTTTATGCAAGGGCACTAGGAGCCTAGCTGCTCTGCAATCAATTGCAGCGGTGTGTCACTGGCTCCAGTAGCTATTCAAACCTCTCGTTATGGCTTTAGTCGAGGTGTGAGCCTCGAACCAGGATGGTTTGAGAGGCTACGTTGCCATGAAGAGGTTGTTGGCTCTTCTTTGTGTAGTCGCTCTGGCGGGTTTTCCGATCAGCCGGGCTTATGCTGACACGGTTGTAAACACCGGCCCCAGCGGGCTTGATCACAGCGGAAATCCTCCTTCGCTCAGCGGTCTTACTCTGCTGGCGACGATTGCCCCGAACAACAATCGCAAAGGGTACTTCGTTCAGGCCCAATGCACGGCCGGACTCACTGTTGTATTCGATGACGCAGCGGGTTCGACCACCGCAACTGTAGTGGTACTCGGAGGAGCGGCGTCTAACGGAGCCCAGGGTGGCTCTGTAAATATGGCGGGTATGCCTCACCAGGGTCGTATCAGGATCTACTCCAGCTCGGCTGGGTGTCAGATGGCTTCGCGTGTCTGGTAATGAAAAGTCGGACCCGTATAGCTGTAGTTGCGGCGGCCTTAATAGTTGTCGCTGCTCTCAGCTCAGTCGCAAACGCTTGTATCGACCAGACTTTTGGTAGCACCGAAAACGACCCCGGTTCCTGTTCTGGGCTAGGTATCGGATTTCCTTTTACCGCAGCAGCACCACCGTCTGGATGCTCGGCTATTCAGCTAGATCAGACGGTTTCTTGCAACGCGGCGTCATTACCAATTTTGGGGATGTAAATCGTGAAGAAACGCTCAATCATTGTAGGTTTATTTACGCTGCTTTCAGTTAGCCCGGCGATGGCCTGGGAGCCGTCCAAGGACGCCCCGGCCTGGGCCAGAAGTTTACCAGCGGTACACGGCGCTCTGCAGGCTTGTCGTGACCTGGAAGACTCGGTCCAGACGGCAATGCTCACTGCTCGCGCACAATTAAATGCAGCACTTGCTGAGAATTCAGATCTAAAAAGCGCGTTATCCGATGCCATGGCTGATCGCGACAAAGCAGTAGCGCGAGTAAAAGAACTAGAGTCAGGAGCTCCGTAACATGAAAAGGCTCGTAATCGCAGCCGTTGTCGGCGCATTGCTGCATGGCCCTGCGTTTGCGGGGTCGAGCACGATCTCAGTTAAGGATGCTGGTGGATCTACGATCACTTTCGGAGCCACCACAGACGGGTCTACTAATCTTTATAGCAACTTCGCCATCGTTGACGGCTCAGCTGCCGCCAATAAGGCGGGAGTTACGGCGCGCGGTGCGCTCCAGATCGAAGGTGTAGCGAGCGGTACTGCGATTCCGGTCAGTGCGGCTTCGCTGCCGCTTCCGACTGGAGCCTCGACCAGTGCCAAGCAGCCCGCCTTGGGGACTGCCGGCTCTGCATCAACCGACGTTCTGACCATTCAGGGCGCTGCCAGCATGACCAAGCTACTGGTCACTGCTGATCCGATCACCGGCACGGTCACGGCCAATGCAGGAACCAACCTCAATACTTCTGCGCTGGCTTTGGAGAGTGGCGGCAACCTCGCAACGATCGCAGGCAGTATTGTCTCTGGAGGTACGGCCCTTGGGTCGATTAAAAACAGCCTTACTGGTGGCTCGGTAACAACTGCTGCCCCGACCTACACCACTGGTCAGATTGATCCGCTAAGTCTCAATACATCGGGTGGCTTGCGAGTCGATGGTTCTGGGGTAACCCAGCCGGTCAGCGCGGCCTCCCTCCCGCTTCCCACGGGGGCCGCCACCTCGGCAATCCAAACTGGTGGCAGCCAGAAGACCCAGATTGTCGACGGCTCTGGCAATGTTATCGCCTCGACCAGCAACAACCTCAACGTCCAGTGTGCGAACTGTTCTGGCTCTGGGGTGAGCGCGGCGGATGAAGCCTCGTTCACCGCTGGGGCTTCGGTGTTCGCTTCTGGAGGTGGGTTCTTCCAGACGACCGCGACCAGCAATCCCCTCACGACCGGCCAGCAGGGCGCCTTCCAGCTGACCGCCAACCGCGCGCTCTTTACCAATCTGCGCAATGCGGCCGGTACAGAGGTGGGAACCTCCTCGACACCCCTGCAAGTGAGCCTGGCGAACACCGCAGGCAATGCGACCGCAGTTAAAGTCGATGGCTCGGCGGTGACGCAGCCGGTTTCCATCTCCGGTAATCAGGCGGTTAACGAGGCACAGATCAACGGCGTCACGCCGCTAATGGGCAACGGCGTTAGCGGCACCGGCTCTCAGCGCGTAAACATCGCGTCTGACAACACCGCGTTTTCGGTCAATGCCAATGCTGGCACCAACCTTAATACCTCAGCCCTCGCGCTTGAGTCAGGGGGCAACCTGGCGACGATCGCAGGCAATATCGTTTCGCAAGGGACGGCGCTAGGCGCGATAAAAAACGAGCTTATGGGTGCCTCGGTCACGACCGCATCCCCCACCTACACGACGGGACAGATCAATCCGCTCAGCATGGATACTTCGGGTTCTCTGCGGGTCAATGTCGTCACCGGAGGCACGTCAGGTACGGTAGCGCAAGGTTCGACTACTTCTGGGCAGTCGGGCATGATGATCCAGGGTGCGGTTACGACCGCAGCCCCGTCATATACTACAGCGCAGACGAGCCCGCTCAGTCTCAATACATCTGGTCAACTGCGAGTATCGGTCGAAGCCATAACCAATTCGACGGGCGCTGCGACCGGCGCGAGCGTTCCCTCGAACGCCGGATATGCCGGGGTGCGTGCTACCACGTCGGAGCCCACGGCCGTTTCGGACGGCCAGCTAGCCGGCGTCATGGCCGATGTCCGTGGCGCCCAGGTGATGCTGCTGGGGGCGGTGCCGCAGAACTACGTCTCCGGGCTGATCAGCTCGGCCATGACCGGAACCACCAGCACCCAGCTTCTCGCCGCGCCGGCCGCGGGTTTGCGCAATTACGTGACGACCCTGGTCTGCTCAAACTCGCACGCCACGGTGAGTACGGATGTCGATATCAAGGACGGCAACGCAGGCACCTCGATTTTCACGATCCCGGCAGCCGCAGTCTACGGCGGCACGGCGATTTCCTTCCCGGTCCCGCTCAAACAGCCGACGACTGCAACCCGCCTCGACGCCGCTGACGTGACGACCGGCGCTAACGTCCGCTGTGCCGCCGTAGGGTACAAGGGGGCCTAGCCGATGCAACGGACTTTCAAGGGTGAGTGGAGCCTCGGCGAGCTTCACGGTTATCCGTTTACGCTCGACGGGCGCGGAGCCTACACGCAGCTTCATGCCCACGATAAGGGCCATGTCATGCAGGCGACCCGGCGGGTTGGCGTCTATGCTGTGCTGCCGAGTGGTTTCGAGCACGTCGAGACCGTGCCGCAGGGCGAGACACGTTACATCAAGGCGCACATACCGCATATCGTCTTTGCGGTCGAGGATGGGTTGACTGAATGTCAGTGCCTGTTCTCCCGCTACGGCGCTGAGGGAGAGTTTCGCGCCGATCCGAAAGAAGGATCGCGGCAACCCTACGTCGAGACTTGCGACCTCACGCAGTTGCCCGATCTTGTTCAAAAATGGCTTACCGATGAAGCGGCGTAGCGTCCTCCTTGCCGCGCTCGGTGCGCTATTCATTCCCGCATTTCGGCTGAAGGCTGCGGACGTGCCAAAACCAAGACTTTGCGTGTGGGCGAGCACCCGCAACACTGGGCTGCCGGGCCGACCGCAGCGCGGGGATGTGATCGACATCCTCGACACGACGCAGCACCCCGGCCGTAGCGTCTATGGACATCCCGACTTCCGCATCGTCGATGTCAACATGCAGTGCGACAATCCGAAGCGCGAGCTGGCTAAGTGGATCGCCCGCGACGATGCGCCGGAAGGTTTCCTGTCCTGGCATCGCAAGTTCACCCTCGACCTCGATGCGATTGAGCGAGCCGAACGCCGCCGCCTTGCGGTCGATGATGTGATCGTGACGCTGCCGGGCAATCTCTTGGTTAAGCCTAAGCTGATGCTGCCCGATCCGAGGATCATCGGATGACGGTCACAAAGATCATCGGGCCAAATGTGGGGGCGGATTTTGCAACGCCTGCGCTGTGGTTTGCGTCTTTCCCTTCGACATTGATCGATAACGAGGTCGGCAACTTTCAAAATGCCGAGGTGGTGGCCTCGGCTTCTCAAGCGCTGACCGGCGTGACGGCGGGATCGTTTACCGTGACGATGCAGGCTGGTGCGGGAAATAGCTTCGCCGACAATGCCGGTAAACTGACTAACGCCCTGGCCTATAACGCGAGCAACGGTGCGGCGTTGCGGGTGACGGCGTCGAGCAGCAGTCCGGCACTCGACATCCAGTGTAGCAATTTCGCTCTGATCGGCATTCAAGTCGAGAAGACCGACGCCTACGGTTCCGTCATCAGCTTCGGCAATAGTTCGTTTAGCGGGCGATCGATCAATCAAGTTATCGCTCAGCACACCAATAATACGACCGTTACCGGCGATGTCTGCCTTGGAGTGAATGACGCCACCGGGCCGGTCAAGAATGTGCTGTGCCTTTCAGCCCCCAGTTCTGGCGCAGGGGTCGGCGGGATCAACAACATCAACCAGAACTGCGTTTATCAGGACATCACCATCGTCAATCTCGGGACTGGCGTGGGTCGAATAGGCTTTCAGGCACCGTATGGCGCGCCGCTGCTGAATAACGTGGTCGTTGCTGGCTTTGCCACTGACTACAGCGGCACGGCTGGTACTTGCGCCAACAATGCGACCGACAAGGGTACGTTTGGCGGGACGAACTACGGTACGTCGGGGCAGGTCTCGGTGCCGCTTTCGACGGCGACATGGCAGAATATCACGCCCGCGACCGCCGATCTTCGGGCCAAGTCGTCGGGTACGAAACTTCCAGCCAACGGCACGAACACCGGCACGCCCTCGACCGATATTGTCGGCACGACCCGCGCCAGCCCGACAACGATAGGGGCGTGGGAAGCAAGCGCTGGTGGTGGCGGTGGTGCCAAGCCGCATGGCTTGCTGTTGCGAGGGGCGGGCTGATGCAGCGCATAAGCCGCCGCAGCTTGCTTGCAGGGAGTACTAGCGGCATAGCCTTGATGCGAGGGTTCGGGGGCGGCTTCATTGGCATCGGTGCCGGCACCAGCAGTAGCTGCGCGATCACGTCGGTCTTGCTCAACGGCAACTCAAGCACAGGAACGGTTTTATCAGGAAGTTCCGGGGCTACTGTGGGCACACTCACCAGCACCACGACGGGAAGCTGCGGCGCGGATAGCTGGACAAAAAGCGGCACGGATGCCGCCTCGTTTACAATAACCGGCGCAGTGGTAACGGCAGCTTCGTCGCTCAGTCCGGGCACCTATAGCGTCAATTTCATTGATACGATTGCTGGGGCAACGGGTTCCGGGGCAACGCACGCATTTACGATTACGGCCGCGGCCTCCACAACCCTAGCCACGCTGACCGTGAACAACGTCAGCGGCAGCGCCATGCCGGCCTCGGCGTTCTGGGAGTTCGGCCAGCCCTTCGGCGACGGCGATGTGCCGACTGGCAGCATCGTTACGGCGACGCTCAACGGCACGAGCGTACCGCTTCAAGCCATCGCCAGAAGCACCCACGGCAGCGGCGCGGCTTCGTCCGGATCGCTGAAATGGGGCCTGCTCCAGGCCGATCTATCCGGCGTGGCTATTAGTGCGGGCTCAAGTCAGGCGCTTGTCCTTTCATCGACCGCGGGTTCTTGGAGTTCAACGACCGGACGCACCAATGCCGATTGGACGGGTCTGGTGGATACGGTCGAGTTGACGAACCTGACGACGACCGGAACATCATCAAGCACGATGAACAAGGCCGGGACGTGGATCGCCGCGTTCGATAATGGCGCGAGCAATACTCTCGAAACCGTTGGCACCAGCCCGCTCGGTCTGCGGGTCAAGGTCTACGCCAATTTTGTCAACACCGGCACGACCCACCGCTATCTGCGCGCGTATATGGAATATTGGGTGACGCAGCTTGCCGGCGGCGGTCTGGGGCCAATAGCTTCGTTCGGGCCGATGATCGACAACACCCGGATGCTCGTCACCAGCGGCACCGATACGCCGAGCCAGTTCACCTACGATATCAATTGGAAGCGCAACGGCGCGTCGCAGCGCTCGATCACCGGCATCCCAGGCATTGCAGGGACGCTCCTGCCGTTCTGCCGGGGGGATGGACAGTACGATTGGACGGCAAGCGAGCCGGTCGTTGTCGTCACGCGTGACATCACGGAGCTGCGCAAGACCAAGAAGGTTCCGCCCTTCATCTCAGGGCTGACGACCTATTCGTTCTCGACCGAAGGGCAGATCAGCTCTCTCGGCGCGACCATGACGATGATAAATACGGGAGTCGCCAATCCGCTGTGGGGCAGCCAGAACACGACAAACCCCGTAGCCGTGAGCTTCCGAACGACGGGCGCGTTTCCGACCGGGATAGTCTCTGGCACGACCTACTGGGCAGCGTTCCTCAGTTCGACGACGTTCTCCTTTTACGACACCCTGGCTCATGCGGTCTCGGCCGGTGCAACGGGCAAGGTGACGCCATCGGGCGGGAGCGGAACGCTCTTTGTGCGCCTCGACACAGCGCCGACCAGCCCAGGCCCGCTGTGCCAAGGTTTGGAGGCGGCGGGCAATCGGCCGGACATCAGTATTTTCACCGAATGGGCTGTGGCACCCCTTTTCGCGGCCAGCGTCTCGGTTGCCGCCGCTCAAGCTGCCCAGCGTATGGCGCGCGCCACGGCGATGGCGATGTCTGGCGTGCCGTATCACTACCTCGACAACACGACGAATAAGATCATCTCGCTCTTGCCGACCGCGCAAACGCCCGCAGGGATGCAGGGGGCCGCCGATTACAGCGCCGCCTACTGGACGGGGAGCCTCTACAGCAGCGTAATCAATGGCGGCTCGGGGCCAACGGGAAGTCAAAACGGCTGGGATGCTAACACCACCTACGGGAACAGCAGTCACATCCCCTCGCCGATCTATCTGACGTGGCTGCTTGAGGGCAAAATCTATTTCCGGGATTTGCTATTCAATCTCGGCAACCGGGCTATCGTTGGCGCGGGCGGAGCCTATGGTCCGCAGATGAATTATGTGGACTCAGCGGTTGGTAGTGGCACTACCTATTATAGAAACTGGATATTGGACAGCGGCGAGTCGATCCGCGCCTGCGCATGGTCGATGCGTGATGTCGCCAATGCCGCGATGGCCGCCTCGGATGGGTCAGACGAGCGAACCTATTTCGTGCAATCGCTGCGGGATAACCTCGATCTCTACGCGGCGTTCCGCACCTACAAGAGCACCAATTACTCCAACTTGGGGATTTTCTATTACGATACGGGCGACTGGCCGGCATCGACGCATAACCTGGCTCCTAGCGTCGTTGAAGGGTTTATGGCGGTCTATTACGTCAACGCGGCGCAGTTCGCGGCGATGCTGCACACGGACAACGCCAGCGTCGGAACTGATCTGAATACCTGCGCCAATAACTGGGCGACGTGGCTGATAAATTTCTACAATCAGTGGGGCTTTGCTAGCACCGGGTACTCGATCAACCCGCGCACAACGGCGATGGGGCAAGCAACAACCGGGGCGGCTTATGCCTCTGGCGTTGCCAATGTCGGACAGGGGCCGGGGTCGAATATCTTTTTCAGCTACTCGGGTACCACCATTACATGGAGCGGCGTCGATCCGTGGTGGACGCTGGCGGTGGGGGACAAGTTCCAGCCAACCAATTGGTTCTCCCTCGACACTGCCTCGGGTTCGACGCCGAGCTGCGCTGATCCTCCAGCATCGCTCACAATTGGGACGATCTATACGATCCTCACGGTCAATGTTGGGGCCAAGACCTTCACTCTAAATAACGGCAGCGGTTCGCCGATATCGTTCGCCACCTCGCCAAGCAATCTCGGTGGCTTCCTGCTCCCGAGCGGGCAGTCCTTCGCGTCTACCGGCTATATCAGCGACGCCAATGGTGCGGGTGGCGCTGACGGTTACGGCGCGCATGTAATATCTGGTCTGGGGATGGCGGCTGTCCGGGGCGTAAGTGGGGCATCTGCCGCCTTCACGAGCGCCAACAACCGCTATGTCCTGGGGACGCCGCTCGCCTATAACACCGAGGCGATGTGGTACATGCAGAGTTCGGTTTAGGGTGACGCAACGGCGATAAGTACGTCGCCCCGCTCGCCATTGGAAAGATACCCGATAAGCGATGCGAGCAGCGACATTTTCCACCATCCCTCAGCGGAGGCCGTACCGGCGGAAGTCATCTTCTCCACGGCAAACCCGGTTTCAGTGAGCGCCTGATTGAGACAAGTGCTGGAGAGCGGAGTGATGTGGCCGCTTTCGGTATAGTCATTCGCGGCGAACCAGCGATAAACCCCGGATTGACAGAACATTGCCTTGGACAGCGGGCTTTCAATGTTGGGGGTCGAGAGGATCAGGAACCCAGTCGGTTTGAGCAATAGGCGGGTTTGGCGCAGAAAGTGCCTCGGGTTTTCCAGATGCTCGATGATCTCGCTGGCGATCACGCAATCGAAGCTGCGATTAAAACGGTGGTAAAAATCCTCGTTTAGATTGGCCTCAACGAAGTCAACCCCGTCTCGGTATTGCAGTTTGTCAGGGATGAAGTCGCAGGCCGTAACCTGATATCCGGCATCCGCAAGGCGGCGCGATAGAGCGCCGGCACCGCAAGCGAGATCGAGGACGGCACCCGCCGGCAGTTTGGTTTTGAGGATGTTCAGCAACTCGGCATGAACGCCGGGAACGCCATGTACCCGCAAGCCTGCGTATTTTTCGAGGCTGTCGCTATCGACCTGATCTTCGACCCGGTATCGACCCACGATTGTCATGCGCGCGCTCGATAGCAGATTTGCGGTTTTCACTCAACCCTGAGTCTCGGCAGGTCTCCGGGACGGCTCAAAGCAACAGATAGACTACTGCAATCAATTGCAGCAACACAATCGACTTTTTCTTTACCCATAGCTGACTGGCCCATACACTCCCTTCATACCCTAATTAAACAGGGCCATGGAGGGCTGTTATGTTGCAATTGGCTGCTAAAGCCAGGCTTCCCCTGATCTTTGCCAGGTCTCAGGAGAGTTCGTCTTACCTCGGGGCCGTGCTGTCCGAGACGATCGGAGAAGAAGCGCTTAAATTTACCAAAACTCCACTCGAATCCGACCGTGTGTATTACTCCCGCACGGTTAAAGATTTTCCCAGCCGGCGAGCTTTGTTCGATTTATTCGAAGCAGCTGGGTCGTCTCTTATCACGGTCGACGCGGACGATAGCTTCCCCGGTGCTGTGGAGGTCGGGGAAGTTGCGACCCCGACAGATCTTCTGGTTAAGGCGATCGAGGAAGCCCACGGCAAGCCCGATAGCCTGCTTAGGGCCGTGAAGGGCTGCACCGTCATCGAAACCATCAACCTCTTGAAGATGACTCAGGTGCGTGAAGGCAAGCTGGACTTCGAGGGCATATCGAAAATGCGCCGAGATCTGGTGCAGCCGACCCAGGGCCTTACGGTGATCGATACCAAGGATGCGGTCTATGTCGCACCCAAGCGTATAGCCGAGTGGGAAGACCGTGAGAGGCACTTCTTCGGTAAGGTCGACCACAGGCTGGCCCCGCGCGGTCTGCTGCTCTACGGGCCTCCAGGCACCGGCAAAACCGCTGCCTCGAAGTGGCTGGCCCAGAAGTGGGGACTGCCCCTGTTCAGATTAGACATCGGTGGCACCAAGAACATGTTTGTTGGTAACTCGGAGAAGTTTCTGCGCGAGGCAATCTTCCGGGTCGAGCAAGCTGCGCCCTGCATCGTGCTGCTCGACGAAATCGAGAAGATGTTCACCGGCAGCTACCAAGACTCAACCACCATGTCGATGGCCAGCTACCTACTGTGGTGGCTGTCTGAGCATCGAGCCCAGGTGCTTACCGTAATGACCTGCAACAACAAAGACGTTCTTCGCCCCGAGCTCTACCGAGAAGGCCGCCTGGACGGTCAGATTGAATTCCCGAACCTCGAGTCCATGACGGCCGTGGTGGAGTTCGCCAAGCTGATCTTTGCCTCCTACGATATGAATACACCGCCTGATATCTTGGCCTGGGCAACTAAACTGAAGTCAGGAGCAACCGAAACCTGGTCTCATGCCAAGGTTATCGAGACGGTTAAACAGCGAGTCAAAAGCAACATGCTAAATCTCTTGACCCAGGAGGCCAATTAGGCAAAAGTTACTGTATCTTTATTTCCCTAATCACGGAGGAACAGGGACATGTCTGAACGACAGTTTATGAGAGGCACGACAGGTAGTAGTGATTACCTGATGATCGCCAAAAACGGCGATATCGGCCTGGGCGTTAAGCCCCTGTTCGAAAGCCATTACCTCACAATCGACGGTAAACACGGCACTGTCGGTGTGTTTGCAGTACGCCTGCGTTCGGCGCCGCTCGATCATGCCGCAGTACCTAAGCATGTTATCGTCGAGACCTGGCCAGAAATTAAGTTTAAGGCTGTAGATTCACGGAGGGCTTCGGCAATTATTGGTGGTCCAGTCTGGGGCAAGAAACGGAGCTCGGAGCTATTAGCCGGTTTCGCTCTACAGAATGTAGACGCGGCGTTGACGGCCAAAATTTTAGCGCTGCTGGGGGACCAGGTTGCCCTCGCCCCGGCCGATGAGATAAAAGCTTTCTTGCTTGAGAGCTTCATCGAGAAACTTGGCCCAGACCGCGCCGGTCCGCTCGATGGCACACCGTTAGATTTTGCTTCCTACCTCAATAAGACCCATCACTCAGTGTACGATATTGTTGCTCAGTACGATCATGTCGACGACCCGTATGACGAAGAATTAATGGACGACGAGGAATTAGCCGACGAAGAAGACTAGACCGCTCGGTTAGCACCCGGCAGGCTCGTTAGGGGCTTGCCGGGTTTTTCTGTATCGACCATGGAGGGTTCGGTGTATCTGGGCAAGGGGGAGCTTGTAAGAATCTCGTTCTGTCGGGGCATTACCAGGACGGTAAATGCGGGGCTGTTGCTTTTCGTAATTTCAGAAACAATTAGGCATGACAAGAAATTGCATAAGAACTTGGGCTGGAATTCTACACCGAAATGGCTTTGGGAAGCCCTGTCAGGGTTAAGCCTGTCTCAGTTTAATCGAGCTTTCAAAGAACTCAGGGATGAGCTATGTCTCATTGAGACGGATACCAAATTAATTGGTAGTGTTAGGGCGCATTACACTCGCATTACCGAAATAGGATGGCGACAACTTGAAATTAGACCTGACGTAGTTACTGCCCGCTTCCCGAAATAATCTCTTTAGACCATGGAGGGTCTGTTGAGTTCCGTGTCTATTATTACGAAATGCCGTAATTTAACCAAATCGGGTGACGCGGCAATCCTATACAACAGGGTTCAGTGGTGGTGTCAGTGGTCGCTCATTAAACGCCGGGGCGTTTTTTGGTATGCGAAAACCAGAAAAGACTGGTTAGCAGATACGGGCTTGAGCCTAAATCAGTACAACCGATCGCTGGCCCGTCTTAAAGCTCTGGGTCTCGTCGAGACTCGCCAGATGAAATATCACGGCGAGTTTATCACTCATATCCGGATATGTGAAAGTGCGGCAGAATTGCCGATAACTGCCACCGAGTCTCACATTGGAGACTCCACCGAGTCTCACATTGGAGACTCGCTTATCTATATGGGAGATAAGTCTAAGGAGATAACAGCGCCCAAGAGCGCTGAACCTCTAGCGGAGGAAATTAAGGAAGACTTTTCCGGAAAAGGGAAAGAGGAAAAAGCTAGACCCGAATTGCAATTGATTGCGGGAGGGCTCACGGAGGAGTCGATGAACGCCAAGGATTACATCCTGAAAGCTCAGGCAAAAGATAGACCCGTTCCTAAAAGCTCAGCGGAGGCGCTACGAGAGGCTTGGAGAGCCGGAGTACACCAACACCATAAGACATTCGTTCCTGCCCTCACGGGGCAGCAGATGGGGCAATTGAAGCATTTTGAGAATAGGACTCCACCGGGGCGGGCTGTGGAGATCCTTTCCTGGGCTTTGGAACACTGGGACAGGTTCCGAAATCTCACTGAGGAAGAGGCCGGGGCCTTCAATACGCCCACGGCGCCCATGCTGGGATTTCTGCTCAAGCACGTCCAGCTGGCGATCAAGGGGGAGGCCGAGGTATCGGCCCCGGAGAATGAATACAAATCCAAGGTCAAGATTGGTGGCCCTAAGCCCAATATGGGGCTCAAGAGCGTCGCCAATGGATAAGCTGCTCCCGGGCATCCTGGATGATGCGGTTCATGATCGCTTGTGGCTGGGCCGTGACGAGTTCTGCAATGATGCCGGTATCCCGGTCGAGCATCTGCACACCAGCATGGTTGGAGTTTGCTCCGAAGCTGAATTGGCCTATTTCCTGCGCGGTTCGAAGACACTGATAACCGAAGATCACTGCTGGGGCCTCTACTACACTGGCACTGGCTATAAGCCTCCTGTAGCCCTGCGCATGTCATATCTAGCCGGCGGCTATCTCAGAAACTTTATCCGGGCCAGGGTGATTGTGCTTAACGACCTGATGGCCCAGATCGAGGCCAACAACCCGCCTGATATCTCGGTGGTGCTGATCCCCGATTTTTACACTGGCAAAACCGACAAGAAGGCCATGCCAGCCTGGAAAGTGAGGCAGCTGTATAGCTGGCTGCTCCAGAGATGGCAGAGGTCACAGCACACGATTATCGCGGTTTCGAACCTCAAGGATTTGTCTTCGGAATGGGGGCCGCACGTTGGCGAGCATATTTCTGAGTTCTTCGCGGAGGTGACGCCGTGAAGACCGCTGGTTTCATGTTTATGTCGGCGCTACTTACGAGCGGCAACAAGGCCGACAACTTGTCGCATGGGGCGCTAGGCCACCTGTTTACCGAGCTCGAACAGCCGGCCTACGCATGGGTAAACCAGTTCTCCAAGAACTACGGTGACCTGCCTACGGTCGATACCTTTGAAGACGCGACCAAAGTCGAGCTGCCGATCGCCCCGGAGCCGGTAGCCTATTACCTAGACCTGCTTCGTCAGAGATATACGCACGACAGCCTGCTGGCAGGCATGGAGTCCGCTCGTAAGATCTTGGGCGACACTCACGACCAGGAAAAAGCCCTGGCTGGCTTAACCGACCTGGTAATGCAATTGGTTGCAGAGAAACACGGAGGCGTGTTGCGAGATTTCCGCGAGGCTTATGATTTGGTGATGTCGAGTTACTTAGCCAAAAAAAGCGGCGCCGAAGCGGGTATTAAATTTGGTTGGCCTACTCTGGATAAGATGACCGGAGGTATGGTTACGGGGGATGTGGTCAGTCTGATCGGAAAACCGGCAGCGGGTAAGTCGTGGCAGCTTTGCTATAACGCTTATCACGCTTGGTCTGAGCAGGATAAAGTGCCTCTGATTGTCTCGACGGAAATGGCTATGTTGGCCATAACCCAGCGCCTTGCCTCTCTGCATGCGAAAAAGAATTTCGGACAGATTAAAGACGGCACATTGACCAGCGTGGGGGAAAAACAAGTGTCGGACCGCCTCGGTACTTTGGCCGGAGCCCCGGTGCCTCTGTGGGTGCTGGACGGAAACCTGTCGAGTTCAGTCGAAGACATTTACGCCATTGCCCGTCAGGTAAAGCCTGACTGCATCTACATTGACGGGGCCTATTTGCTTACGCACCCTAAAGAGCACGACAGGTACAAGCGCGTGGCTGAAAACACCAGCTTGATCAAAAAAGAGCTGGCCAGTTTATGCCCCGTGGTGTGCTCCTGGCAGTTCTCCCGAGAGGCTGCCAAAAAGAAGAAGATCGAAGAGGTTGGCCTTGACGAAATTGGTTATAGCAATGCCATTGGAGAAATTTCCAGCATCGCCTTGGGGCTCTTTCAGGAAGAGAGCGTTGAGACAGTGAAGGGTAGGGTGGTAAATATCTTGAAAGGTAGAAACGGAGAGACTGGTCGGTTTACGACCAACTGGAATTTTTCCCTGATGGATTTCAGTGAGAGGGTCGAAGTGGCCTTCGAAAAAATCCAATACCCATAGCCATTTTTCCTTGTCTTTCGTCCGGTCACCGCTACGATACCCTTACTCAAATTCTCTTATTCCCACGGAGGGGAAAATGGCTAAATCAGCAGTCCAGATGTTAAAGGACGAGGTTAATCCGGAGACGGAGATGACCGGCCTTATCGACAGCCTGGGCGCTCGCGCAGCGGAGTTCGAGAAAGCCAAAAAGCTGGTCCGCGAGTTTCAGAACGACCAGACCCGGTTGCGTGCCCTGATCGATGAAAAGAACAAGCCAGACGAGACGGGTTCGGCTGTTGGCTCCAATTTCATCGTCGATTTCGGGGCCAAGGGCAAAGAGCGCAAGATCGTCGACATGAAGCCGATCGTAGAGCGGCTCGGCGCTAAGGTGTTTCTCACCGTGTGCAGCTTTCCTCTGGGTCAGGTTGACGACCTGTTTACCAAGGCAGAGCGCGACAAGTTCGTGACCGAGTCTCAGAATGGTTCGCGCAGCCTGGAGTTTAAGCCGGCTCGGGTATCCCTGGCAGAAGCCGCCGAGTAGGATCAAAACACCACGGATGGTGTCGTGTCATGAGCTTCACCGACAAAGAACTTTCGGATTGTGTGCCGGGCTTGCTCCGCTACGCACGGTCTCTTACCCGTAACCCTGATAAGGCTGAAGACTTATTAAACGACACGATCTGTCGGGCTTTAAAGAAGCGACATCTTTATACCGAAGACGCCAAGCTGAAACAGTGGCTTGGTGTGATTATGCACAGCCAGTACGTGAATTATGTTCGTAGAATTGCCCGCGAAGGAAAGTCTGTAGAGGTTCGAGATACTGATCCGGCTCTGACTTATCAGGCTGATCAAGATTGTGGTCTTAGAATGCGCGATCTTGCTAGGGCTTTCGGCCAGCTTTCAGAAGATCAGCAGCAGGTTATTATGCTTATCGGCGTTGAAGGAAAACGCTACGATACAGCTGCAGAGATTGTGGGCATCCCGGTAGGCACTATCCGAAGTCGTTTAAGCCGGGGCCGAGTTAATCTGAAAGAATTAGTTGGTTAAACCACGGAGGTTAACCTTGCCTGTACCCATCACGCCTAAGTATCTGGACGATCTTCGGTCAGAAGCTAAAAGTCAGCAGCGTCGAGGCCGGCAGTATTTCAACAATGAACTGACGCCGCTGCAATTGATTGCACTGCTCGACGAGCTATATCGCCTTGAAGGCCGAGAGCATGACTTGCTGCAGTCGAACAATCATTATCTGGAGCGGGCGCGTGTTGCCGAAGCCCAAGTCAGGGTCGTGCAGGAGGGTGTTTTCAAGCGTATTTCAGAAATGGTGATGCACGCTGCCTCCCCGACTATCCTTGTGTACGACGGTGTTATACCGGAAGACGTAAAGAACAAGCTGTCGAGCAACTGGAAGGGTCTAGCCGATAGCTATTACGGTCAGTTCAAGAAGGCGGGTTCGTGACAGAAGACGAAATCCGTGAGTTTGTAGGGCTGCTTGGGCAGAAGACCGGAGAGTTTCGAGCCGGATGGGTGACGTGTACTTGCGCTCTTGCCCCCTGGACACACACTCACGGTGGTAAAGACAAGTCCCCTACCTTCGGGATCAAGATCGAAGAAGGCTTGCCCTTCGTATCGTGCTTTGCCTGTGATTTCCACGGCAAGCTGTGTGATCTGATCGTCGAGCTGCATTATCTGGGCTCTGAACTGCCGCTGGGCGCTTTGCTGGCAAAGCTGGACGGCCTCGATATCGAAATCGAGAAGCCGATCGCCAACTGGGAGGAGCAAGCCTGGCGGCATGAGGAAGCAATCTTCCCAGAGTGGCTGCGCGAAGCACTGGAGCCTGCTTGGTGTGACGGAGAGGTTCATCCATATCTGGGGGATAGAGGCGTGCCAGTGGTCACGGCCCAGGCCCTGGATATCTGTTGGGATGACTTCCGACAACGCATCGTGTTCCCGGTAAGAGATTTTAAGGGCCGTCTGCGCGGTTTACACGGCCGCTCCATCTATCCCCACGTCGAGCCCAGATACCGCATGTACCCGTTCGAGAAGAAAACTAACCCCCATGTCTGGCTAGGTGAGCATTGGGTAGACTTCGAGAAGACGGTTGTCGTGACTGAAAGCGTGTTCGATCTCGCCAGGGTCCATCAGGTCTACGAGAACACCGTGACACCGTTGCGAGCTAGCCTGAGCGTTGAGCAGGTTAAGCGCATGCTTGGTGCTCGTAAGATAATCACCCTATTCGATAATGACAAAGCCGGGGAGAAGGCTCGCTCGAAGATGTCCCTGGTCCTACGCAGCCAAGAAATAGTCCACTTGCTGCCTCCCGAAGAATTTGGAGATGCCGGGGCCACGCCTCTTGATCAGCTTGGTATGATTTTAGAACCGCACCTGTAATAGACGATTGACTGTGTAAGTGTGGCGGCTAGACTACACGAATCACTGGATGTGATTTTCTGATCTCACGGAGGAGATTGAAACATGGGTATCAAATTTACTGGTAAAGCCGCTGCTGCGGTAGCTGCCCAGCCTGATGAAGGCACCCAAGACAATACGGGACAGGCCGGGGCGCACGGAGTTCAGCCAGCCCCTCTTAGCTTCGTAAAGCCCGGCGTTGCTATTGCAACTGCCCAGGCGGCTCCCAAGTCCACAGTAAGCTGGATGAAGAAGGGTCTCGCCCTCCAGTCAGCTCTCCAGAAAGACGAAACTATTGCGGCCGAGCGCAAGGCCGACCGTGAGAAGCTCTGGCGCTTTCGCATGAAAGCCGGCCAGGAGCGGACAGTCACCTTTCTCGACGGCAACCTCGACGCTAACGGCATGCTGAACGCAGTTGCTTTCCGCGAGCATCGTGTACCGTTCCAGGGCGGCTATCAGAACTACATCTGCACCGAAGACAATGAACCGTGCCCGATCTGCCAGGGCGGTGATCAGTCTTCGTTGGTGTTCGCTTTCACGATCATCGACCACACGCCCTATACGTACACCAGTGGCCAGAATGCCGGTAAGACGGTGAGTGACCGGGTGAGATTGTTTGCCTGCAAACGAACCTCCTACCTGATGCTGCAGAAGCATGCGACGGCCCAGGGCGGTCTAGCAGGTGTCACGTTTGAGATTACCCGCACCACCGATAAGTCCCCAGGTGTTGGCGATGTTTTCGTGCCGACCATGAAGAACAGTATCGCCGATATCCAAGCCCAGCTGCCAGATGCCAAGGTAGCCAATTACGAAGAAGAATTGATCTACCGTGATGCCGCTACCCTGTCTGCTATGGGGCTGGGCAAGACGGTTACGACGATCGGCGCCAAGTCTTCGTCTGCAACCATGCAGCAGGCTGAAGATTTGTTATAGGACGATCTGAGGCCGGGTTAGCTCAGTTGATAGAGCACCGCCTTTGTAAGGCGTGGGTCGGAGGTTTGAGTCCTTCACCCGGCACCAGACCCCACCACGGATGGTAATCGGGCATGGAAGCTTTCCATAGAATTCTGTCTGGGCAAGCCCTGACAAAGAGACAGCTGACGTGGTGCGGTCGGGTTGTTCTCGTCTGGATGACAATGGATGTGATCCAGTTTGCTGATATGGTTGTCGGGTGGTTTAAGTGACATCTGTCGCTGACTTGCTTATGTCAGAACCACCGATGATGACCGGGGCCAGTGCTGTTTACGAATACAGCGAAGCTCTGGAAAAGCGCTTCGAGGCAGTGTCTCGCTTCGGCGATCCGTTTTCGATGTCTAAGGTAGTAGGCAAGCATCTGCATCTGCCCCGAGCGGTATGCCCTATGGGGCTGGACCTCCGGGTAGACGGCGTTGCAATTGATTTCACTTCCAGCTTCGTGCCTAGGTCGGTAGAGCAAGCCCGTGTCGTCTCCGAGGTAGTCGCCTGTCTGAAAGCCGGCCACAGCGGGGTTTTACAGGCCCCGACAGGATTCGGGAAAACCGCTGTTTTTTCTGAAGTAATTGCTCAGCTTGGTATTAAGCCGTTAATCATCGTTACGAAGGACGATTTACAAAATCAATGGATAGATGCCGCCCAGAAGATGCTAGGACTAAAGCCAAAAGAAATAGGTCTTATCCGGCAAGATACATGTCAAGTAGAAGGCCGTAAATTTGTAATTGGCATGATACATTCTCTTTCCATACCGGGGAGATATCCGCAATGGATACTTGATGAGTTCGGACTCGTATGCTGGGACGAGGTACACCATATTTCCGCAGAGAGTTTTAGCAACACTGCTCAATTGTTTCCTAGCAAGCTTCGGTGGGGGCTGTCTGCCACGGTAGACCGTGTGGACGGAAAAGAAGTTCTGATTTTCGCTAACATCGGCCCGATCAGAGTAAAAGCTCATGACCTGCCGATGACGCCCAGGATTGTCCAGGTGATGACCAACTGGATGTGTCCCCGTGTCAGGAAGATTGACGAGGAAGGAAGGCAGAAGGTCGTAAGACTGCCGCACTCGCCAGGTAAGTGCGGCCATATCACTAAGATAATATCAAAAGATATAGGTCGTAACACTAGATTGGCTGCTATCACGATGGCTTGTCATGCCAAGGGGCGCAGGATCGTTGTTTTCTCCGATCTACTCGAACACCTGGATCGCTTTAAGGGCATGCTGTCGGGGCTGCCCAGCAAGGATATCGGCTATTACGTCGGTGGCATGAAGCAGTCTGAGCTCGACAAGTCGAAAGCTTGTCGGATCATTCTGGCAACCTACCACATGATGAGCGAAGGCAGTGACATCCCCTGGCTCGATACCGCTGTGCTGCTAACGCCACGATCGGATGTTAGGCAAGTGGTCGGCCGTATTCTGAGAGAGCATCCAGACAAGCAAGAGCCTTTGGTAATCGACCCTGTTGATGACGACAGCCCAGTGTATGCCGGCTATGCCAAGCGTCGTAGGCACTGGTATCGGGCTATCGGCGCCGTCGTGGCCCAGGCCAGCTAAATGCCCTACCGAGAGATAAATGGACAGAAAGTTAGAGTGTTTCGCGTAGGCGAGGTTGCTCGACGTTTAGGAGTCTGCCGGCGAACACTATTCAACTGGGAGCAACGCGGTTGGGTGCCTAAATTCAATGACTTCCCCAAGCATCGAGTATATACTGAGTATCAGCTACGACTTCTCCGACAATTGAGTGTCGTGTTGAAGCGCTGGTATCGTCTGAAGCACTTGCCAATACCTGCCGCCCAAATCGATCGAAGCATTACGATTGTTAAAACCCGATGGGATCGCGTGCCTGGAGTGACCGATGCAATCGAAGACTCTAAAAGGGCAGCTATGGCTAAAGCACGAGAACAGCGCGGAAGAGTCTTTCGAGGAGGAGATCGGCATGTCTGAGTCGACGACCGTAGGCCCTAAAGTAGCTGTCGCTGTCGAGGCCAGTATGACCTTGAACATGGGCAACTACAACTCGGGTAAGTGCGGGGTTAGCGTGTCTATCCCCTGCGAAATTCACGAGCTCGAAGATATCTATTCATTTGCCCGTGATTGGGTAGATGGTAAAATGGAAGAATTGGTCACTCGACTGCAATCGTCGAAGTAACCAGGGCAGGCCCACGGAGGGGCGTATATGGCAACCACAGCCGAGTTGTTTACGGGATTTTGTAAGGCTCACGGCGACGATGTAGGAAGCTTCGGGGGAACGCTTATGGAGGTGCCCCGTATCCCTACCGGGTTCTTTGCTTTCGATCTTGCTTCCGGAGGTGGTTTGCCGAAAGGTCGAGTGTCGATCATTGTAGGGCCAGAGAGCAGCTGTAAGTCCAATTTGGCCCTGCGAGCTATCGCTAATCATCAGCGCTTGTGGCCTGACCAGACGAACGTGTTCTTTGACCTAGAGCATACGCTTGATCCGGGCTGGGCCAGGGCACTAGGGGTCGATACCGATAAGCTGTTGGTGCTTGAGCCTTCTTATGCTGAGCAGTGTGTCGACATGATCGACGGCCTATTGGAGACCGACGATATCGGCATGGTAGTTCTCGACAGCGTAGCTGCAATGGCGTCCACGGCCGAGATCGAGAAGGAAACCGAGAAATCGAATATGGGTGTTTCCGGCAACGTGATGTCGAAGCTGGTCAAGAAGTCCACGCACACGATGGGACAGGCTAGGAAGAAGGGTGGCTCAGGCACCCTGATCTATGTGAACCAGGTTAGAACCAAGCTGGGAGTGGTGTTTGGAGATCCAGAGTGTCTTCATGGTGATACGCCTATCAACTTCGTTGACGGTCGTCACCTGACGATCAGGGAAGTTGTCGAACAGAAATTAGACGGCCCAATTTGGGCGTTCGACGAAACCAACGGAAGTTTCGTGCAAGCTCGTATCCTAAGTCACCATTACAATGGACAAGCTAAGGACGGAGAGTTTCTCACCGTTACCTCGGAGGCTCTGGACACCAAGAACGGTGTTCTATCCGCTACCGTGAGTGTAACTCATAAGTTTTTCACTGACAGCGGATGGAAACAAGCGAGAGAGCTGACGACGGAAGATAAACTTCTTACTCGATACCGTAGCGTCATAGGCGGTTCTTTGAGAAAGTTTCTGACCGGGGCTTTGTGCGGTGATACCTCCATCGAGCGTCAAGGAGATCGAGCTCGTCGAGTAGGATTGCGGTTTAGTGACCGTAATGACCCGGACTACGCTATGTGGAAATGGAAATTACTGGCTCCGTACTTTGGAGGTAGGAGTGACGTATCAGGGCTGCGCATTCCAGCAGCAACAGAGTTGTCTTACTTTGTAGAAAACTTCGGTGGTTGTCGTCATCCGGCTCCGTTGTTCGCTGATTTTTCATGGTTAGCATTTGCAATATGGATGCTTGACGACGGCAATTATTGTCGAGGCAGATACACGCTCGCCATCGGCAGGTTTAGAACTAAGCCGGATGTGCGCGCTTGGATATCAGCTAGACTGAATGACTTAGGTCTGAGTCACCGATGGCATCAAGATAAGAATGTGGTATTTTCCACGGCTGTTAGTGCCTATATCGCAGAGAAAATCGCTGAGTTTGTTCCGCCTTGTATGCACCGTAAACTTCCTGAACACCTTAGAGGTGTAGGACTGACGGAATTGCAAGGGAAAGACAGTCAGGTGCCAAGTTGGGTCACGATTACGTCTATCGTTCAGTCTTCTCCTAGAAAGTACCGAGAGAGAGGCTTGTACGATATTCATGTTGAAGGGCATCACAACTACCTGGCGGGTAACGTAGACAACGGTTTCGTCGTGCATAACACCATGCCCGGAGGAATGGCCCAGAAGTTTCAAGCATCAATGATTGTTCGCCTGTACGGCAAGAACATCGTGGACCCCAAAATCCACAAGACCATGCCAATCGCAAAGAACGTAAAGGCTGTTATCAAGAAGTGGAAGGTGCCCATCTTAGCGGTCGGGGCCGAGTTCGAAATGGTCACTTACCCGCACAAGGGCCTTGGCGTAGGCGAGACAGATGATTGGTCAGTGGTGTCCGAATACCTCAAGACCTTCGGTCAGATAGAGAAGCAGAAAGACGGATACCTGATGTTGGGTGAGTCTTATCCGACTCAGAAGGCCATGCAGGAGCGCTTCTATACCGATCACAAGTTCTCTGACGATATTCGCTCGGCTTTGATCCAGCGGCTTCTGGAAGATCCCAATTTGGTGCTAGAGCTCAAATAACCCACGGAGGGGTGAATGGATCGTATCTATTTTGCACACGCGATGTGTGACTACGACACGGCCCGAGAGGGCTTCGCCATCATGAATATCGAGCGGGCATTTCCTCGCTGCGAGATTGTAAATCCCAATACGCCTAAGTTCTCGGAAGCCTATGAGAGATCGGGGAAAGATTTCACCTACTGGCTGAAGCTGGCCCTGTCCTGTGATCGACTGGTGTTCATGGCCATGCCCGGTAAGGGCCGGCTGATCAGCTCTGGGGTGGCCAAGGAAGCCATGCTTTTCGACGGCAATCGCAAGCCAGTGTATGAAATCGACCGCAAGACCTTCCAGCTGCTGACTACAGTAGTGCCCAGGCCGGGGCCGTGGGAAAGGGTAATGTCCGAGGAAGACACCCGTAAGATTGTCGACATGATCAATGACTGGAGAGCTGTAGCTTGAACAGGTGGATTGACCGTCAGAGTGGTATCGGCAAGGCAGGCCGGCGATCGGAGAAGCATGACGCCAAGCGCCTAGGGGCCAGACTAACGCCCGGTTCTGGCATGTTGCCCGGCGCCAAAGGGGATATGACCAAAGGCCAGTTCCTGGTCGAGTCCAAGTCGACGATTAACGGTAGCCTGGGCTTGAAGCTGGATTGGCTGCTCAAGATTGGCGGCGAAGCCAGGGCACTTGGTAAGACTCCGGCCATGCTCCTAAATTTCACGACCGGAGACGGCACTGCACGAGAGAGTTGGGCTCTGGTCCCGCTCTGGGTATTCAAAGAGTGCTGCAATCAATTGCAGGAGGAACAATGAAATTCTTAAAGACCGTGCAGAAGGCCCTGCCGGAAAATTCTATTAGGTTTTTGCTTCACCGCGAGCTCACCAAGCCGGGGCAGGGGCGTAGCCATCGTGTTCTGCACGCCTCCGATATGACTCATGACGAGAAGGAGTTCTGCCCGCGTGAGTTCGCCCTGAAAGACATCTTACATGCCACGGCTGAGACGCAGCGCGAGACCGCTGCAATGGCTATGGTCTACATGCACGGTCACATGATCCAGGCAGAGATATGCACGATCTTGTCGAAGTCAGGTCGTGGCATAGGAGATTGGCGATGCCAGAATTGCTACACCATGATCCAGTTCGCATTGTTGCCCGTGCTTTGCAACGCCTGCGGCTGCAAAAGTTTCGACTACGAAGAAATGCGGTTCGAATCGCCCGCAACCGGGGCGAGCTGCGGGATCGACTTGCTGATCAAAACAGCGGCCCAGAAGCTACGAATTCTGGAGATAAAGTCGATTAAGGAAGACTTCTTCAAGAAGCTAGTGGCCCCGAAGGCTGAACACAGGGTACGCACAAATCTCTATATGCGCCTTGTCGAAGACAGCGGCCGGCACGGCCTGATCAATGTTGAAGAGGCTACTGTCCTATATGTCTCCAAAGGCTATGGAGTGAAGGAAGACAGCGTAGCAGCCTGGGGTTTCAACGAAGAAGGCTGGAGCCCATTCAAGGAATACACCGTCACGCGCAATGACGCCGAGACCGAGGAATACTGGCAACGCGCCAAGATGCTCAACACCTTTCGCAAGGAAGGCAAGATGCCCTTGGGGGTGTGTCCGACCAGTTTTGGTCAGAGGGCGAAAGACTGCTCGATGGTGCATCAGTGCTTTAGTGGCAAGTACCCTGCCTGGGACGGCTGGCTTTGACGCTATCTTGCCACGCCCGCAGACCTTTTGTAGTAGGAGAAGGGCGATGACACAGGAAGCGGACGGCATCGCGAGAGCCTTTCGCGACGGCAAGAAATGCAGTCGCACACGGACGGAAACCGATGGTAATGAGGTCTATCTGCATGGAAGTCGGATTGCTTGGCGTGATCGCACCAATGGCACGGTCTACATGACCTTGGCCGGCTGGGACACGGTGATAGCTCGCGATCGGTTGAATGCTATCTGTTCGGCGTTCGGTAGGTCGTCTTGGCGGTTCCGCCGGGCGAAGATAGGGCAGGCTTTCAACGATCACCCAATAGGCAATAGGGACGTGGTGACCCTGGGCTGACAGTGGCGTAAGATTCGCGAATGCCAACCAATTGAAAGCTCCACGGAGGGAGTTTCACATGATAGTAGCAGGGCTTGACCTATCGGCGACTGCTACAGGAATTGCCATCCTGCAGACTTTTGGAGACGGCAAGGTCAATAAGCTCTATGAGGAAGAGATATCGGTAAAGGGTAAGGGATTGGACCGGGCGCTGGCGATAGCCGATCGGATAGGGGATGCTCTGGATCAGTTCAAGCCCGAGAAAGTGGCCCTGGAAGGCTACGGGTTTGGCAACGCATTTACCTTGGCGATCCTGGTTGAAGTCGGTACGGTTGTACGTCTCCGGTTGAAGCTGATGGGTTTAAGTTACCTGGAAGTACCTCCGAATAGTATCAAGCTATTCGTGACCGGGGCTGGCAATGCCCAGAAGGATAAAGTGCTGCTAGAACTGTATAAGCGCTGGGGCTTAGACATGAAGACTAATAACACTGGCGATGCGGCCGGGGTTGCCCTTGTGCAGCTTGGCGTGGCCAACCAGGTCGTCCTGACCGAGTTCCAGAAAAAAGCGATCAGCAAGCTGTCTTCCTGCAATTGATTGCAATTTTCTCTTGATCTTTGCAGGTAGCTAGATACACTCTGTTTTATCAAACACCGAGGAGGGTGGGAAATGAGTGATAAGCCGTCAACGCTCGATCTGCTCAAGGCAGCTACCAACAAGGCCGCAGCGCCAGGACCGGAGGCGGTTCCTGTTAATGCCGAGGCCCTGTTGGAGCAAGAGGTAGCCGCAGATCCTCCCGAGGAACCTCCGTTTGATCTGGAGCCGCAAGTCGAGCATATTCAGACTGTGACTGGGGAAGTTATCACTGTGGTGACAAACCCGGTTGCTCTTTCGGCTGAAGAGGGGACAGAGGAAGTGGCAGAGACGGCGCAGCCCACCTTTACCCCGATTAAGCTGACTGCCGGTCAGATCGACACCCTGACAGCCGCCCAGCTTAACAAGACTGCCCACGAGCATAATATCGTGATCGAGGGCTGGCCCGGCATGAAGGTCGAGGAAAAGAAGGCGACCCTCAAGAACCTGATCCACCCCGAGTATGTGGACAAGGAAACGCCGGAACAGGAAATCCTGCCGCCGGCAAAGCCGGCCGGGGCTGATAAGCCCGTCGCCAAGATCAAGAACACGACCAAGGTAGGGGTGAACACCGATCCCCTGGTCAAGATGTCGTTCGAAATCGAGAACATGGACGAAGCCCAGCTGCACACCGCAGTTAAGAGTTGGGTACAGCGTCAGTCGCTCGATTTCTTTGCTCTGGGCGGTTATCTCACCCAGATGCAGATGAACGCCTGGTTTGGCCAATACAAGAACATGGAAGAGTTCTGCAAGGCCGAGCTGGAGCTCAGCTACCGCACCGCGCGGTACATGATGGTCTGCTATGAGGGCATCCTCGAAGCCGGCCTGACGGCTGACCAGGTTCAGCAAATGGGCTGGTCGAAGTTGAAGGACGTAGTGCCTCTGCTGAACAAGGATAACGTCGAGGATTGGGTGCAGAAGGCCCTGACCCACAATGTGTCCGATTTCCAAGAGCTGGTGAAGGCCGAGAAGGGCGACGACAACAGCAGCGGAGCCGGCCCCGACACTGCCACCGACAAGGTTATCAAGACAGCCAGCTTTAAGCTGCTTAATGACCAGATCGACACGGTGAAGCAAGCTCTCGATAAGGCCAAGGCCGAAGGCAACACGGAGAGTGACTCTGTGGCCCTGGAGTACCTGGCTCTATCGTATTTGAACGGGGGCGGAATCGTACAGCAAGCCGGCCCAGCAGACCTATCGACGATCGACGCTACCGAACTACCAGTAGATAAGATCATGGCCTGGATGAAGAATGCAGGCGCCCAGATCTCGCTTGAGATTATCGGGGAAGTGTTCCCTGACCTGGCGATCGAGTGTAGCGAACTGCCTAGTACATAGGGGGTAGTCTAGGTCTAGGTAGATACGGAGAGCGCGTCTAAGTCGGCGCGCTTTTCTTTAGTGCAATCGATTGCACCAGGAGGGTGCTGTGTCCAAGTGCGATGTCATCGTCGACCTTATTAATGGTGTGTCTTGTGAGGCACCGGGGCGATGGCAAAGCCCGCAGCTGCCCGGCCCAGCAGGAGAACGCACAAGATGTAATGACCATAAACAGCCCGGTGATGAGCTAACCCAGGCTGAAAAAGACGCTGACATGGAAGCACTAGCAGGGTTGTACTAGGAGGGTGCGAATGTCTCAGATCGACGCTAAGGTTATCGCCCACAGCATTTCAGAGGCCGGCAAGCAAGTGGCCTCCATCCAGGTGACGGCTCACAGGTTTATCTTGGCCGAAATCAACACGCACCGAGTGTTGTCTCGCAATTACCGAAGTTCCCGAGCGGTTCCGACAGCCAAGCTGATCGACGAAGTTGCGACGGCTCCGGCGATGCCTGTTTATTGGGGCAAGAGCCAGCCAGGTATGCAGGCCGAAGAAGAGCTGACAGGCGTAGAGCTAGAAGCAATGAAAAGACAGTGGGGGTACGCTGCCTACGAAGCTGCTCTTAGAGCTCGGATAATGCTTGGTAGAAATGGTCACAAGCAAATCGTTAATCGCGTTCTCGAACCTTATTTATACGTCCACGGTATCATCACGTCGACGGAGTGGGATAACTTCTTCAAGCTGCGCCGAGATGCAACAGCCCAGCCAGAGTTTAAGGCCCTGGCCGATGCCATGTACGATGTACTGCAAGCAAGTCAGCCTAACTTCTTAAAAGAAGGGGCTTGGCACTTGCCTTATGTGTCTTCTGCTGATGCAGATCAGTTTGATGCTGAAATATGTCTTGGTGAGTATGAAGAGGTATTAGCGGGGCTACGAAAGATATCGACGGCGCGATGCGCTAGGGTGACGTACAAAGTTTTCGACGAAGATCGCCCGTCTAGGTTAGACGAAGATATTCAGCTTCACGACAGGCTAATGGCTCAAGGTCACTGGTCGCCTTTTGAGCATGCCTGCACGCCTGACGGGGCACTCCGTAAAGAAGGCCCAGTAAAGCCATGGTACGACTGGTATAACTCGAATGAGCACGGTAATTTTGTAGGATGGCGTCAGTACCGACGCCAAATCCCCGAAGGCTGTACGCCTTAACGCTTTTTACTTGTCTGTAGACAGGTCTAGGCTACGGTATAGGTATATCAAAGCCCAAGGAGGGGCAGGTGAAGATTAGCAACACAATGTCGAAGACCGACTGGAAGCTTCTGTCTCAGCAAAAGCTGACTTTGGTCACGCTGTTGAGCATGCCTAATCGTCTCATTGACAGTGAGAAAGAACCTCTTGAAGGGTTGCTTAATTGGATCGATAGCGTCCAGGACGCCGCCGAAGAAGACGGCTTTCCAGTTGTTTGGTTGGAGGGGTAGATGCCCAAGTATGATGTCCACCTGTATGTTCAGGTTCGTGTGAAATTCGCCGATATAGAAGGAGAGTCGCACGAAGAAGCTGTTGAGAAGGCTCTCGTGAATTATAGCCGCACAGGCATGGACAACTTCTACGCCCCCACGCCGGCTGCTTGGTCCGAAGGCGTTGTTGATATTGAAGACAGCGACAACGGCCCGATAGAGGCCCTGGTCGATGTTGTGGGCGACGAAGAATACGAAGATACCAGAAATTACTATATTCGGCACGAGTATGACGGCAGCCTGGTGTTGGTAGATATGGACAAGCGTGACTCGGAAATCGTCCAGAAACTACTAGACGAAATGAAGCCTGGAGCTATCAAAGAGCAATCACCAGAAGCCCAGAAGCTTATCCATGAAGTAGCAGAGATTACAGAGAACATGTCCGCAGACGAGCTCGACGAGCTTGAACGGACTCACGTCGTAGGAAGGGAGAAGGGCTGACCGGGTGAGTAGCAGCATCGGGTCTTTACCAGAGTGATCTGGTCGACCTTCAACAAGCCCCGATCCCTCTTCTCCGCTAGTTCAGACTAGCTCATGCAGGGCAATCAGGGCAACTGCTACAGGGCATATAGCGAGGGTCAGCGGGGAATTAGCTACCGCGCCTCGTGCTCTGCCACGGAGGGCAAAATGGCTTTGAAGAAGCTAGTTAGTTTTGGTTTTAAGCATTCTGCATCCGGGGCTGAGCCAGCCGCGCCGATAGGCTATATTGATGTTCGCCAATGGGGTCTTGCTAACCCACACAGTCACCACTTCTTGAAGAACATGACCGGCAAGGCGAAAGCTGTAGCTGAGTACATAGAGGATCACAAAGGTTTCTCGGCTGTTTGGGAGATGTATTTAGAAGTTGTTCTCGACCGAGCCCAGAAGGGCTATGAAACAGTATATGTAGGCTGTGTAGGTGGTAAGCATCGTAGTGTGTATCTAGTAGAGCGCCTGGGCAAGGAACTTGGCATCGAGGTAGAACACAGGGACATAGACAAATAGCACTGCAATCAATTGCATTAGGAGTATCGGGGCATGGCTAAGGAGTCGTATCTGGTCGATGTTGAAGCTGAGCTCGTCCACCAGACTGAGCTTGGTCCTTAACCGTATAATTATGTATTTTCCCTTGTCATAGTCAGGTCTTACGTTACGATCGTTCGGCGTCAACAAACACATAACCAGGATGGTTGGTGATGCCCTCGGAACTGAAGATGCAAGTGGAAGAGCTGGGCGCTTACCTGATCGACAATGGCAGCCAAAAAGTCTGGGTGCCAAAGGCAGCAGTAGAGTACGATGAATTAGACGGCGTGTTCACGTTGCCTCGGGCAATGGCCCAGGACAAAGGACTGATCTAATCGGTTTTACCCACGTTTAGCCGGTTGTCACACACAGGAGCTAGATATTGATGGCTGAGCCAGTAAGGCGCGATTGGTGCGAAGAACATAATCGAGGCTCGCTCGCTGCGTCGGAGGGCCTTTGTCCAGAATGCCAGCAGCGGACGATTGAGCGTCTTCGCAATGAAATTGATAGCCGCACCGAGAACGATCTCGCGACTACGCGGGTCAACACGGAGTTGATCGCCGAGCGAGACGCGCTCCAAGCACGAACGAAGGACCGCGAGGGTTTCATCCTCAACATGATCTGGAATGAGGCGGACAAGCGCGAAGCTCTTGAGAAAGAGTTGGATCAGCGCACCCGCGAGCGTGACGGAGAACGCGAGGCGCGGGAGAAGATCGAATTGGCTTACCGTAAACAAGATGCAGTGATGGGCGTCTTATTTGAGAGATTGAATAAAGCCGGCGTCGACTGCTCCGACCTGATTTCATAGATAGTAGCTGTGTGTCCTATGAAAAGGCCGGATGTTAGAGCAAAGAACGCAGCCAGCCAGAGGGCTAGAGCGGCTGCTCGGGGGTATGTGCCAAAAATAGCACTGAAGAAGGGATCGCCAGAGTATCGAGCAATGATGTCAATTGCAGTTAAGGCTAGAGACCCAGAGTACCGTGTGTCGATATCGAAAGCCTTAACCGGGGTAACAAAATCCAGTAGCCACCGCGAGGCATTGAGAGATTCCTATCGGAAGCGTTCGTTTTTGTTGTTATACGGCCGCGCAGCCACACTTAACGAAATATCACAAGTGTTGAGTGTTGATAGAAAGACGATACGAGACCGTGCTAAGCGGTATGATGTGCCTTTGCAAGAGGCAGTAGATTTCTATGCGGTTCTGAAATCCGCAAATTAGTCTTTTTATTTGCTCTTTTATCGGTGTATGTCACAATACGAAATGTCAAAACCTACTTCACCAAGAAGGCTGGGCCATGAACTTACCTGATGACGATATAGAGGTGTTGACTCTTACTATCGATCAGGCGAGGAAAGTTGACCGTGTCGGTGAACATGAATTGCTTGATCAGATTTTCGAAGCCATAGACAAGGCCCAGGCCGCTGTTTTCTCGGGAGAAAAGAAAAGGACTTATGTCCTGATCGAGATCGAAGCCTAGCTGCAATCAGTTTCACCAAGGAGGGTGTTGTGTACCAGGTTCGAGAGCGTGTTCCAGTGCTTATGGATATGACCCAGGCCCAGTCAGAGGCAGCTTACGGTCATCCGACCCCGGCTGACAATTGGATGAGGCCCATGAAGTGGGATCATTTCTCACTGCTGCCTTCTCTGGCTAGTCGGAGCTTTGTCGATCCGGGGCGAGCCCTGCTTGTCGAGGAAGCCCGTCAGATCAAGCGTACTCTCAAGGCCGCAGGCGTACCTGTGAAGGTAAGCCGGCGCCGGGCCGCGTGATGGAGAGGTTCCGTACCTGGTGGAGCAGACCGTGGCGAGTAGGGTCGCTCGACAGTGGCCTCTCGTATCACGTATGGCAGGTCAACACCATTTTCCGCGACCCTGATCCTTTGCGGCCAGGGAAGAAGATCAGCTGGCGTCACTATTGCCACGGCTTTTATATCACTCCATGACGGTAGCCTAGCTGCAATCGATTTCACCAGGAGGAGAGTGTACGATGGGACAAGTGCGAGACGTGCTTACGAGTGACGGCCCAGCCCTAACAGAATGGGTAGCTCGTAAGCTGCATAATCATAATCCAATGCGGCAGCGTTCTAAGGGCCGGGGCGAGGTCATGTCGACCAAGCTGGCCCTGGACATCGACAAGCAGACTGTCCACTACGTGAGTGCAGACGGGCAGGCTTTCGATATCACGGTAACTGCTCGGGGCCATGTCGCTGAGCTGGCCCCGGCTGAACAAGAAACCCTAGAGCTACGAAAATATAAGTACGCTGACTGGGTTAATGAACGGGCTGTAGGGTAAGCTCGAAGAGGCAGCGGGTAAACGTCCTCACCCAGCATGAGGCCCGAAAACTGCAAACGGGCGCCCGTCTTGGCGGTCGGTACGGTCGAGCAACAGTGCAAAAACGCGGGCGTGACGGTTGTAGGTGACGAGAGTGGAACCTTCGATTCACCAAGGAGGGTGATTTGGCAACGTATTTGTTTCCCCTGACTAAAGATGAGTTCGGGGCTTGGCTGAGCAAGCAAGATCCCAAGGCTATTGTTGGCACCGCCTGTGACGGTGATGACTGCCCGATAGCCAAGTGCTTACAAGCCCAGGGCCATAGACAAGCCTGGATCGGCGAGAAGGTGTACTGCCTGAGCGAGCTGGGCAGTTATTCAAATAACCTTATGCTGCCTGACTGGGCCGTGAAATTCGCCGAAGACCTGGATCTGAAGTTCATGACCAAGGACGTAACAGCGGCCCAGGCACTAGGACTGCTTTAATCGTCTTTTTATTGACCTGGGCCAGTCTGTGGGTACGATCATCGCAGTTAATTCCTTTTCACCAGGAGGGTGTCGTGAGCTTGTTTCAGATAAAGTCACGGTTTTCAGAAGAATTGCTGTTCGAGCTTGAGTGCGGCTCTATGAAACTATGTGTGCAGGCTGCTATTGGTAAAAGCGCTAACCTGTACGGCGCTGACCTGTACGGCGCTGACCTGCGCAGCGCTGACCTGCGCGGCGCTGACCTGCGCAGCGCTGACCTGTACGGCGCTGACCTTGGCGGCGCTAACCTGCGCAGCGCTGACCTTGGCGGCGCTAACCTGCGCAGCGCTAACCTGTACGGCGCTGACCTTGGCGGCGCTAACCTGCGCAGCGCTAACCTGTACGGCGCTGACCTTGGCGGCGCTAACTTCGGTGACGGGTTCACCGTAGACGGTAAGATTGGATTGATCTTTGCAGGTATGCCCAACAGCTATTCTGCTTTTGGGTATGTCGACGAAAAGACCAAACAACTTCGTGTGAAGGTGGGCTGTCAGCACAAATCGATCAATGACGGTCGTGATTATTGGTCAAGTGAAAGCCACCCCGATCTAAGCAATAGGCGTGAAGTGCTTGCCGCGCTAGATTATATCGAAGCCATTGCTAAGCTGCGTGGTTGGAGAGTCGAGTAATGACCCAGCTTTATACGCTTGTTCGACATTCGGCTTTTTCTCTGGGCCATCAGCAGTTTGAAAATGCTGTCGAGCCCAGGCCGATCGACTCTACCGCAGCCAAGAAAGTGGTAAAGCTAGGCGGTTACCTGTTCGATAATTTCGCCGCCGCTTATCAGCGTTCAGACGACGAGAACGGCGATATCGAGCCACCGAAAGTGCCAGGTGCCTTTGTCAAGAAGAGCTTCGGTGATCTGTATCTGCCAGCAGCATAGAGAGGTTTTTGATGCCAGATGAACCGGCCATGTTGTCCAGGTGGAAGCACCACAGCGGTAGAGAATACACGGTGTTGTTTCTCACCAATGAGCCAGACGGTGAGAAGTGTCCCCGGACAGTGGTGTATGAGGGCGATAACGGGAAGTTATGGTCTGGGCCGCTAAATGATTGGCATCGCAGGATGACGCTAATCGATTAGTTGCAATCAATTGCACCAATGAGGGTGTTATGTTTTATCTCGGAATTGTCTTTGTGGCCGCAGCTATTGTTGCCTTGAGTGTCGGTATAGGGTGGCTTATTCGCATAGCTTGCATTTTGCACGACGAGGTGCACGGCAAGTGATTAGCCCAGATATTCCTAATGCTATTTTCGAGGTAGCAGGTATCGGGGCGATTGCAGCCAACATTGCCCAGGTGCTTAAAGACAAGAAGGTACATGGTGTATCGCCCTGGGCAGTAGGCTTGTTCATGCTATGGGGTTGGTGGAATCTGTATTTCTACAGCGCCCTGGCCCAGGTATTCAGCTTTTATGTTTGCCTGTTAGGTTGTGTGTTATACGCTACCTATATCGGATTATTGCTCTATTACAGGGCTCGCCAGAACCAGGAGGGTTAAGGTGTCTATTTCAGAAGTCAGCTTGCTCAGGGCAAGAGAGTTTCGTCGCCGGCAGCTTAGGTCGGGAGATACTGACTGGCACGAGGTCGCCCAGACCTTAGACATTGCCCAGAGAGAAGGCTACGACAGCGGGGTTAGCTGCGGATTTCAGTGGGGTGTGGTCATCGGGACTGTTGTCTGTCTGGGCGTGTATCTGCTCTATCATTTGGTGACATAGCATGGCCAGGTACATGATATCGGGGCGATGGGCACACCTGCTGTTTACGCCTACCGAGAAAGACCCAGAGAGGGGCCTGGGCAGCATGTCCAAGCTATACACGGCTGACACGCCTCTGGACGCGGCCAGGCTGTTCTACGAGGATATGCAGGCCAGCTTCGAGGCCAAGACCACCAGGCTAAACCCCGGCAAGATGTTCGCAGCCATCGTAACCGAGTATGGTGTGCTGCCTCGAACCCCTGTCACGATACCGATAGCGGAGCTTGTTTAATGGCAACGCTATTCAAGGTAGTCTGGGCTGATAGCAAGCTAGAAGTTTCTCACTTGCAGCTTCGTGAAATCGCCCTGAATCAGAAATGGGCTCAAGGACTATTGTACTGTGATATTGACGGCTTCGCAGTAGATAAAGACGGCGTGCTTATGCTCTGTGACGACTGTGGCGTTGTCAGATATCCGCCAGAAGGCTTGTTCGAGATTATCTGGGCAAATGCAATCAATTGCACTGACTGACGCTTTTCTATTGTCACTGCCCCGGCATGATCTACGATAACCCTCGTAAACAAACCAATGAGGGTTGTAACCATGACAGCACCGAGGCCCACCTCTCTCGACACGTTCGCGGGGCAGGGCCACTTCATTCCAAACTTGCAGATCTTTGTTAAGTCTGCACGGATGCGCAAGAAAGCATTGGCGCATGTCCTATTGTCTGGGCCTCCGGGGCTGGGCAAGACCACGCTCGCAGCCATCATAGCCAATGAGCTGGGCGTGAAGATGCACAGCGTCATGGCCCCGAGCATTAAGAAGATCGATGATCTGATCTTCCAGCTGGGCAAGGTGCATGACCGTGACGTGCTGTTTATCGACGAGATCCACAGATTGCCAGCAGCTGTGTTTGAAATGCTGTTCGGGGCGATGGAGGATTTCCGGGTCGATGTAGCGCCAAGCGGCGAAGCAGGCGCCCAGGAGACCAATGTTCCACTGCCTCACTTTACCCTGATCGGAGCTACCACGAGGTCAGGCGCCCTGCCCCAGCCAATGCGTGATCGCTTTGGCATTCAATTGCAGATGCAATTGTACGAGCTCGATGACCTGTGCAAGGTCGTGGTCCATGCAGCCCATGAAATGGGCGTGGTACTGGCCCCGGATGGTGTGGTCGAGGTAGCCCGGCGAGCTCGTGGCACGCCCCGCATTGCCATCCAGCTTATCGATCGCCTGTTAGATTTCGCTATCGTGAAAGACTGGAAGATCGTGACCAGTGAGCATGTCGAGGAAACTACGACAGCCCTGGGCATCGACGGCATCGGCCTCAACGCCATGGATAGGCGCTATCTGGCTTCCATGATCGAGTATTATCGGGGTGGCCCAGTCGGGCTTGAGACCATGGCCACAGTGCTCGGTGAACACAGGGATGTGGTCGAGTACACGATCGAGCCTTATCTGGTGCTGTCAGGGCTGCTAGGACGCGGCCCAGCGGGCCGACAGGTCACAGAGCATGGTTATGCTCACATGGGCCTGCAGGCCCCGGAAAACGCAACACAGCCCACAAAGACCCGGCTAGACGATCTAGTTATGCTCGAAGCCCAGGTAGTTAAGACCACAGCCAGCATGTTGGTGTTAGATTTCCCGATGAGAAAGGGTGTCTACCTGGAGAAATCCAAGCTTAAAGATCTGAAGATCGAGGGCGGCATCGCCCAGTTTGGATTAGCCAAGCAATATGTAAAGAGCAACCAGCTGCACTAGGGGGGGTGTGATGTCTTGGATGAGGCACCCTAAGACCACGCAAGAGCGTCGTCGATGGTATGCTGATCTGGGCTTGGCTAAGCTGCGTCGAGCCAGGAGTAGCTGTGCTCTACCGGAAGCCTGGGACGATATGTTTCGGAGAGTACAGAGGTCTTGGAAAGAACAGCGGCGCTTGAAGTGGAGACGCATTAAGAAGATGTGATTTTGCAATCAATTGCAATCGCCCCGGTCTATGTTATTATAAGTAAGTAACCAAGGAGGGTGTTATGAAGAACTTGTTCAAGTTAAATTCAGTATGGGTTATAGGCTTAGGTAGCCTGGGCATGTGGTATCTGATGTTTAAGGCCGGGCAAGCTGTGTTCCAGGCCATCCACGGAGGCTGATATGAAAGTACAATGGGACGAAAACGATGTCCTGCCTGGGCGACAGGTAAGAAAGCCAGGGACGCACGAGGTCTGCATCATTGGTTTTAATCCGTGTGTGACCGCAGGCTCTTATCAGAAATGGGCTGTGATTAGCCTTGCTGATGGTATGATTATCCGCAACAATTGCACTAAGACTCAGCTTGTCGAGTACCTGAACGAGAATGTTTCGATGCCAGTTGAACTGCTTGATGAGAAGGGAAGGATCAAAGGCCACGAGCAGGAGTAAAGAATATGCCCCGATTTAATAGCCTTCAAGAAATAATAAGCCATATAGAAGGCAAGTACACTGACATGATCTATGTCGGTAAGGACTATACGATTGCTGATCTGGTCGGGGATTTGCAATCAATTGCAGCAAAGATAGGTACACCGATTGGCCATCAGGGCATTTGGCAACGTATACGCCCGACCAAGGTAGTTCCAGTATCAAGCCAGTCTGCATGGCCCAGGTACGTCCCCATTAAAGAATGACAGTATGCACGTAGGGTAGTCTATTTCCCTGTCCTGGCCCCGGCTCTCTGTTACGATCGTAACTGTTAAACAAATTCTCTCACCAAGGATGGTTGCTATGACCCACACCAGCCCAGAAGATGTTGCTCGCTACCTGGAACGCGAAGTCACGGGATTGCAAGCCCAGCTAGACAAGTGGGCAGCGGAGTTTGCCACGAACCCGGCTTATGCCCTGCGCTGGTCAGACAGCATGTTCATGATTGCGGCAGAGGTCGAGCTTAAAAGCGGCTTGGCCAAGTTTTTGAAGGGCGAAGTTGTCCCAGCCTTCAAAGGCGATCGTCTTGCTTGTGTTCGTGAAGAGCTGACCAAGGATGTCATGCGGGCTGCTCTGTATCAGAAATGGTCTTCGACATCGGTCGGGGCCAATCTCATGGAAGAATGCCAGAGAGTAGCAAAAGCCCAGCTGCTCGAACTGCTCGACCGCAAGCTTTAGCTGCAATCAGTTTCATCAAGGAAGGCTGCCATGTCTAAGAAGATGCACTACCGAGCAATGATCACCTGGTCAAATGGTCAGAAGGACATTATTGACGACAGCTGGCCGGATATGGAGTCGGCTGTCCTAGGCGTGCAGAAGTACATATCCGGCCAGGTACTGAAACTGTGCTGTACCAACCTGCAAGGAGAAATCTACACAGTGACTGGCTTAGAGGTGTTCCAGCAGGTTTAGTTTTTGCAATCAATTGCAACGGAGTGCAGTAAGATGAAATTCCTGGTCAGGGCCACTGTCGAATGTGAAATCGAGGCCGATAGCCTTGAAGCAGCTTACGACAAGATCCACGAAATGACCGTGTTCGATATGCTCGACATCAATGGTTCATATGTCTACGGCGAGCACGTCGCTGACCCAGACACAGGCAATGAGATTCCTGATCCGAAGGCGTAGTCATGGACAAGCCCAGACCTAAAAAGCCCTGGCGTGGTATACAAGAAAATAACCTTGTCTATAAGCACCCTGTCAGACAAGTCGAGGATCAAGCCCAGTATGCCCGTGAGCGTATGCTCTGGGAGACTCACTGGTCTGCAATCGCCCCGAGGAAGTAATATGGCCCACGGCATTATCAAGGTTCAGAAGCAGCGATGCTCTACCTGCATATACCGCAAGGACAGCACGCTCGACCTCGCCCAGTTAGAAGATCAAGTCAGAGACAAGCATATGGGCTTCGAAGGCTATCGCGCCTGCCACCATGCCCAAAAGGGTGATGTGTGTTGTCGAGGTTTCTGGGAAAAGCACCGTGATGAATTTGCCCTGGGCCAGATCGCCCAGAGACTGAACATGGTTGAGTTCGTAACAGTGGATGACCTGACGTGAACAACGAACGTCGTAAGCAGCTACGCGAAGCCACGCGCTTTATTGCCGAGGCCAGACAGCTACTCGAAACCGCCCAGGCAGAAGAAAGCAATGATGACGCTGTAGACTTCCTAGAGAGAGCCATCGACTCTCTTGAAGAAGCAGTTATGTCTATCGAGGATGCCAGTAAGATCGGCCAGAAGTAGAGCCCAGGCATGCTGACGATGTTTCACTTTGTCGGGTTCAGAGGTGAAGAGTATTGGTCAGCTGTAAAGGTCTGGGGCTTGCCAGATTTTTATCATCGTGTCTGGGACATGCGAGCCCAGCGAGAAATCGCCGATCATGATACAGTGGTCTTTGCCAAGTATGACCCCGATAAGCCATCACGATTTAACTACGATGACAGCAATGAAGATGACGATCCAGCAGCCCAGGAAAGGCGAGCATCATGAATGACGCCCAGGTTAAGAGAGCCCAGGAGATAGCTGTAAAGGTACAGCTACTGCATCTCGAACTGTTTGCTATGGGCTTGCCAGCAACAGCAAGGCGTATGGCCTTGGTCAATGAGAGACTGGGTTACGAGCTCGCTGAAAAAATGGCCCAGAGTGGTCTAGTAGGTAAGGAAGAAAAGAAACGCAGAGAGCGTCATGCCAAGTTCGACGAGCGTGAAGCCGATCGCTTAGCGGAGATAAGCAATGCCTAAGTTCACGTTTGCGGTCGGGGTTTGGCAAACACGTCACGTCACTGTGTTTGCAGCCAGCTACGAAACATCAGTGATGAATGCTCGCAGGGAGCTAGATAACCGAGCTCATAGATCGGGGCGAGAAGCTCCGGTTGCTTGGGATCTAACCCTGACTCATGTTGACGGCAAGCCCTGTACCAAGACCGAGTATCTAGCGCGTGTAGAGGACCAGCAATGCCCGTAGATAGCCCAGGCACTACCGACACCCTCCTGTCTAAACCATGTCTATGCAAGCTGTCTAAGCTGTCTATAGACGGGTTAGTTGTCCCGGCCTATATCCTTATCGGCCCAGGCCAGGGCTATGTTCATAGTTTCCTTGGCTATAAGCCTGTAATATCAGGGCGCGTAACCGTGTATCCTGACCCAGCCTAAAAAGCCCAGGTGTCCTGCCCAGCCCAGACACTATGAAACGCATGACCTGACCAGATAGAAGGCAGTAAGACGACATTAGACAAAAACCTTTTTGCAACCACTTGCACTGGCCCAGCCCAGCCCAGATTATATGAACTGATGTTATGGACCTGGCCCCGGAAGCTATCCGATCAAGAAGGGTATAAGCACCTATAAGCCCTACTTCCAGATAAGGAAGAAGGATTATGTAAGGAAGGATAGCTGCGTACTAGCTTAGTAGGGAGTAGCTGTATCCCGCTTCCTGTAGCCAAGAACCGCCCAGCCCGCCTCTTGTTATGCTGGAGCTCGCCGATTTCCCGCCGGCGCTTTAGACATAAGCCATCCAACACCCTTGTAAGCCGCAGAAGATAAGGGTTTTTCACATGTTTGAAGACCCTGCAGATTTCTGCATGACGCATGCATGTAGGCGATCACACTGCAATTGATTGCAGCAGCTCGGTGATAGGACGCTCCTCGATCATCGTACCAGACTGAAAGCCGCTGCCGAAAGCTGCACCTATGCCTTGCAGAATTCTGCACATGACTAAACAACATGACTCTTGGTGTCGGGGCGCGCTATAGTTTTACTGCAATCAATTGCACCAAGGAGGGTGGTCATGTCCAGCTTTGATAGCTTGTACGAGGTCCAGCAGAAGTTCGAAGATCAGATCGAGGTATGTCTGACCGTGACCGAGGGTATGACCAGATGGCAAGCCCATCGGGTATGTGCCTGGGTGGTTGACCATTATGGTGATCTTGATGGGAAGTTTAACCCGAAGCTCCTGGGCGCCTATGTGACAGCCTGGCGCGAGCATGACGGTTATGCCCATGCCAGACTGGCGTGCCCCGAGATCGCCCCGGTCGCCAGCATGAACAACCAAGACCCCGGAGACCAGTGGTATAGGGCGTAGTTACTGCAATCAATTGCAACAAGGAGGTTGCTATGAAAACCGGATGGTATGTGCTGCTCCGAGAGCAAGAAGATGACTTCACGGCCTTGTCTGGGTGCTGGTCGAGCCGTGACATGGCCAGCGAGGAGAAGCGCCAGTACGATCTCGAAAGTCGTCGCAATATGATCGTTCGACGCTGGGACGGGGCAGGCTGGGTGACTGAGTAGCATGCCCAGGGCATGATCGGTTAGCATGCTCCGCATGACAAACTAACAGTTCTCTGCCCCGAGCTTTCAGGTACGATAGTAAGGGTCAAAACAAACACACACCACGGAGGGTGCTATGACTGCCAACCAAGCTCAGACCAAGATGTACGCGACACAGGCCATTGCTCTGGGCCAGATGACCAAGCTCACCAAGAAGACCGGCCTGATGCACGAAGTCGTGATGGGCACCCAGGTAGACGGAGCCAACTGGGAGGTTCGCCCCGTGTGCGAGAAAGCCCACAACATCGGCCGAGCCCAGCTGCTTATGTCAGAGCCAGTGCAATCGATTGCACCAGCCTTCGAGTCGACAGAGCCACACCTGCAGTATGGCCCAGCCCAGCCCAGCCCAAGTCAGAGCAGCCGTGACAGGATGATCCAAGTCACCGGCACCGTGGTCAAGAACCTGACCAAAATGGTGGTTGTGGACTTCAGTGACAGAAAGGGTGTCTATCTGGAGCACCGCCTGATCGATGAGATCTGGGCGCCCTCCTGGCAGCCCAGTGAGCAGGTGTCATTCAAGCTCAAAGCTAAGTATGTCAAGTCCAATGGCCTCGTGAGCTTCCTGGCCGCATAAGCCCAGATAAGTCACAAGCATAAAGGCAAGGCCCAGCATGGAGGACTGGGCCATTTGCCATGTTTAGTCACCATGCTTGTTAGGCTGTTATGACACGGCCCAGAAAGCCCAGTTTGGGTCCGATCGTACACGTACGTAGTAGACCGACCAGGGCACCCTGATATAGCCTATCCACCATGTCATGTAAGTATGTCACTCATGTCATGGTAGCTATATACAGGCCCAGGCCCTCAGATAGACTCGTAACTGTCACCAATCACCCAGCCCAGGAGCCCAGCCATGACCAAGAATAAAGCCCCGATCCTGACCCCGGCCCAGGCAGAAGTTATCACTTACCTGCTCAAGGTAGGCATCAACAGTGACCAGGCTTGCCTCACTCCCTGCCAGCGCCAGCTCGCCATACAAGCACTAGAGGCTGTCGAGTACGCCTCTGACAGCAAGTCCGACGCTTGGTCGCCCACCCACTCAAGCATATAAGACGAAGACGAAAGCACATAATCATAAGTAAAGCCCAGGCACCCCGCCTACGTATAAGCCATGCAATTTCGATCACTGCCTGACGCAAGGAGATCCGCTATGTCGGGCGTACCGGCGGTTTTGTACCCGGTTTTAGACACCCCCAAAATTTTCGGATTTTTCGCCTAACTTTTTTGAAGACAATTTTTATGCGGAGACTAATGCCTGTATTATCCGCACTATCGCGTACCTGAGATACGAGATAGTCAGGACAGCACCCACGCCATATTCGCTTTTTACTTTGTTTTATAGCGGCCTCTGCTACCATCGCCTTATGTAAATACCCACCAGGAGGGTGTAGTGCCTCTATACAGCATAGACATTAAGGTAGCTGCTACGGCCTATATAAAGGCCGACAGCAAGAAAGCGGCTCTTAAAAAAGCTAAGTGGCTGCGCCTACTGGCCCTAGAGCTTAAACCAGACGATAATCAGGAAGTGCCCATTTGCGGCCTAAAGTTCGATGACCACGACCTTCCCGAAGTGTCTCTGTCTCCCGCCATGACCTTGCATGGTCCCTTTAGGGGTAGCACCATCGAGCTGGTCGAGGACTAACCGCTGCAATTCATTGCACTAAGCCGTAGCTTAACCAGGAGGGTATAGATGACAACCCCAGACGCGACCCGCGCCGCACCTGACGCGAGCGACCGTGACAAGGCGTTTTCGGTTGCTGTCGAGTTGGAGCGGTTAGGGCGGCATTATAGCGATGGTGAGGATATTTCGGTAATCGAGATTAGAATCGGACGCCTGATAACCGTACTCGAATCCACCCTCGCCTCCGTCCGCACCACCTCCTATCGCGATGGCTACGACGCGGCGATCAAGACGCTGCGGGAGCGAGGCTGGCCGTCTGCCGCTGACTGCCTCGAAAGAAACCGCGACCACCAGGAGGGTAATTAAGATGCTGTCAGTTTACAAATACCAAGTGCCCCTCGCAGACACTTTTTCGCTGGCCCTACCGCAGGGAGCTATCCCATTTTGCATGAAGGAGCAAAGGGGCTTGCTGATGCTGTGGTGCTTGGTAGATCCTGATATGCCAGGCTGGTGTAGAGCCTTTCGCCTTTCTGGCACTGGCCACACTATCGAGCAATCAGCCGACCAGCTAAAATACATAGACAGCGTGTCGCTGAACAATGGAGAGCTGGTGTTTCATCTGTTCGAGATCGTAGCATGACCGAAGTCGTGTACATCCGAGGCCCTAAGAGCAATGCCCAGTTCGATGGGTTTGCTAAAGGCTGGTACTGGCTAGATGACGGGCATCCAACGGGGCCGTACCCCAACAAGCAAATCGCCGAAGACAAGGAGTTCTTGTACCGCAATCACTATGAGTGTAGCTGCGGCGAGACCTGGGCAGATGAGTGGTATTGTGGCTGCGACGACGAGTGCCCCGAGTGCGGCCTAGACATTTCTCCGCACCAGTCAGATAATTTGTTTTAGGCCCGTAGTTCAGTTGGTTAGAACTCGCCGCTCATAACGGCGCTGTCGCAGGTTCGAGTCCTGCCGGGCCTACCAAACCAAGGAGGGTAAAGACATGGGGGATGGACTTAAGAGAGCTTCGATAATAGCAAAGGTAATATCAAAGCTACCTGTGACGAGTGTGGCTTTACAGAGTTTTTTCACATAAGCATGTTTAATGATGTTTTTGCCACCGATAATTTAATCGGGGCGGTTATGAATAAGTCCGGTTGGACGAACTGGACATTGAACCCTCGTGACCTATGCCCTTCCTGTAATGAAGCTACCTGGGCCAGTCCTAAACATGGCCCCTATGGTAAGTTTAAGGACACGAGTGATTTTGGTAAGCTTTATGGAGTAAGCCTAGCAGAAAGTTTTGGGTTGTTCGATGAATTTTGGAAAAGTGGTGTGTTAGACAAAGCCAAACAGGCTTGTGAGAAGAAGCTGTTCAAAACACCTTTGTCAGATCTTCTGAACAAAACAGTTAAAAAGGGGTAATCGGTCTTTTCGATTATTCGTTGATTTATTGAGTCTTTTCAGTCGCTTGGTACGGTTTTAAGTACCATTTTGCCATTCGTGGTATGAAATTAAGACCAGAGCACAAGATGTTGTGTGCAATCGATTGCACCTGATGCTATGTGTTCTGGCCATGACAACGGATTGTCGTGGGCAAGAGGCCCTGATAAAGCAAATAACGGGCATGCGCCCTTATCTGGTGGTGTATGGCCGGCGTCTGACAGGTAATCATGACCGGGCCGAAGACCTGGCCCAGGATACGATGCTTCGCGGTATTCAGAAGCTGGACATGTTTGTTGAAGGCACCAACCTGAAGTCCTGGCTGGGCAAGATGATGACCAATCTGCACATCGATTATGTGCGGGCCAGGAAGAACCAACCTCATGCCGACATCGAAGAGCTATCGGAAGAGTCACTGGTCGAAGAACCCAATCAGGACAAGTCGTCTCTGGTTCGCGATATAGAGAAGGTGTTGGCTCGACTACCGGCGTTCCACGGCAAATGCTTTCGGCTTCACGCTGAAGGCTACACGCATAGCGAAATCGCCCACATGTTGCAGGTTAGGGTATCGATCGTGCGCCAGCGTGTGCATGAGGCGGTTCTAGCGGTCCAGCACGAGCTAGGCAAGGGCAGCTTTAGCCCGAAGCCGGCTTATCATCGCCCCCAGGGCTATTTCTCTCAGAGAATGGCTATCCGTGAGCGTAAAGAGAGTTTGGGAAAACTGGTCCTGGTAAAGGTATCGGGGCAGTTTCGGCTTATGCGCGTTGCTGCTGAGAAGGTCGCCGCCTGATGCCTGATCTAAAAGACATGGTGTTCGATCTTATCGCCGAAGCCACAGTCGAAGTGGTCGACGAAAAACAGGTAAAGCTTACCCTCGATCTTCCTCAAGTTATTGCAATCGCCCAGGAAGCTGGAATGCCTTTAGACCAGATCGGGGCTTTGTTGGACATTGATATAGAAGTAGGGGACGACAATGGGGAAGCGTAAACGCGCCGAACAAGAGCAAGAGCAGGAAGAATTCCAGGGCTTCGACACCCCAGAGCCTACTAATGACGAAGTGCTCAAAGCCAAATGGGTATCTCTTCATGGAGAACTGCGCCGGTCTTACCTGTACAGCAACGGCATGCAGTTTGTTATCGAAATGCCTATTTCGATGAGCATGGTGAACGAGCACCGTATGATTATCGTGGATGCTCGGGGCTCCAGCCATATCTTGCCGAGGCAGTATTTCCACCTGACCATTGAAACCTTGCCCGGAGTTCTAACCAGTGAGTGACGACGCTCCCACAGAGGGGTTTGTCGAACAAACAACCCCCATGCAGTTTCAAGATCTGCAGGAGGAAAGTCGGGGCTACTATTACGGGGAAAACCTGGCCCAGGGCTACGTTGTGAGAATGCCTATCAAGCTCGCCAAGCACGTTACCGGGGGCCATGTCATCGTTGATGCTCTGGGGTTTGTCCACGTCTTAGAGCCTGGCTGGCGAGCGGTAAGATCCAAGCCGCTGCAGTAATGCAATCGATTGCACCACGGAGGGTGTTATGGAATTTCAGGGTGAAGCGCTTCGTCTCGGCCCCGATGATATTTCGGCTGTCGCGGCCGAGCCCGGCGTTGGCCTTGAACCTGCCCTTATCCATGCTGTGTGCGACGTAGAGTCTGGCGGCTCAGGCTTTATCGCCCCTCCGGACAACCGCCCGATCATCCTTGGCGAGTCTCATGCTTTTCATACTGATACTTACGGCAAATGGGACGGCAGTCATCCTGGTATCTCTACGTCGAGCTGGGTGCGCAATTACGGCCCCGGCGGTGCCCACCAGTACGATCGACTGTCCGAGATGGTGTCGCTAGACCGTCAGGCTGGCCTGCGCTCCTGCAGCTGGGGCCGCTTTCAGATCATGGGATCCAATTTCTATATGTGCGGCTACAACGATGTCGAAACCTTCGTTGCTGCTATGGAGGCCAGCGAGAGGGCGCACCTCGATGCCTTTATCAAGTTCTGCCAGAAGTCTGGGGCTTTGCCTCGTCTAAAGGCTCACGACTTCGCCGGCTTCGCTCGTATTTACAATGGCCCCGGTTACGCCGAAAACGGCTACGACGTAAAGCTGGCAGCAGCCTATCGCAAGTGGGTTACCCAGCCTGAAGCCCAGCCCGGTAACACGGCACCGCGCACGCTGCCAGAACACTACCATGCAGTGTTGTTTATGGGCATGCCTGGACCGAATGCAGAAGTCGCCCAGGTCCAGACCTTCCTGCACGCCAACGACAACCGCATCGTAGTCGATGGGCTTTTCGGAGCCCAGACTCAGAGCGAAGTCGAAGCAATACAACAAGCTCACGGCCTCGGTGTAGACGGTATTATCGGCCCAGCCACCAGGCCGTTTGTTGGGCTCGCAGCCTGATGCCAATCCTCATTATGTGGGGTGTGATTACGGCTACGGCATTTGTGCTGATGCTCGTCGTCACGGCGATGTGGCCGACCACGGAGGGGCAGAATGTGGGTCATCCTGTTTACCTTTCTGGCGACGGCTTCCATTAACCCGCTCAAGTCACCGTCGTACATGTTTCAGTGCAAGACCGAACGTTGTGTGGCCCGGATGGAAGAACAGGGTATGGCAGATCCCAAGGTAATCAGGATCAGGGTGTATCCACCGAAGACGTATTGGTCTTTCCCAGAAATAGGAACAACCACTGACCCGATCAGGGATCATTGGAAGCAGTAACACCAGGAGGGTGCTTTGACGACCAAGGTGGTTATCAAGAACGAGGAGGGCCACGGAGAGCGGGTCCTTGTCCAGACCGAGTATCGCGGTAAAGGAGACGTAGGCTGGAGGCGGCTTTCCACTGAGAACATCCTACTGGCACCGGGGCAATCCCATGAGACTCATGTCTGGTTTGGAAAGCGCCTCGTCGTGGTCGAAGTCTCTCCCAAGGAAGAGCATGACGGATGAGGTACGTTGCACTCAGCCTACTCGTCCTGATGACCAGCTGCACGAGCCTGATAGCCGACCCGAGCGATGGAAGTACGATGGCGAAGTGCCACGTCGGGGCATTTGTTAGCTTTTGCAAAGTGCGCAAGGACGCTGGCGAAGAGATCGTGACTGGCACCGGAGTTGTGCCTACGGTCAATTCCAGCGCGGGTATCGTCACCGAGGGCGGTGTTCTCGGCCATGGGTTGGTGAAGTAGTGTCGGTTCTCTACACAGGCAATGCCTCAAAGGTCGTGTATCAGCCCCGTCAGGTGATCCTTTGCGATCCGCCCTGGCGCTTTACCGTCTATAAGGAAGGCTCTCCTAAGCTGCCCCAGGCCCAGTACAAGTGCATGAGCCTAGAAGACCTGATCGAGTACCGGGGCATGTTCGAACACCTGCTCGCCGACGACTGCGTGCTGGTAATGTGGACGACCTGGCCGATGCTGGCAGCAGGGCAGGCACACAAGGTTATGGAAGGCTGGGGCTTTACTCCGAAGACAGGCGGCTCCTGGCAGAAGACGACCAAGCACGGCAAGATGGGCTTTGGCACGGGCTATATCTATCGAGGCTCGACCGAGCCTTGGTTGCTGGGCACACGGGGCCACCCCAAGGTAAAGTCCAAGTCGGTACGCAATGGCATTATTGCCCCGTTGCGAGAGCATTCGCGCAAACCCGACCAGATGCACCAAGATCTTGAGAAGTTGTTTGCTGGGCCGTTTATGGAGCTATTTGCTAGATCGTACAGGCCGGGGTGGCTTTGTATAGGTGACGAAGTGGGTAAATTCCCCATGGCAGCTTAATTCTCTTTGACCAAGCTTCGGCCTATCTTATTATTCACCCACGAACCACGGATGGTCGACTATGGATATGATTGAAGCTTATGACGGACGCAGAATCACCATAGGTGCTGCTCGTCCTTCCGGTGAAATCGAACTCGTCATCGAAGGTGTGTTGGAGAAGTCCAACAGCATTATTTCGCGCGAAAGCGCCGAGAAGATGTTCAATGCCCTGGCCGATCGCCTCGGCTACGAAATCGAAAAGCAGTAGACCAATGATCTGGGTGTGGCTCTCGCTTGCTTTTATAGCAGGCGCTATCAGCTTGTTGGCTATCGCCGCTGTCTTCTCTCCGAAGAAGGCCGCTGTACCGGCAGCATTGATAGAGCCAACCGCACCAGTATCAGCCGAGCTAAATTGCCTGGGCTGTAATTACGCCAAGCCCGGCGAGAGCACGCCCGGTTTTCCGGAAGCTGCCCAGGCTTGCTATTTTTGTGTTCGTAACAAAGACAGAGAGAACTGGCAGGGCTGGGCACTACGAGCCAACGGCGACCGCTTGTTGAGCTGGGGTAACGGCGCCCCGGCTGTCAGCTATCCGATGGACGCCTATCACTCAGTAGACATGGCCAAGCAGTATGCCCAGGAGCTTGACTGGGATCGGGGCTATTTCAACGAGCGCATCACGCGGCTGTCCAACGCCCTGCGTATCGCCAAAGCCACAGGGTATCGTCGCTACTTCTGACCATGGAGGGTCTGATGACAGGTTTTGCCAACCATCCCGAGTTCGAGCTCAAGATCTTAGATCCGCGTGTCGGCCGCGAGTGGAGCTTCGATTTCCAGACCAAAGGAGCTGCCGGTATAGACCTGTTGGCTTGTCTCGATACCGAAATGATCATGTGGCCCAAGGAGCGCTACAAGTTCGACGCCGGCATTGCCCTGCACATGAAAAACTCAGACTACGCCATGGTGATCTTGCCCAGATCGAGCATGGGTACGAAAGGATTGGTGCTACAGCACACGCTCGGTCTGGTCGACTCTGACTATCAAGGCCAGATCATAATGCCGATGATGAATATCGGCGACGAGGCCATCGGCATTAGGCCGGGCGACCGCATTGCCCAGGCTATTTTTATCCCCGTCATTCATCCTATCTTTCGGGTTGTGGGTAACTTCTCTGAGCAGTCGGAAAGAGGCGAGGGTGGCCGTGGCTCGACTGGCACAAATGCTGCAATCGATTGCAGGAAGCGCGCATGAGCGAGCGCTGGGACCGCCACTACCTGGAGCGGGCGTTGAAGTGTTCGGAGATGTCCAAAGACCCGAACACCAGGGTAGGAGCTGTCATCATCGCGCCAGGGCGAGAGCCGGTCTCTGATGGCTTTAACGGACTGCCGCGAGGCATTGCAGACACACCAGAGCGTCTCAATGACTGGGAACTAAAGCTCCAGCTGATAGTTCACGCCGAGGTTAATGCTGTCATTAACGCTTCACGCATGGGCCGTGGAGTGATGGGTTGTACGCTCTATCTGGCAGCTACCGACGACACAGGGCTGGTATGGGGAGGTTGCCCTTGCACCCGCTGTACGGCCACGTTAATTCAAGCCGGCATCGCAGAGATTGTCGCCTACTCCCCTAAGCCTAACTGGAGCAAACGGCATGAAGATCTAGAGTTTGCGCGGAGGTTGGTAAACGAAGCTCATATCCTATATCGTGAGTTGTGTCCTTGACCGGACGGAGAATGTCTGTCTTAGTTAATTAATCTTGACTATCTCCCGTATTATCCTTTCCTCACTAAGACATACCTGTTACACACGGCCTCTATTCTAAGTACCTTGTAAGTATCTTGGAAAGTGGACGAGTAATGTAACTGGCAATGCCCAGAATTGTAGGGATACCCCTCATAGTATCTGCCTTACAATTTTTGTTTTAGAGGCATCTAATGTTTGAGGTTATGGATATGCTCCCCCTTGATGAAGCTCATCAAGAGACGATTGCTCTCGAAGAATCTGCTGCAGCAGTGTTGAGGGCTATCCAACGCGGTGTTAGTCGGACGCATATCATGCCTTCGGCTCTGATCATGATCGGTCTCCATCTGATGGAGTCTGTCGTATCTCGACGTAGTATTGGTATTTGGTTGAGGGAACTGTCTGACCGATATTTGCAGTTAGGTCACTAGTTTTTACTCCACTTTTCCGTATGATTTTTCACTAAAACATAATCATAAAATAGTTGTTGCAATCACCTAAGCAGGTGCTAAATATCTGACTCTGGGAGTCAGCGCATACAGAAAGAAGGTACTAGAGTGTACCGTATAAATCGGTACGGCTTGACAGTCGTATTGTCGTCTGTTGCCGGATTGAATGAAGTTTGGCTAATCGCGCCAGCAGGTCATTTCCTAATATGTCTTCGCCATATACCTCTTTTTTTAACATTATTCTTAATGTCGTCGGGCATTATCTTTGTCACTGTAGACGCAGCCTATGAGGCTATATTTTCGGAAGACCGAAAAATACAATCGGTTTCCAGTGTTTCTAAGCCCAAGCCAAAGATAACTGTTCCGCCCAAGGAGTGGCTGACACTGCGAGAGGTGGCAGAGCTCATGCAGTGTTCAGAACGCATGATGCAGGCCCTGGCCCAGGACGGTAAATTCCCCGCAAAGAAGGTCGGAAAACGGATGTGGCGTGTGCTAACGTCCGACTTTGATCGATACACGAGGGGCGAATGGAACGCGGAGCCGTCTACAGCCGCCTCGACACTATCAAGCTCTGGTGCTGGTACTACGACGAAAACGGAAAGCGAGTACGCTGCTCTACTGGCCAAGAAACCGAGAGGGAAGCCAAAGCTTTCCTTGCCAGTAAGCTCGCAAACGTAGCCAGGATCGTCGCTAACCCGAACCGTATTTCTTACAAAGAAGCCTCGGTCGAGTTCCTCAATCATATTGGTGTGCCAAACACCAAGAAGATGTACCGCACGGCTGCCCGCACGCTAGACGCTTACATGTCCAAGCTCTATCTCGATGAAGAAGAGGACGTGCTCACAGCCCTGAGAAAGTATGTCAGGGACAGGAGATTAGAAGGTGTTACCGACTACACGATCATGTGTTACCTGGCGTATATCGCTTCTCTCTATAAGCACTTCGGGATAGACCTAAATCCTGTAAAGCGTCTGCAGAAAGTGCAGCAGCTGAATGCTAGGTCGCCAGGTGTGATGCGGATCTTGACCGTGAAGAACGAGGAACAGCTGCTGAGCCGCATGACCGACCCGGTGCTGCGATCGATGGTGGTCTTCGCCGTCGAGACGGGTCTGCGCCTGAGAGAGCAGCTTTTGTTGATGCCCGACCAGGTGGACCTTGACCGCAACGAGATTGTGTTGCGGCAGCATCAGACCAAAACCCAGCGCGGCCGAGTGGTGCCCCTCAGTCGTCGAGCCCTGGAAGCCTACACGGGTATCAGAGAGGCCAGGCCCTCCGACGCCTGGTGCTTTCCGCAGCGCAACGGTAAGCCCTATGTCGATTGCCCCACCGAGTGGGAGAAGGTGCGTGCCACTCTCTCATTGCGGCCCCGGTGGCACGATTTGCGACATACCTTTGCCACGAGGTTTCTGACCGCGACCGGGGACATCTACGCGCTCTCCCGTTTGCTTGGTCATTCGCAAATCACTATGACGACGCGCTACTTGCATCTGGTGACCGGAGACCTCCACGCCCGCATGGAGCAGTTCTCTTTGGCGAGTTACCGATCATGA